ATCCTGTCGGAAGACGAGATCAAATCGATCCTTTCGACGGGCGTTCTCCCGGAAAAGAAACCGACGACAAAACTGCAGGGCATGAAAACGGAGTCCTGGTATCTCATGAAAGATGAAACGGACCAGTCGACTTATGTTTTCAAGCTGAGGGACCATTCTCCCGGATACATTTGGCAGCAGCTCGCATACGTCCGCATCCCGGACGGAACGTCGTGGAAAAAGAATCCCGATCTGACCGCGCTGCTGAACATGCCGCCGGCGATCGACGGCCTGAAATCCATCACCATATCGGGTTCGGGCGTTCCGAACCTCGCGGAAGGAAAGATGAAGGAAGTCGCAGCAGCCCAGAATGACCTGAAAGCGTACTACCCCGCCGCTGCGAAGGCCGGAGACTTCACTTTCTTCTCCCAGGGAAAGTCTCCGGTACAGCCCAATGGAAGATCTTTCAAAAAGGAAATGCTTCAGGCCGGGTGCGACTATTTCGACGGCGTGGACGCGTATCCCGGCGAAGGCGACTACCTGCTGCTGAGCCTCAACAAGCGCTGCGCGGCGATCCCCGACGACAAGATCGAATCCCTGTGCAAGGACCCCGCGAAACTCGTGGGCGACTACTGCGGCGTCCCGATGGACATCACCGCCGCCGAACAGCCGATGGTCCTGCTGGAAACATCCGCGAAAAAGCTCTTCCTGATCGTCGGGCTCGATATTTCGCCCCGAGGGAAGACTACATATCTGGAAATCCCGCGCGGCGGCATTTCGAAGGAACAGGCGAACGCGATCCGCGAATACCGGACGCTTCAGAAAAAGAAAATGAACGCCGATATGACGATGCGTCAGATGATTCAGGAATCGGACAGGAAGGAAGCCGAGCGAAAACAAGCGGAAGAACAGGCCAGACAGGATGCGCTGGACAAGAGGATCGAGGACGTGAAACAGCAATCCGCCGGCGAAACGTTCCCGAATACGCAGGAGGAAATCAATCTGGTGTACGATCTGATCGGAAGCGCGAGATATGATGAACTGATTGAACTGTGCGAGGGAAAGAATCTTGATTTCAATAAGATTGCAATTAATCCGCGAAGTGGGATGAAATATCCATTGCTCTATCCCGCGATAGCTGCTGCAGACAGAGACAGATTCGATGAAGATCTTGTTAAAAGGTTGAACATAATTTCTAAATTCTTGTTAAAAAATGGAGGGGCAGCTGTGCTCCATACAGAGTGGGGGTGGAGTTGTGCACGTGAAGCGGCATACCATAACAACAAGGAAGTATTCGATCTTCTTCTTGAAAATGGTTATGATCTTAATCAGAAAGACCCAGAAGGAAAAACTCTTTTAGATCACATTCTTCAATATAATCGTACCATTGATCCTGAAATCATGAATAAGATTATTGCCGGGACCCAGCCATCTTTGTTCTCAATGGTTAAAAACGACGATGTCGCCGGTCTGAAAAAAGCCCTGGAAGACAAAGATAATCTTGCAAATATCAATAAGCCGGAAAGCGACGGAAAGACATTGTTGGAACATGCGATAAAACTGGAACCGGATCAGAATTCAAATCCGGAAATCGTCAGGACATTGCTTGCCGCCGGCGCTGAATTTAGAGCAGGCTTGATCGGAAACATCATTTTGAATCAAAAGAACGATCTCCTTCCTGTTATGTGGGAGTTCCACGATCGCCTGTCCGAGGATGACTGGAACCAGTGTTTTGACCAGGCTGTTTCATATAAAAACTCCGGTGCCTTTCGGTTTTTCCTGGAACAAGGGCTTGACCCGGAGAAGAAACTGAGCTCTGGCCGCAGTCCCTTGACGAGCGCATACCGAGCCGGCACGAAGGAAATGGTCGATCTTCTGGCTGCGCGCGGCTTCAAAATCTCATTCGGGGTTGCGGTCAGAAGCAACGATCTTGATCTGGTGAAAGAGTATCTTGCCTCCGGAGTTGACGTCAATGCGGATGACGATGCTGCCAATGGCAAGCCGATTTCGCTTGCCGTGTTTGAAAATCATCTGGAAATGGCGGAACTGCTGATTGAACATGGAGCAAGCGTTTCGCCGGACTATTATCGGCGCGAAGGAAAGAGCTATCCTCTGCGAACCTCGGCGACACTCCGCGATCATGCAAAAATGACGGAACTTCTATTGCAGCACGGTTTTGTGCCGGATTTCCCCGAATCCCCCGGAGATACGAAAAATGCGGACAAATCGTCTGCCCTGTATATGGCTTTGTCCTGCGGAGAATATGAGTCGGCGAAAGTCCTGCTGAAATACGGCGCCCGTACGGATGTTACGGTGCAAAGGAGATCCCGTGACTCGAAACAAAAGGACCCTGTACTGATCGATGTCGGATTGGAAGAAATATTCAAGAACAATTCCAGGGCTTTGGAGGTCCTCCGGTCAGGAAAAAGCTTCTTTGACTTCCGCTGACGATCCCGAACCGCCCTCGCCACCCCCAGCCGACTAACCCCGACACCACCAAACTTCTCCTGCTCACCCGCTGACTTCCTTCCCGGAGCCTGCCGGGATGAGTCTTCGTGACGACCAGTTACAGGAGTTCCGAGTTGAGGCGTGACAACTGGCAGAGATGCCCGGTTGGCTCCGCTCCCTGCCGCCCGTGACAGGACGGCGGGGGACGAGCTACGGTTGAGTGGATGGATTATTGCTCCGTGGTTTGAGCGGACGTTTTCCCTCGGAAGCCAATATCAGCGGCGAAGCTTCTTCTGCAGTTCCTGAAGCGCCTCAATCTTCTGTTCGGCACGTTCCCGATGTCGCCCGCCTCCGCCGTGATCCACAGGTCTCCCGAACGCGTCAGGCAGGCTCCCGTCAGGAACTTCGTCGGCGATGCCGGAAGCTCCTTCGGCAATGCCGCTTGAACGCGCAGAGGAAGAAGCGAGAGCAACAGCACGAGGCAGAGGAAAAGGAGATGAAAGAACTGGCGGGGCATGGAACATTGGGGGGGGCTATAGTATTTTTCATTAAGGTATTATTCTTGATTAGGAGAATATAAAAAAGACCTTTCGTATTGTGGTCCAGAATTGATTTTAGGAATACTCTTTTCAAAATGCAACTCAATCCCTAAACGCTCCTGTGTCCATTTTTGAAGATCAGAAAATAATTTTTTTACACCTTCTTCCCCACCGATAAAAGAATCTGGATAATTTGGAGGTGAAGAAAAGACAGTAGGCTCTTCCAAGTACGTCCGATAAGGAAGAAAGAAAGGATCTTCATGGAACTTATAAAAAAGAATGCGCAAGATTTTGAATCGAGGGGATGAATCTGTATAGAATGTTGGCTCTCCAGTATTTTCTGGGAATCTTGATACAATTGCAGAAAGAGACTCTCTCGTATCTAAAATAGAAAGAATATTTGCGTATTCATAGAAATCGGTTCCTTTTGAATTATAAAAGAAATCCAGCAATAACGCAAAAGATTCATTGTCACCAAACAATGCACAAAAAAGAAGCTCTTTATTTCTATCAGAAATGCTTTTTCTATCGTTTTTTTCTTCTAATTGTTTTATTTTCTCTTTTGATTCTTTTACTAACTCGTTAAAAAAATCCCGATTGTTTTGTTTTGCAAGAGCAGAGAATGGAATACGACGAATAAGGTCTCGATTAATTTGAGGATTATTTTTAATTGAGTAAATAATACTTTCAATATTATTATCCACAAAATCGGCTGAAACATAATCCATAAAAATAACAAAACAGGATTCAAAAAAGAAATTTGAATTAAGCATTTGTAAAACGACACGACAGAAATCGTCATCAGATGTTCTTGTGTACGAATATTGAATGCGAACGACAATTAACAACAACATTTCAATCTGAGAAACGGTTATTTCTTTTGTGTGAAGCATTGTATAGTATTTTTGATATCGTTGAATCATTTCTCTTTCATAAAAAGTTTTTCTTTCTATTTTATTTATATAATCATCAAATATCTTCTCCTTTTTTTGAAGATATCTACAGATCACATCAATATCTTTTTTTAATGATTCAATCTGTATTTTGTCAATTGACGTATTTTTATTATATTCAGAGGAATATGCAAAAAAACAACATGTAACACAAAAAGCAAACAGAATACATTTAAGACAAATAGTTTGCATAGTTGTCTCCTAATTTGATGTTGGTGAGGGATTCGGCCAGTTCTTCCCATTGGTCATTGTTCAGCGAAGTGCCCGCCGATCTATTGCTGTCGGCGTTCGTTGCCTCGGTCACCGTCATTTCCGCATTCTCCAGCTCCTCCAGCGAGTATTGCGGCACCGTTCTCCGTTCCTTTTTCCCATCTGTGTTCCAATGCGTGAACGCCAGCACAAGAACAAAGGCGAGAAGGCAAAGTCCGCAGAGGATCGCGGTGATGATGATGCCTGTTTTATGTTTCATGTTATTTTCTCCTATGGAATTGGTGTTGCTGATTCCGGTTCAGTTTCTTTCGCTGTGTTGCTGATGGAGGGTTTGAGGAATCACAACTTTATTATACCACGCCCCAAGCAAATAATCAAGCGGAAAATACCGAAAATGTCGAGAATCATTTACCGAACATCCGCCGACTTCCTGCCCGGAGCCTGCCGGACAGGGGAGAGGACTAATTGATGCAGACCGGGATCATTCCACACCGAGGCGTTTGAGGGCAGTTTCAGATTCGATATCGCCCGGTTCCGATTCCCGTTCATCCTCGGTTCTTTTGAGCTCAAACGGCACGGGATGCTGTTCCGCGACGAGTTTTTCGGCTTCCTCCATACTGATCGTTCCGACACCGCCGTCCGCGTACAGCACGCGCGCCGTGAGGTGGTATTTCTTCCCGGTGTACGAATCCCGCGCCATGAAGAGCTTCACCCTGAAATCGGTCTCCATGTGGAAATCCGGACTGTCCATGACGATCGGGATCCGGTGCTGCGGATCCTCGGGCTGAAGCAGGACCGAAGCGGGCACGGGGAACACCAGATAGGGGCGCTTGCTGTACGGACAGCAAAGATCTTTTTCGATTAAGAACTCCCGGCGCAGGGCCTCCCGGATCAGATCGGCGACCGTCATATCCGGCGTGATCTCGGGCGGAGTCTCATTTACTTCCTGCCAGATTTCCGGTTCCTCGTCGGGCCGTGCCATGCAGTGCAGGATCTCGCCGATGTGGCCGCCGAGGGTCGCCGTGCATCTCGTGGCGTAGAGGTGCGCATGGAACGCGTGATGCTGATACGGCTCGATGAAAATGTAGCCCCCGACGAATCCGAGCAGGATTACCAGCAAGATGAGTAAAACGTTTTTCATTTCCTGTCGTCCTTTTTATCGGGTCCGGCAAGCCCGGTTTCAAAAACGATCTCGAGCGGGACGGGGGACTGTTCGGCGACGAGTTTTTCCGCCTCTTCCCGGCTGATCGTCACGACGCCGCCATCCGCGTACAGCACACGGGCTGTGGAAATGAATTTCGAACTGTGACCGAAAAACAGCCGGCAGACAAACGTGAGCGATTTGCTTTCGTCATGGGCATGCGGCGGGTCCATGACGATAGGGATCCGGTTCTGCGGATCGCAATCCAGGAACAAAACGGACGCGGGAACGGGAAGCACCAGATACGGTTCCCCGGTCCGCGCACATCGGAGATACTTCCCGTCCAGACTGTCATTCAGAAAGCCCCGCTGCACCCCCTCCCGGATCAGATCGGCGACCGTCATGTCCGGTGTGACTTTCAGTCCCGTCTCCACTTTGCTACGCAGGGATTCCGGCATCTTGTCGGGCTGCGTCAGGTAATAGAGCCCTTCACCGATTTTGTGGAGCTGACCCGCACAGTCCAGCGCGTTCGCCCAGGCCCTGTCGGCATCATGATGATACCTGGAATCAATGAACGTACAGCACCCGATGAACGAAGCAATGATGATCAGGAGTGTGAAACACCCGATTTTCAGGATATGACTCGCCATATTGGTCGCGTCCGTTTCCATCGTCATGGCTCCGCATTCGGTTCGACGACCGCGAGGAAGACGTTTCGTCTCATTTTCGTGTTCGACATACTTTCAGCCCTTTCACGGTGTTGCTGATGGATGGTTTGAGGAATCATAACTTTATTATACCACATCTTTTGAGAAAAAACAAGCGGGAAATGCCGGGAATCGTCTTTTATGCTCATCGGCCAACTTCCTGCCCGGAGCCTGCCGGACAGGGGCGGAAGGATGAGGTTGCTTCTCGGCGCTCAACATAAAATCTCTGCTTTCGTCCAAATCGCTTCTCGGCGACATTGCAAGCGCAGACGGAAAAGTTTTCAGAGGTTGGAATGCTTATTTTTCGGAATCCGGGAAAAAATCGGCAAGAAGTTCTTGTGCATAGGAATCGCCTTGGGCGGCAGCCTTTTCCAGCCACTTCCGCGATTCGGTCATGTCTTTCTCCACGCCTTTTCCTTTGAGGTACAGATAACCCAAGTTGCGCTGGGCGGCGAAATCGCCGAGCTCCGCCGCTTTCCGGAACCAATCCGCAGCCTTTCTGAAATCCTGTTCAACGCGTTCACCTTCATAATACGCCATGCCGAGCGACCGCATCGCGCGCGCATCCCCCTGATCCGCTGCCTTTTGATACCAGACGACCGACTCTTTCCACTTTTCAAGCATTTCCTTGTCTGGCGAAAGAGAGTGTTTCACCCTTTCATTTCCGCATTCCAGCAATAAACCAAGACAGAACTGCGCATTCACATCTCCCTGGTCTGCGTATTTCCGGAAGATTTCCTCCGCTCTTTCGAAACGCCAGCCTCTCTTGCCCCAGTTATCCGCATCCATGAGAGCCAGCCGGAATTCGGCATCACGGTTCCCTTGACTGATGCCATCCTCAAGCAAGACAATAGCTTTCTCTTCATTTTTATGGACTCCGGTTCCTTCGTAATACATTTTGCTCAACCGGATCTGAGCCTCAACATCGTTTTTCAATGCGGCCTGCTCTAACTGTTTCAGATCAATTCCTTCCGGAAGCGGTTTCATGACTGCTCTCATTGCCTCATTTGAGCCCGGTTCCATCCAAAGTCCTTTCGATTTCAGTTCATCATCCGAAATCTCACCCAGATCTTCCACTAAATCCGGGTCCAACATCATTTCATATCTGTATCGCCCGGATTCCTCCCAGCACGGATACGTCCCTCCGGCGGGATACTCAAACCGCGCGATATGATTCCAGAGACCTCTTCCGAAATCAACTAACAATTCTTTTCCGGCCAGGAATCCGTTCAGGACCGTAGCATAAACTATTGTCCCGTTCTCGAAATCCCAGAAGAAATATTTGATCCGGAAGAGCGTCCCCGGATAGAGAGCGTAATGGACACTTTTGCGTCCTTCGGACAAAGTGAGGATATTTTCGGTCTTGTCATGGTTGAACTTGTAAACATCTTCGACGTAATATCCATCCGCAAACAAGCGTTCATAATACTCCCGCGATCTTGTCACCTCCGAAAAATAAAATGTGTCGTCAATTTTCTTCAGATACTCCATGGGGTCCTGTTCTGCCGGGCACGAGGAATAAGGAGAGGCTTCGCCTAATTCCTTCACCAGATAAACATGGCCACCCTCGTAGCCTTCGCCGGACATGGACCTGGAATAATAACACGAAGACGCAAAGAGCATCAGCAGAACGAGCGGAAACGTCGGGATCACGGCGGCGAGGGAAACGAACATTCTGCTGATGATTCGTGACGACATACTTTCATCCCTTTCATGCTGTTGCTGATGGGTGGTTCGAGGAATCACAACTTTATTATACCACGCCCCATGAAAAAAAGCAAGGGCAACATGGATGAAAATGCCGTGAATCGTCCTTCCGGCTCAACCGCCGACTTCCTGCCCGGAGCCTGCCGGGATGAGTCTTCGGAACGACCAGTTGCAGGAGTTCCGAGTTGAGGCGTGATAACTGGCAAGCCCGGTTGGCTCCGCTCCCTGCCGCCCGTGACAGGACGGCGGGGACGAGCTACGGTTGAGTGGATGGATTATTTCTCCTTGGATTGAGCGGACGTTTTTTTCCTCGGAAGCCAACATCAGCGGCGAAGCTTCTTCTGCTGTTCCCGAAGCGCCTCAATCTTCTGTTCGGTGCGTTCCAGACGCTGCTCAACCAGATCGATCTGCTCTTTTGTGGCACCGGGCGTATGCTTCAGATTCTGAAGCTGGATTTCAAACTTCAGCGCTTCATCCAGCTACCGTTCCAAATCCGCCGCTGGATCTGCCGGAGTGTCCGGGCGCGCGCCGTCCGAGCGGAGCGTGACGGCGGGCTTACCTCTTTCGGATGTCTTTTTTGTGAGTACGGTCCGGGTCGAAGATGTTCCGCGTCACGATGGTCTCGACCTCGTTTCCCGCGGTCGCGCTGTTCTTTCGCGGCTGAGCAGGATCGTCCTTCCTGACAAGGGATATGAAGTACGAGTAAACATCGCCGACAATATACCTCGCCTCCAATCCCGCGATCTGCCAGTAGGGAAAGACCATGTATTGGACGGGATCGGTACGTCCCTGCATCTGGATCGTAAAGTCGCAGTTGCCGTTGTTGAACCGGAAATTCGTCACAAGCACATCCTCGGGGAGCGCGAGGGACAGATCGTGAAGCTTGGCGAGGAAGTCCGGGTCGCCGAAGGAACCCGGCACTGTCGCCGTTTTTTCCTTCCCGACGGCGGAAACCGGATCTTTCTTCTTGTCCGAAGCATCTTTCTTCACGACGACGCGGATCTGCCCCATCAGGCGGAACTTCCTGACATTGTCCGCCGGGGGCGCATCGGCTTTCGGTCTTCCTTCGGCAGGAGCGCCGGTACGGGCGGCAGTCTCGACACGGATTTCGACGCGGCGCCAGGAAAGACGCGGCGTGGTCTTTTCGATCTCGTCGATGAAGCGGACGAGTTTGCTGTATTCGTCGACAACGGCAATATAATCAATGTCGGCGGTGGAATGCTCCGCGTCGATCGAAGTCACCCTCACCCTGACGGAGTCGAACGAACGCAGATCGACATCCGCACGCTTTGCGGCATCTTCGACGAGTTCGCGGATCCGGAGTTCGGCCTGTCCGTCCCGCTTCGGATCCCAGAGCGGCACACCCGCGTAGATGTCCTGATTGTTCCGCTCGCCGCCGGCTTCTGCCGTCCGGGTCGCGTCGCCCGGTCTCGTGGACGTCTGCCGCGGACTGATCTGCACGCCGGGGCTGTTTACGTTTACCGGTCCCGACGATAAGGGCATTGTCCTGTTCGCAAGCTGAGTTTGCACATCTTCGAGCATCTGACTGATCTGCAAGCCGGGTCTGATTACCCCCGGTCCCAGCGATAAGGACATTGTCCTGTTCATGAGCTGAGTTTTCGCATCTTTGAGCATCTGGTCGAAAAAATCAAGATTCTGAAGCATCCGGTCGATCTGCTTCCGGTCGGCCGCGGGGTCCTGTTCAATCGCCCGGAGTTCCGTTTCCATCTTTCTGCGATAGTCAAGCGCATCCTGCCAAATCCCGTCGTCCTCCGATCCGTTCGCGCCCTGCGCGTCCTGAGCGGCTTCTATTCGGGCAAGTTCCTCTAGGCGCTCGATTTGAAGGTCGCAATCATCAATCTCCCGACGTATCAGGTCGATCGCCTCCTTCCGGGACCGGGCAGTCTCCGGGATGTCCGGGGCCTGCTCAAGGATCCTGAGCTCCATTTCCAGCTCGCCGCGTCTTTCACGCTCCATCCTCAATCGCGACTGGTACTGCCCCATGAAAGTAAAAACCGGGCGGGAACTGTTATGGATGTTTTTGACGATCACCCGCACCGAAAAGCGCGACGTGCAGTCGGCAAGCATGTCGGGATCGATAAGGCGTCTCCACTGATATCGCTTAGATACCTCGGGGGCACGAAGCGTGAGTTCGACCCGATCCCGGCGGCCCATCATCCCCCATGTAACTTTGAATCCGTCCACTTTTCCCTTGTTGGTGATATCCTCGAGATCCGGGGTGAGACCGAGTTCGAACGGCTGATCCGGATCCGTCCACGGCTTGCCGTCGACGGTGACGCCGGTCGGAGCCGGGTACATTTCATTTGGTTTGTACCGGATCGTGTCGCCGGAGAAAACGAACGTGACCTGACCGCTGCAGGTCCCTTCCAGGGTGAGGATGACTTCCGGGGCTTCCTCCTGTGCGGAGGTGGCCTTTGCTCCGTTCGCATCCTGCGCGGCGCGGGCGGCTTCTTTTTCTTTTGCCATACGGTCTTTCAGGAGATCGATCGCGCCGTCGAGATCGGCGAGGCGTCGGCGGACTTTTTCAAGCGATTCCTTCGGGACGTCTCCCGTGCGTTCGTGTACGCCGATCATCGCCTTCACTACGGCACGGCTTGTAAGCGCCATGCTCAAAAGGTGTTCATGCGACAGGTCGGTATCGTTCGCGCCTTGTTCGGAACGCGCCAGAAGCCGATACAGGCTATCGATCTCCTGTTCCAGGATTTCCGCCCCCTCAAAATAAGTCTGCGGCATACGTTCCGACGTCTTGACGGTATTCGCCTGGTTCGGGGATGCGTCGTCTTCTCCGCAACTTGCAATATTCAGAGCCAGGACAGCGGCGCAAAGCGCGGCGGCGATCAGAAATACTCGGTGTTTCATGTTATTTCTCCTATGAAATTGGTGTGCTGATTCCGGTTCGGTAGCAGATCGGTTACTTTCACGTTGTTGCTGATGGATGGTTTGAGGAATCACAACTTTATTATACCACGCCCCAGACGAAAAAACAAGCGGGAAATGCCGGAAATGCAAAGGAATCATTGACTGCATCGACTACTGTCGCGGGAAAGCGTCAGGGGAAGCCTCATTTTCCGGTGCTCTGTTAATTCTCTGCTTTCGTCCAAACCGCTTCTCCACGAAAAAAACGTAAGGCCGGGGTTCCAGGAAAAAAGTGGTAGGCATATCGGACTCCAACGGCCTTATGTTTTGGGGTATTTTGAGGTCAAACAGATGAATCGTGGGTGTCTCGCGACGTTTTGTGGGACCGGGAAGAGATGGTTTTTTCTGTTTCGATATGCCCAGGCATTTTGCGATACAAAACGCTGGACCTCGGCCTTAAGAAACGGAGAGAACCGCCGGGATATCCCCGATTTCCAACGCAGAAACAGCGCTCCACGGGTTATCTGTGCTCGACGCAAGGGACGGCAGAAACCCCGCGCAACCTCCGCACATTGAGTCTCTTGTGCCGAAACAAGAAAGCCTGCGAAATCGTTGGACTTCACAGGCGTTTAAAACAAAATGGTGGAGCATATCGGACTTGAAGTGATGACCAAGACGCGGCTATCATTGTCTTTTTCTGAGTTCAATCAGGCAGCTTGTCTTGTCCCCTGTGTACATTACCACTTTTTCTCCTGTTTTCCTGTTTATGCCAAGAAACTCCGAAGAAAGATTTCCCGATTCTGTTTCTACCTCGTTTTTGCCGCATAAATGCCCGAAAAAGCCATTCTCCGTTTTTAAGCGAAGAATTTTGCCGAAAGCGGGAGAAAACGAGAGGACACCTTTCGTGTTTTGTCCAAATCCGCACCATGTTCAAAATCCGAGGTTAGGAACACGTTTCGAAACCGTTTGTGGCCGTTTTTATACAAATCTGCACGTGTTCCCACTCTCACTTTTGAGGTTAAAGCGGATTGTTGGGCCCGGCAGAAATGCAACTTTTAGAAACGCGCTGTATTTTCGATACATGGTTGTTCTCATAGAATCAGCGCGGATTCTCCGTTTGAGTTCAAATTTGTTAGTGGTCGCGTCCACTCAAAAACGTAGAATTCCCGCGAAGGCGGATCCGGGAAGGCTCCGAGAAAGCGCGAATTAGAATTCTCCATGGAGAAAAAGAGAAAGATAATAATCGTGCGTTAAGCTCGGATTTCAAGGAGTTTAGCGAGAAATAAAAAAACGCATTGTCGCTTGGTCGACAATGCGAAAACATGATCAAATTGGTCGACCGGGCAGGACCGAATCAGCGCGACTCTTTTTGAGGGGAGAAACCGTCCACCGTTCATTTTTCTCCGTTATTTTTTGCGATACAAAACATTGTCCACTCAAACTTTATCAGCATAAACGGAGAATAAAACTGCGTTTTTTGAGCATAAACGTAGTGAGGACGTGGTTTTTATTTATCGATTTACGAGCGAATCATCGAAAACATCCAGATCTTTCTCCAAAGTTCTTTTCTTGGCCACAACCTCCATATTTGGGTTTGTTTGCGCTTTTCATTAACAGAATGGACATGTTGGACGGGCTATACCGGCTTCATCGCAGATATACTCACAAAGCATATCCCGGCCTGCAACAGATAAGAAATTCGTTTTTCCCGGGTCCCACTTAAACGAGAGCTTAATGTAAGGATATGTCTTTTTACATGTTCCACATTGATATTCGCCCCATTCCGTCTTGCAATTGTCGCATTTTGCTCGAAGCGGTTGCCAACCGCGAACAGATCTTGTATTGATTTCACCGCAAACGGGGCACCTCATGAGAAACAAATATGTATTTAATAGCGAACTTATTGCATCTACAAGTTTATGTTGATCGCGAGCATTTTTTAATGCTCCAGCCAGGTTTCCCCTTTGTTTGTTTTGTCGCATATCGTTATAATAATCATTGAAATTCTCGTTTGTTTTAATCTTCTCATAGAAGATTCTCAAACTACTTAAATCGGAAAAGAAACCATATTCATCAAATGAGAAGAGAGGGAAAATGGGCTTAAAAACTTTTTCATCAAGTTTTCTTGGACGATTCAAATAAGTTTGGTATATGGCCCACCGAATTTCGCGCGCAAGGCATTCAACAGAAAGAATATTCATTACTGAAAGTGCAACAAAAGAAATTTTGTGTGATCGATTAGCAATGCTAGTCAAATCTTTCTGAAAATGGGGATAGACAATCAAAGTCTGCTGTTCAGGTTGTAGAGATTGAAGTCTCTCAATTTCCTCCTCTGAAAAATCATAATAGATGGGGACAATATGCAATATCTCTGTTTTCCCAAGAGACAGGGTAAAAGTAAAGTCCCTGTTAATCTTTACTTGCAACATCAGGTTAAGCGTCACGTCGATGCCGTTAAGCAAGACTTTTTTAAGAAAACATAAAACCGCCTCAGGCTTTATGTTTAAATTATCATTCTTTTTTAATCTCCACTGCAAGTTTGATAACGCGCGACCTATATACAAAAGACTGACGCTATAAAAGTCTTTATGGAGTTTTTTCTCGTTTTTTAAGAATTGTTCATCTGTCCAGAAATATTCTGGATCTTGTGTTCTCCAAAGCCCCCACAAATCGACAAGGTATCGATAGTTGGCATCACTGGAAAGAATATTAGTGACCTTTAGCTTAATATTTCTTCTTTCTGAAAGGTGAAGCTTTCTCGATAAGCGAAATTCATGAAACCTAGAAAGTTCAGATAAAAGCTGAGAAGAAATGTCGTACATTTCAGATGTTTTTAAACTATCAAGACCATCAATATTCACCTGCCACAATTTACAAACTCGTCGTGCAGCATAAAAACCGGCAGAGAGAAGTTGACTACTAAAAAGCTCCATTTGCTCATCTCGAATCATTCTCTTGTAAAATGTGTCACGAATTCTCTTTACTTTTTTTATAAGTTGCACCAACAAAAACAATGCGAGACGATTTTCATAAATATCGTAATTCTCAAATCTCTCTTCTGAAAGTATTTTTTCCGGAATAATGTGCCCAAAAATACTTTTTGCCTGCCAGTCTTCTGGATGATTGGCCAAATATATATCTGCTTTGGAGGATATTTTAATCACACGTCCTAACGGCAAGGAATTTTCTTCTGTATGCAGTCTTGAAATGGGGCTACGGAATATATTTTTCAAATATGGTATCAAAGAGGAAACCTTTCGGATAAAGTTCTCGTCACTCTTTGCACTATCACTGTTGGCAGAATCAAAAGTTGGAACAGAAAAATAATCTCGCCCCGCAGCACGCGCAGAGGCACTTATTGTTTCGATTGCTTTTTGTTCTGTTAGTTTAAGCCTTTCCTCGGAAAACATACTGTTTTTATCATTGAGAGAAAGGGTTCCAGTTTTTGTGGCAACCAAAAAATCTCCATCATCAGCGATATATGCCCCTGGGAAAAAAGTGTTTCTCTCAAAAAAAGATGTATTTAATATTCTATCATGCATTTATTCCACCATTTTTATACAGTTATCGAATTGCTTTTTAGCAAGTTAATAGCTGCAAGAGTTTTTTTCATTTCCCCGCCGAAAGGCTGTTTTATATCAATAAATTCACCAAGTTCAAGCAGGTCTTTCTCCGCGATATCATGTTTCGTCTTAAGCTTTCTTATTATCTTTGTGCAAAAAATATGATCCATGGCTTCTGCTTCGCTTCCACCACACGCCAGCAAAACAGGAAGAAAAGCTTTCGTTTGTTTTACCAATCGATTCCCCCAGTTAATCCTGAATTTATCATTAATTCTCTTCCGGAAATGTCGCTCAAGTTTGTTTAATGCTAATTCAGCTTCCGTGGCATAATCTTTTTGTGCTTTCTCAAATGCGTTTTGGATGCCAATATAGGATACCTCATTAAGCAATGTTGTACTCTTACTTTTGAATGGAACAGCGGTATTAGGCAATTCCATAACATGGGCACGGTCATACGTCTTTTCCGCAAAATCCATAGTTGTTTCGTCATGATTGGCGGTTCCAATAAACCAAACATTTTTTGGAAGTCTAATTGAAATACCTTCCTTGCTAATCAATTGTTCAGGAAGAACGTCTTGAACTGCTTTCGGGGCATGGGTTATTAATTCTAATTCCTTTTTATCTTCATCAATATTCTGTTCCATTAATGAAATAAAATCAGCAAAGTATTGTTCGGCATAAGAAAGGTTCATTTCATCCAAAACAATAAGATATGGCTTTTGGAAAAAACGCGGAGTTTGTGCTCGATAAAGTGCTTTGAGAAACTTTGTTTCATAATACTTCTTGTCAAAGGAATTGTAGTGCCCAATTAGATCTGAGCGATCTCGCCATCCAGCCTGAATCGGGATAATACACATATTTTCTGAGTCTGCCCCAATAACCTTAGAAAAAACACTTGGAAGCGTTGTTTTTCCTGTGCCACTTAGACCTTGCAGGATAATTAATCTTGATGCTGCCATTCCGGCTACAAAGCATCGGATATCCTCTATTGTGTAATACCGCTCATAATCACCTGCAAAGCAATTGCGAAGATCATTGCAGAAAGATTTCAAATCTATAGTTTCATCTGAAACATACGGCTCCTGCTGCAATTCAGGATCTTCATCCATTTCCTTACAACTGGGAAAAACAAGTGCCCCCTGTTCTCTGTTTAAGTAGTTTTCCAAATCCTTTTTGATCTCAGCTACAGCTTGCTGATGAATTTGGCATTTCGCTTCCAGTAATTCATTCTCTTCGCGCAGATTTTCAATAGATAAAGCATCGTTACGCATTCTTTCATTCTGCGCTTTCAAAATTGCATTAGTCTGATTGAGTTTCGCAATTTCAGCTTGGAACCTCTGATTTTGTGAGCGAAGTTCGTTTACCTGGGGTTCCAAATCTGCCGATGGACATTTTTTGATTGCTGCTCGCAACTGATTGTTCTCTTCAATAAGGGAAGAGATTCTTGATTCAAGTGTATCAATATCCTCCTGTCCGGAACGTCGCAATTTATCTTCAGCTTCCATTAATGCCTTTTCCGTTTCGGCCAATTTTTTTACATGCCCCTCCATCGCAATACGCATTTTTTCATAAGTCAGCTTTTCAAGTCGGAATTCTTCTTCCTTGTCAGCGACAGCCATACGGAGCTTCTGTTCAAACAGGCGACGATCTCTTTCGAATGCTTCCATTGCTTCGTCTTGTTTTTGCTTTTGTTCTTCGAATTCCTGTTTTTGGGCATTAAGCTGTTTGAACTGTTCTGAAACATCTTTTTTATACTTTTCAGCATCAGCAAGAATTCGTTCCCTATCCTGCCGGAAACCCTGTTCTTTTTCTTTTTTCAAAACAGATATTTCTTCTCGTTCGGCACGCCATTTTTCCTTTTCCGCATTTAAATCGTTTTTTGAGCTTTCAATGATTGCTTTTTCTTCTTCATTCTTTTTTACCAGTTTTTGGAATGAAATCTTTGCTTCTTCAGCAAGAAGAAGCGCGTCGTGTAGATCCTGTTCGGAAACAGTTTGAGGCAAAGATTCAGCAGGAATATCCTCTTTTTCTCCAACAGGTATTTCTTCATTTATCTGATATGCCTTATCAATCAACGCCTCTATTGAATCTGGTTGTTGTTTCTTTCCTGCGTCTATTTGCGCTTGTTGGGGCTTTTGCGCCTGTTGGATCTGTTTGTATTTATTCTTTTTGCTCATTTTTAGTCTCCTCGTTAAATTCCGTATGCGTGTTTAATTGTTTCCGAACAATCAGAGAATAAAAAATTCTCCATATTCTTGATTTCGTTAAAGGAAATCTCTTTATAACCTGCGTGGGCAGATTCATTGAGTTTATATACGAGTTTCAAAAGATTTGACAAAAATAGTTCAGATTTTAAGGCCGCTGACATGAACGGGTGAGCGTGTCGATATGTAGAGACTATCGCTGCACAAAGTATATTTGTTTGTATTTTATAATCCACGGGAAGACAATCTTTAAAATCTGACCTTAGATTGATCGATAGTGTTGACAGTTGAGATAAGTCTTGTTTCAGCTGATTTGTGAACAAATCTTCAATTCTATCCGGTAGGATTCTCTGTTTGTCCCAATACAGAAGATCTCCAAAAACCTTGCGCTTAATTACTGGCTCATATTTTTTATTCAATGCAAACATCGTGGCTTCAAGGAATTTTCGAATGTGGGTGTTGGCCGTTTGTAATTTCAATCGATATGGAATATGTTCCTTTTGTGCCATCTCGGCATTGTTGATTGCATCTTGATATTCCCACAACAGTTCCTGTATCTCCGTTGGTAGCAAGTCAAGGAATGGAATCTTTTTATTTATGAGGGAAATTGCTTGTCTTTTTTCCTCTGAGACTGATAGCTTGGAATTATTAGAAAGGAACACACTCTGTATTCTTTCTGCTAGGTTCGCATCATTCTTCTCCAAGTCTCGAACCAAAAGAGTTGTAGCAGCATCAGGAATTCCACTTTCGACATTATGGGCAATCCATGAGTATTGATCGGTAACAACGACCGGACGCGTTAACGCAGTTAACAAGTAAACAGGCTCAGAAAAATCGCTGCAACTGACAATATGCGGATTTACTAATTCTCTATCGTTCTCGGATGAACATGTCAACGAATGATGCAAAAGATAATCGTTGATACTTTCTTTGTTGCAGATTGTTTTTTTCTGCCATTCAACAGCTAATGGAGTAATAGAAAACGAATTCCTCCTTGGTCCAATTCCCAAAGTAATACAATCTTTTTTTATCTGTTTTTGAATAAGATAGTCAGATTCTTCCTGGAAGGCAAGTACATTCCCATTTCTTACATCAGTAAAAACGAGATAATCATATATGACGCTATTGTTGCTGAGAGAATAATTGTTTTGTAAATAATACTTCCCTTCCTGGGTCAATTCATTGCTGCAAAAGTATGGTAAAAGAATCTTTTCTCGAATATGTTTCACCAGTTCAATGTTGAGACCCAAAGTGTCTGCAATTCTCCGCGTATCCGTCAAACCTGCAGCTAAGAGTTTAAGGATATATTCTGCAAAAACATCCAACACTTTTGCTTCCGATATGCGTACATGATATTTCCAAGTCGGTAGAAGCAAACAAATGACATCTTCACGGTTTTCTGGTTTTATGCAATCCATGAAATTGTTGCACAAATCAAATACTTTTTTACTGAATAAAGCCATTGTAACTCCTGCATAGTTCCTTGAGTTTTTCAAAACCAATCAGCCCTGTTTCCGGAATGCTGTATGAAAACATTGAAGCAGCGCCGAAAACAACCAACAAACTCTTTTGTCTGCTTAACGCGACACACACTCGTCCGGGAGATAATAAATGCCCAAATCGGCCGCGATATGAAGAATATGTCTTTTCTTTGGGTTCTGCTTTTGACGTCGCTCGAACAACGGACAGCAAAACGACATCAAATTCTTTTCCCTGAAAAGCATCGACAGAACCGATTTTTACAATCCTTTTCTCGTACTTAGAAGAAAGGATCGTACAAGCATCATCTTCGAATATATTCCTTTGTCTTAATGCAGCACAAATACTATTTACTTGTGCGTTATAAAAAGTGATAATGCCAAGTGAAACATTGGGATTTAGGTCTAATATTTTTTTTGCCTCAGATGAAATCGCATCAGCCTCACACTGTCGACACCAGCTCTTTGTTACACGATCTTGCTCCGCCTCTCCTTTTTCAACAGGGATATCATACCAAATTGCAGGCTTAGCTCCATAGGGAAAAATATCTGGAAATTGAGAATCATCTTTTCCATTTTTTAATTTGCCATCGTAAAAGGCTTCTGAGAGAAGACTGCCAAGTGCAGGACGCATTCGATATTGCGTATCAAGCATAATATATCGCGGACAATTATCGCGAAGAAATTGCTGTTGAACCGCATTTTGAAATCTAACAAATAGCGTTTCTTTGAGCGCAGATGTAATTTGTGTTTCTTCTTGATTTGCTTTTAACTTCGCAACAACATTGCGTATTTTGCTTTCTTCAACGAGATGAGGTAATTGCTTTCCATCACCAACAAGCACGATTTTTTTTGTCGCTTGTGTCATTGGAATCAGTAAGTCCATTGGCGTCGCTCTTGCAGCTTCATCAATGATTACATTTTCAAAGCAGGTGTTTTCCAACATCCTTTGTATTCCCTGCCCGGTGCTTTGTCCTGTCGTCGCAGCAATGGCATTGGAGTACTTTTCACACGCATACCTGAACCTCAGAGGATCATTGTTCACTTCATGTGCATATTGGAAGAAAATGCTATCTATTTGATTAGCTTGATTTCTGCATCTTTCATTGAGTTCAGAACGCGCGTGTTGGATAAAGAGATTCATCTTTGCAGAATCAACATGTTGTTCTTTAGAAAGGACCTCGTGATTGATACATTGATCCAAAAGATTATTCCTGATTGCTGCCAAATTAACAAGATCCTGTTTTTCGACATTGACTCCTTTCTGCAAAATCTGAGTCATGCTATCCATCAGACTTTGTGGAACGGGATTATCTTTCATGTCGCGCAACAAATCCATGAATTGACGGAGAGAATCAACACCTCCATCTTCAAAAGATTCTTCTGTACACTTGAGTCCATACAAATAACGGAAAAATCGCTTTGGATAATCGCTCTTTGCTGTTATTCTCTGCCATTTTTCGAGCAAGAGGGAGCCTTCCTCAATTATGGAGGAGGGAACATGATCCCGTATTAAGGATAGTATCTGCTTTAACACAATAATTCTGTTTGTAAGAGAAGGATGACGAACATCTAAATATTGAAACCATTTTTCGGCTTCCTGCATCGCAGAAAAAACAGGATTGCATTTGTATTCATCCTCTTTTTGAGATAATCGAGTCTTCAATTCATCACACCAAATCGAAAAAATATCTTCAGCAACTTGAGATTTTGAAGTTGAATACCGTTGAACCGGAATATCAAAAATCCGACATCTCATTGCAAGGTTGTCTACGGCCTCATGCTGAAAACTCGAAAGAAGCGTTTTGTGCGTCTGTGACAAATCCTTGCCTAACCATTGGCTCAAGGCGGAAATGACATGCGTTTTGCCCGTGCCCGGCGGGCCTTGAATCACCGCAAAGTCAGGAGTGTTATAAGCTATTTTTAATGCTTCTTTCTGTGAATCATTTAACCCGGCAGGGAACATATTCAAGATTTGGTCAGGAATATTCTCCTGTTTGGAAGTGTTTTTTGCCTTCCAATCTTTTTCCGTAAGGATTTGACGGAGGCCATGAACAATCCTCCTTTTTTCGGCGAACATTCCACTCAATGTTTCTCTTGCATTTCTGCGTCGTTTGGCCCGAACATCTTGAGCGTACATATCAAGACAAAGATCACCATCAGAAGCAATTGGAGAATCTTCCGAATCAAGCGAAGACACAACTAAACAATAATCATCTCCGGACATATACATTTCATCAACGTTTCCATGCCAAGAATGGCTTCGTGTATTCGCTTGCGTAAGTTCAATTGAACCGTTTTTTCGTTCGTCATCAAGCTTACGATAATCCTCTTCTCGGCTTAAATAAAACTTCCATTCTCCCCTGTTCGTGGGTTCACACGCATCGTAATGAATTGTGCCGATAATAGTTGCTCTTTGTTGTAATTCAAGTTGCTCTTCCTCCTCATATTTCTGCCAGATTTGATTATAACGTTCAGCATTGGCGCGGAATTGAACAATTTCTTCTTGTTCCTGCCTCATTTCATCTGTAATTTCATTCTTGTCTACAAATTTAATTTTACCTATAAGAACTTGTAGCAAAGAATAGGGAATGTCTTTGTCTGGCTTTATTCCTTGAAAAAAGTATTTTACACCGTCTTCTCCTCGGATCATTTTATTAACTTGCAAATAGTGTTTGTCTTTACACAGACGGAAATTGCCATCTAGTGTTTGGGAAACGATTGCAATCTGCAAGTCTTCTGTAATTGGAAAAAGAAACCCATTGAGCTCATCACAGGATTTTGTTGTCTGATCATAGATAATCGAAAGATTTCGGCTGATTGTTTTTATGTTAAAAATAAAAAAGACAATCAAAACAGTTTTTTCGTTCTTGTTGATTTGTTCAATATAACAAATGGGATTTGCATATTCTGGACTAATATCTTCAAGCTCTTGACAATCTGTCTCATCTTCAACAAAAACGCAGAACTGATTTGACCCGGCCAAAGATTGGAAACGATATTCGAAGTGTCCATCAAAAGACAATGTTTCTAACTTCCTACAGTAAAATTCGACTTTATCTTTATGTGCTTGCAGAAGCATAGCAAAGTCATTTTCATCGACGACGTTAAACCGCAGCATTTTTTTCAGCGGAGCATGAAGCTCTAAATATGACAGAAGAATGTCAGACATGGTTAACCTCGCTGCTTCGCTCGGTAAAAACTATAGAGATATTCCGATCTTGCGGCAATACAATTTTTAATTGTGTTGGTTTTGTTCCAGATAGTTCTATATTCCTTTTTTGTCCTGGACCAATTACATGCGTCGCCCCGTGTTCCTTAAGAGAATAAGGAGTATTGTTGTATAATGTTAAAACTTTCCCGGAATACTTTATTTCTATATTTTGATCTTCTTCCAAACCAACAAGTTCCCATGAACCAAAACATTTGGTCTGTCCAATGGAGAAAGGAATAGAACTTTGTCTGTTTTTATATCGCCATTTTCGTAAGTGTTCATTGATTTCGTCTTTTTCCTCTTTCTTTTCTTCTTTAGAAGCATATGATCTTCCAATATGATCAAGGAAATCAGAAATATATTTGTTCGCCCATCCATCATTGATGACGATATCCATCATCAAGTACTTTGAATGACTGGGGCGTTTACACCACGGACATTCTTTCATGGATAGCAAATACTGATTTCCACAAGATTCGCAAACTAATAGACGTGTTTGAAGATTTTGAAATATCTCATGCCATTTTGAAATGCTTTTTCGTTCCATTGGAATGCTTAATTTGCTTTCAAAAATTTCATGAAACATCACTTGTAATATTTCAGGGAAAACATTCTTTTCTTCGAATAAATATGGAAGATGATTGCTTGGGTCTGTTGCATCAATGTATGGCAGAAGATAGTTCTTGTATTTTTCCTGCACAATTTCTGGCGGATTGTTTTGAAAGAAAGACCCCTTGAATGGGTGTTGTGTTCTTAAAATGGCAAAAGCTAAAACTGCAAAAGAAAAGACTTCAGATAGACTCCCGTAACTTTTCCCATTGAAGAACTCAGGAGGAATAAACCCTGGGGTCCCTATTTGATTGGAGCATTGTGAAGCGTAAGTAATATTATCGCAGTCAATAAAACATACAGAGGTCTTTGTCGGGTCAGCAGAAACAAAAATATTATTAAGGGAAATATCTCTATAGATCATCCCGTTTGAATGAAGATAATGTAATGCTTTTGATATTTCGGCGAGAACAGCATAGCGTTTTTGAAGACCACCTGTTTTTGAATACCAATTAGGAGAAAAACCAGATTCTTTAAGTGGTTCACAGAAGATGGAATTTAATGATTGCATTCCATCTTCCAATAATTCCATAACGTACCCGTTGTTGTCCCTCAGGAACACCTCTGGCACTATAAAAACCTTTTTGTCCAGGTTCAAACGCCTGACAAGCTCAAATTTGGAATTATTATCCTTATATAGTTTTATTGCGCGCCTTGCGTCATTGGCACAGCGGAAAACACATCCTTGACCACCGCTGCTAATTTCTTCTCCCAGTTTGTAACTTATTCCATTGGTGTCAGTAACAATTGTTTCCATTTGCTTCCTCCTCAAAGAATCTGCTCATTTTCAAAAACAATAGTAACCGAATTCTCATCATCCTCATTTTGTGTTTTCAAAGGCTCTGTCTTCCCGTCTTCAGGTGGGGATAAGAACTCCGTTGCATTTTCTTTTATCTCATTTGGACACGAAACGGGTAATCCAATCGACATCGTTGTTGCCATTGTTACTAACTGAAAAAACTGTCTTATCTTATTCCCGTCTTCGGCATGAAAGACCCTGCCATTGCTCGAAAACGCAAGCAACATATCCTCGTTTGCGTCTGGCCCTATCGCCATAGAAAAACACATACCTTTATTGACCCGAGGAGCATCTTTCATCTGAGTCAAAGGTTTTTCCCAATTATCAGACAAATGTCCTTCATCATCTGTTGGCTGTCCATCGGAAACAAGAACAATAATTGGGGCGTAGGAATTGTGTGGAACGACACTTTCACACTCAACCAATGTGGCAACTTTCAAAAAAGCATCCCCCAAAGGAGTTACTCCTTTAGCGGGAAGGTTCTCCCATTTGATTTCTTTTACATTAACCCCATGATAAAACTCTTTTATAGTTCCCTTTTCAAATCCGACAATTGTTAATAGGAAGCTAACATCTTCGACTTGTTGTATACCTTGGAGACTTTCAATCATTTCATATATAGCGGAATTGAGTGCATCAATTTTGCCATGTTCCCTCATACTCCCACTAGTATCTGCAATTAGAACAAGGGGCAAAGATCTTTTGAAACAATATTGTGAAGACATGTTTTACTCCTTGCTACTACGCCTTATTGCTTGAACGAAATAAATAACCCTATATTTTGGGGTTGGCCTGTTTTGTTGACGCGACAAGCGTAAATGCTTATGCATACTATAGCAGGCATTGACTGGATGTCAAGTCGGATTCCGAAAAAACAAAGATTTTTGAGATAATATACCTGTGATTCCCCTCCTTTCGTAGAAGGAATGCCCTTTTGAGAAGTAGTGCGTCGTGTCGGTGATATTGGAATGAGCGTCCTCGAACACGGTTAGTTCACCTTATTCAATTCAATCCCCATCTTCTCTGCCATGCAAGTCAGGCTCTTCTCGTACTGACGATGATCGATGGCTCCACGGGACAGAAATGCGTCGAGCAGGTCTTTCTGTTTTTGAAACAGGGCGCGCTTCTGTTCGTCATGTGTCATGTGCGACCAGTCGGTCGTCGGGGATAGTTTGAGTTCAAGACCTATCATCGTCATCCTCGCCGTCGTAGTCCGGATACTGTTCGGGAATGTCGCCTTTGATCTTGATGACCTTCGGATAGACCTCCTTGGGATCAGCTTTCAGGATTTTCTTAACCTTGATGTCATGCTCCCATTCGTCACCGTAATCGAAGAGATAGTATGCCCCGTTTTTGAGGGACAGGTGGTGTCCGATGAAACAGTCCTCAGAAAGCCGGGCATCTTCATCTTCTTCGTCCTCAAGCTCCTCCTCAATACGGACTGTTGTCAGCCCGTCATCGCATTCAAACCGGAAAAGATGGCTGTCGTCTCTCTCAAACAGATTGTTCAGGAAATCGTGCAGATCTTCGAACGTCATGTCTTCGGGAACCTGAACATCTGCGACGACATCATATCCGAGAAGTTCAACGCGGAGCTGGAAAATCCGAAGATTATCCTTGTCGAAGTCGTATTCTTCAGGGGCTCTGTTCTCGACGGACTCGTCTTTTTCGCCTTTGAAATAGGCAACAGGAGTTGGTTTCCCATCAACAAACTCAATGGCCGTATCCTCAACAATGTCTTTATCGTTGGCAAAATGCAGGTCTTTGTAAACTATGGCTTCATTCATGACTTTTAAGAAGGTTTTATCGCCATTGAAAGAATCGCGATTGTATTCCTTGACGACCTTGGTGGCTTTCGCGACATTTCCCGTAACAATCAGCGCGTTCCATGCGGATGCGACGAGCTGCATGACCAATTCACGCACGTCAGCCTCGGCTTCAGCGCTAAACTTCATGCCTTCAAGAGCCGCTTCCCAGAAAACCTCACAATACTTCGCGAAATGTTTTTTCGCCTTGTCGAAGTTTTTCGGACTCTTGCTGCGTTTGGACGGGATATGATTGTCGTTTCTTTCAGATACAGGCTGGATGCTGACGTTGTATTCTTCGATGATCTTCCCTATCTCCTCTTTCAGGCGTTCCGGCGGAACATTCTTCAGTCTTGCCTGAACTTCCGGCGATTCCATGAATTTGTGGAACGCGGCAGTTGCCGCCTCCGCCTCCGGCAGCTCGCCTTTGAGGTAGGCAACTGCTTTGGGTTTCCCGTCGATGTTTTCAATTTTCACGGTCGAGATGTGCGCTTTGTCATCCTTGTAATCGTCCCATTTGAAGTCGACAGCATCACACATGAGGGCAAACGCACCTTCATTGTCCGCAGAAAGGCCATCGGCGAAATCCTTGACCCGTTTGAATGATTCGTCTCTGTTCTTGCTGGCGTTGCAGGTGTTCCATGCGACCATGATCAACTGAGCGATCATGCGACGGGCATCGGCTGTTGTTTTGTCATCCAAATCAAGTTCCCCCAGAGCCCGTTCCCAAAGGATATCGCACAGACCGGCAAAATGCTCCTTCGTTCCATCCTGGGGCATTGTGTGTGTCCATCCTTGAAAATCCGTGTCTTCTTCTGGTATTTCGCCTTCCAGAATCGCAATTGCCTTCGGTTTCCCGTCGACATTCTCAATCATGGCACCGGCAATTTTCGATTTGAGGCCACGGTATTCGCGCCATTTGATTTTGACGGCTTCAAGCAGATAGTCGTAGATGGGTTTCTGACCGCCAAGCTGCTTTGAATTAAAAATACGAACAGATTCCTCGGCGTCCTTAATGTTGTCACTCGCGATGGTCGCGTTCCACGCAACCGTAACAAGCTGGGCGACCATTTGCCGCGTCTTCGGAGCCATCTTTTTGTTGAATCCGATATTCTCAAGGGCTATGTGCCAAACGCGTTCACAGATGTCAGCAAATGCCTCTTTGGTTTTGTTTTCGTCCATTATTTGTTTCCTTGTGGTAGCATTAAAGATGGAAGACGGGGGAAATACAGGAAATGAATATACACCCGTATGCGCGCGAAATCAAGAGAGATTGCTCACTTTCCCGTGAAGACAAACTTTTTTCGATTTTTTTCGGAAAAATGATTTAAACTGACATTAGATGGCAATATGCTATACTATATTAACCTCACAAAAGAAAAACGGATGCAACGGAATCACGGAGATTCCGATCCGAAACGACATGACACGTGACAAAGGAGAAAAGCATCATGAACATTTTCGCTGCCATTGACCTCGAAACCACCGGGCTTGATCCCGCTCACTGCGAAGTCCTTGAAATCGCCATTGTCCCGCTCAACGAAGACTTCACAGTTTCTTCGGTCATTCCTGAATTCACTGCCCGCATCAAAGCAAAGCATCCCGAATTGATCGAACAGAAGGCTATTGAGGTCAATCATCTTGATCCTGCAGAGGGAAAGCCCCTGGAGGAAGTCCGTGCAGACCTCGCCCTGTGGATCGAAGAGAACGGGATTATGGGCATCGTCCCGCTTGCCCACAACCTCACGTTCGACCTGTCGTTCCTGAAAGTGTCATTCCCCGCATTCTCGCGGATTGTTTCCGGCCACGGACGCGACAGCATGCGTCTGGCAATCACACTCAACGACCTTGCCCGGATGCAAGAAGGCGAGGTAAGATTCTCCAGCGTTTCGCTCAAATCACTCAAACTGGCGCTGGATGTCGAGGGCGAGGTTCAGCACCACGCCCTTGAGGACGCCAAAGATTCCGCCCACGTTTACCGCAAACTTATCAGGATGCTGAGAATGGTGTGAAACTTTGGTTGAAAAACAGAAAAAATCGTGGTATATTAACTCCAGAACGGAGGTTCTGATGAGAATGAAATGCGGAAGATGTGGAGGCTTCGATTTCATGAATGCTTTCAAGTATGTTCCTGAGGTGGACGAGTATGTTTGCGGAAACTGCTTCCGCGAACTTTCCGCTCCCGCACCCCCCGATGCTGACGGAGATTCGGAGGTCTTTGAAGATGACCTTGATGATCGCGCCGAAGAAACCATCAGCCAAAGGGCAAACCGGATATGGCGGCAAAGGCAAATCGACAGGCTCGAAGAAGAGTATGAAGTTCTGGACGCCGAGCTTGACAGCCTTCGAGATGACATCGGGTACGACCGCATCACAATGGACGAGGAGGATTGCCTCGTTGGCGAAACAATCTATGGACTCCAAATCCAGGATCGCCTGGAAGAAATCGAAAAAGAACTTGTGCTGCTGAGGAGCAAACAGTAAAAAAATATTTGATTAAAGCCATCCACCCCATTGGGATGACGTTTTGTACTTGATTAATCAAAACTTGCGTGATATATTACACAATCAAACATGAGGAGAACCAACATGGCGACAAAAAAGAAATCCGGACAAAAGAAGGTTTGTCACATCGAAATCCGCAATATTACTGCAGGACGGATACCTGCGCATCCTCCATGCACAATTCCTCCCGATGATACCGAATTATGGGACTTTGAAGCAGAAGGAGAAGTCTATTACGATGACGACTCTTCAGAAACTCTGTATTTCTTCCGGTTGGAAGATGAAGAGCCTGATGAGCCGAACGGATGGGCTGTGTTCAGAAAAAGCGTAAAGGAAATTGTCAAAGCCCGAGAAAAGTTCGACGATTACAAGGTCGCTGAGTATTTCACGAATTGGGACGCTTTCGAATCTCCGTATGGAACCACGCTCCGTCAGTTGACCGCCCTTTTCTCGGTCATGGTCACCATCCCTTGATGTTTTTGAAGGAACACAATATGAAACGCATCTTGATTTCGATCATTCTTCTTCTGAGTATCGTCGCGGTCTGTAGCGAGCGGGAGACCATCCGTGATGCCCATGGCAAAGTCGTCGGGACAGCCACGACAGACGGCAACAAGACCGTCTACAGGGATGCTCATGGCAAAGTCACCGGTACCGCCACCACGAATGGGAACAAGACCACCTACCGGGATGCCACGGGAAAGGCCGTAGGAACGGCCACAGAGGCTGGGAATCGGACCACCTACCGTGATGACCACGGGAAGACCGTAGGCACCGCCAGCGAGGCTGGAAACAGGACTACATACCGCGATGCTCATGGAAAGGTTGCAGGTACGGCCACGGAATCGGGGGACAAAACAACCTACCGGGATGCGACGGGGAAAATAGTAGGGACGAAGAAGTAATATAAGCAAAATGGATTATCGCAGTTCGATGCTTCTTATTTCTTCCACTAAACGGTTCATGGTTTCTTCATAGTGTCTTTTGACCTCACACTCCCACACAACAAAAACACGCCAACCTGTATTAATCAGTTTTTCCCTGTACAAAGCGTCATTCTGAACATTCCGTTCAAATTTTTGTCTCCAGAATTCCACACGGCTCTTTGGCATATACGCTTCTTTGCATCCTGTGTGTCTGTGCCAAAAACATCCATTTACAAAAATAACTGCACGATGTTTTTTCAGGACTATATCCGGCTTTCCAGGCAAGGTGCTGACATTTTTTCTGTACCGGAATCCATGACCGAATAGGTACTTCCTGACCTGGACCTCTATTGATGTATCTTTCCCTTTTATGCGGGACATGTTCCAACTTCGTTTCTCTGGAGACAAACTATCAGCCATCATAATCACCATTACTTTTTGTTCATCACAATTAATTAAACCTCCATAAAGACTTTCGAGAAAGTCAATCTTGTAAAAATATCCTCGATCTGCTTAGCTACCTGTTTAGATTCAATTAGCGTACCTAATTCGATATTGCCTTCCTGGCCATGATACGAAAGATTTGCAGATGTTATAAGTGTTTTCTGCTGATCAACACATATCACTTTTGCGTGTAACGCCGCCATTTTATCTTCAGAAGGAGGGAAATTATATATCTTCAGGAATTTACCTTTGTACATACACAGCTTTTCAAAACTGCTTTGACTGCCAATTTGATTCACAAAGAACTTAACGAACACACCGGTTCGGCTCTTCTGGATGATACAATCAACCATATCGTTGAAATAATCTGACAGAGAATAGCCTGTTATCAGAATGCTTTTGTCGGCGTGCTCCAGCATCTCTCTAACGGTATTCATAGTAGACTTCGCTTTGATTCTGAAAGAAGGCGGGGTCGTTGCGACAAGCGATACCTGCTCCTTGTTATCAGCAGAGAATGCCTCCAAAAACATGCTGAGAAGATTATTAATCTCCTTATCTGATAATGACGGAAACTGCCGTTTCAAAGATGAAACAGAAGACCTTCTGCCACTAACAGCATCTTCGGCAATTTCCCCCAGAAGAAGATCTAAATTCAGATTTCCAGTAGACATAAATCAGCCACCAAGTCCTTAAAGTATGATTGATCTTCTCGACCCGCAATAGGAACTACCAGTCCACGGTCAAGCATACGGTTTCCGTTTTCACAAGCAGTTTCTGAAATCATACAGCACGAATGACACGCCGCACCATTTGAATTATCGCCTGCAGGAAGGCTATTCATGCATTCCGGATCATTTGTACAAAGCAACGCTTCCTGGAACGCGTCCCTCATTAGCCACTCCAGTTTGTCAATGTTTCCAAGCTCCACAAGACCGCCGAGAGATCCTTCTTTATCTGCGCTTCCAGTATAAAGCAGGATTCCAGACATGGTATCACTAAAATAGATTCGTTCACGAATAGCGGCCGAGGAATATCCTGAGGACATAGCCATTTGCTTTATCAGCAAATGCGAGAAAGTATGCATCATGGTATAAACAGCATTTCTCAAAAAGGTAACGGTCCAATTTTTCTGTTTGCAGAATTCTTTGTAGCTATTTTCATATAACTTAGAGATTTCCTTAACGCCTTTGGTCTGCAACCATTGCTTAAGCGTGTCTTTGTTGAATTCAATAAAAACACCTTCTCCATTTACCTCGGCAGCAGGAAGCCATTTTTCTTCCCTGCCTTTGCTAATAGCAACAATATTAGGCTGATTATCTGCGTCGGCATCAGGATCAGAGGCATCCACTCTGGTAAAACCAATCAGAACCTTGACTTCACGCAAGCGTGTTACTCTAACAACACGCTTGAAATACTTTTGAAGTGGAGCTGGCAATGGATCTTCCTCGGCCTTAAAATGTTTTTTGTTTGACTGATATGCTGGATCAGCATGGTGCGTGATGGCATCATATTCCATCTGTTTGATCTCTGTGAACTCTTTTATGTTACTTAACCGCTTTTCCAAAGCAGCATCAAACTCCGCCCTGGAATATCTATCTGCGAAATATTTATTGTAAACCTTTGCGACGCCTTCTTCGCCCCAATCTTCCTTGTAATCAATAATCTGCCGAAGATGTTCATCAAGAAGGTTATACAAAGGATTAATCCAAGGCGGAATTGAAATTGCACTTCGGCTCACAGAGAAATAGACATTGGAAGCGCCTCTCTGCGAAGGAATAACAGGCTTGTTGCATTTGGTCTTTTTCGTCTGTGGACGGAACGGGTGTCGGCCTGTGCAGCCACAACCTTCAAGATTCTCTTTCTGCATTGCCCCGCTCAGGCTGCGTTTGGCGCCGCAAGTGCATTCCACCCACATATCTGCAAGCGTGGAAGTGTTGCCAATGGAATATGTTTTTATATGACCTTTGCAACTCGTGTTGCCCTTGTGTACCCACCACCTCCAAGGAAAATCATCCATGTGGCCGTCTTCGCAAACCGTGATAAAACGCGAAGGATATGCTTGCCAACCACATTCGGGACAATTAACACCTTTCTGAAGATAAAGATCCAGGTCAAAGTTGTCTCTAACGTCAAATAATCTACCACATTTGGAGCACACGTGGACATAAGGAAATGAAACAACCGGGATATCCCCAACAGAGGATGTTCTGGGCATATAAAAGCAGTCTACACCAAGATAAGATGCGAGTCTGCCGTCAATGATCCTTGTCCCTTTATCCTTCCAGTATGTGGTGTCCAAGACAGTTACAGAATCCTTCACGGCATCCACAATCGAACCAGGGCCAAAAGTCGTAATGATTTGATTGGGTCGAAGTTCTCCAAGTTTATTGTTGTCAAATCTCATGGTCATTCCTCCACATAATAGAACATATTGGAAGCGCTTTCGACTTCACGCATGGAACTTAAAGTCGGTTTCTCAGTGTCTCTAGCTCCTTGCTGCCCATAATAGCTCATCAGATAGTTGTCTTTTTCGTCTTTCGATCTGATTAACGGGCCTTTAAACAGAAGTCGTTTGGGCTTTGCCGCGAGAACCTTCCACCAATCAATAAACTGATCGAATTCTGCTTCGGCATCTGCTCTTGCATTTGGCTTAATTATATTAAGTCGATCCAGTATTAATGCTTTCACTTCATCGAGTTGCTTGTCGGTTAAGTGGGATATATCCGATGCGCCGGCATTAGCCGCAAAACCAGGATACTTTAACCGAATAGCGGAGATTACCAATGCATGCATGACCCGATCCCGTGCCCTGGCTGAGAATGGTGTGGCAGTAGTACCTTCAACAAACCGATATAACTGAGAGTGGTATCCGGTAAAGTTTTCATAATGGGACAAGTCTCTCGGTCGATAAGGGTTGTACAAAGTTACCACCAGCCCGGGCAAAGATCTTCCAATTCGGCTTGTTGCCTGAATGTATTCGGAATTCTGTTTCGGCTGACCTGTTACAACCATCAGCCCCAGCCTGTCTACATCCATACCAACAGCAATCATGTTTGTTGCTATGGCTGTATCCAAGCAGTTCCTCTCTGAAAAAGGCGTCTCAAGTTTTTTGAGCTGTTCCGGGATCTGATAAGAGGACATTCGTGATGTTATTTCAACGTTTGTCGATCTGTTCAGATAACGAATTTTGTCCATGTTATGCCTTTTCTTGAGATACTTAATCCTCTTGGGAATGTCGTCCTGCAACAATCGAACGGCGCCCCCCAGCTCACGAATACTGTTGTAGTATCCAATTAGCGTGTAGTAGGGGTCGATAACATCTTTCCATTCATCTTGGAGAGAAAGATTGTAGACCGTCTGCAAAACCGAAGCATATACTCTCAGCAACGTGGTCTTTACAGACTGGCCAGGAGCTGATATGCCGACATACTTTCGGAACGGATCGACATCCGGACTGGCTTCCTGATATGACATTGGAACCGGAATCTCCCGAATAAAGAAGCTATCCCCGATTTCAAATCCGTTGGGCGGGAACTGAGATGTTCTTTCCCTGGCATACAGACACTTTGTCTGTTCTGAAGCGTTTTTGATTGTTGCAGTCGAAACCACATATTTCGGCTTAATCAACTTGCCATTGAGCTTGTAAGAGCACATATCCTCAATAATGGTTTCGTATGCTCCATATATCGTTCCGAGAGGTCCTGTAATTAAATGGAGCTCATCTTGGATAATCAGCTCAGGAGGAAGGAAAGGCTTTATTTGTGTAAGAGTAGAAGTTGGATTGTTCGGGGTCTTATTGTGTTTCTTATGAACATCGCCTATAACCACATATCCATCACGGCTGCAAACTCGATCAATCCTGCCAAAAAGAGCATTGGTTTTGACGTCCCACGGCAACCTTGCGAATTTATCTACAGTTGACAAAATGATTGTTGGACAGCGGGAATAGATTTCCTCATCTACCAAGAAGACGGGTATCTTCTGCTTGTTTTCAAGTTTGTACCTATAAAAGATGCAATGCTCATCTGAACAGTAGATATCAACTGCTTTTCTTTCTATATCGATATAAAAGTTTTCTTCTTTCAGCGGTGATCCGCAGAATGGGCAAGTCAAGAGCTGTTTATGGATAAGCCGCTGCTTGCGTTTCGCTTCCTCAGGATTATCCGGGTCATCAAGCTCACTGAATGAGTTGGGAGTTACTCCGCTACCAACCCAAAAACCGATGCTAATGGGCTCTTTCCCATACTTTGGGTATTCCATTCGTCTTACCTGTTCCGCAGCCACAACCATCTTTGTGATTCTGTCACGCTGTTGTGTGGTAAGAAGCCTCAAGGTGTAGCGAAGAATTGCCGTTACTCCACCATCAAGGTTAAACTCGCTCTCCATACCTGCCCGAAGCCTTCTGAAAGCGATAACAAACGCCATCAGGCCAAGATAGGCTTCTGTTTTGCCGCCACCGGTTGGGAAGTATAACAAATCAACAATCTCTCTATCTATGTGTTCAGGATCAACCATTCCAGCCAAGTTCATCAGTATAAAAGCAATCTGGAACGGTCGCCACGCAAAGTCATTGACCCTTTTGGTCGGGTCGTTTGGATCCGTTTTCCTTGGATCAGAAAAATCCTTGAAACTGCATTCAATTCCTTTTCCATGTTTTTTTGAATAGTTTTTGATGCTGTTTTGGTAGAACATAACCCTGTTCATGAAACAGAACGCATCAAAAACGGCCTCATTGTCTGAAACAAGACGGATACCTTCCCTGATTCTGGATAGTGCCGTATTACACTCGCGAATAACATCTCTTCCGATTCCATCCGCGAATGCCTTTTCCGCCATCTTTGGATCATCTGTAAGATTATTCTTGATCCATCTCTCATATGAATCTGCCAAGACATTCAAACGCCTGATAATATCTTCTTTCTTGTTTTTAAGCGACAGAGAAATCATCGAAAAGAAGTGCGGATCAAACCCCTTGATTACCGCGCTCACCCCGGGGAATTCATATTGTGGGATAAAATCAGATCTGACAAAACTCGTTTTCCCCTTTACAGGCTGTTCCCAAGTTGCAGCACACCCACGGCCTCGTCCAAGGATGGCCCGTTGTTCAAAGAAATAATCATCTTTTGTCAAATCTTTTCTTCCTCTGCAAATATGCTCAGCAACAAATATTCGCTCCCCATTTTGGGAATGTGCATTCAATTCAACTTGGAACATTGTTGCTTCCAGTTCAGACACGGGATTGAAACGCTTATTTATTACATAGGCGGTTACAAGAGCGTACCCTGTTTTCAAAGATATTCTTGATATGTGAAGACAAACACTGGAATCCGTGACGAGCTGATACTCTTTTGATCTTCCGACATCTGAAAAAACAATATGAACGGTTTCTTTTTGAGGAATACGCTTATAGCAGATGGACTCTTTTTCATGCCCGGCATCATCAGTGATAGTTTCTTTTGTTTTGTAGTAATCACCCCACAACACATCTATCTCAACAGATGGAGTAGCCTCATCCACATAAAAACTGATTCCAATTGAGGATGGCTTTGCAAAATGTGTTACAGATACCGGCTCATTGTCATCGTCTTCTCCGGCAGTGAAATCATCGCCATCTCCATAGGCAACATCAGCTTCAACTTCCTGATCCTGTATAAAAACACCTTTGTGATCAGCATTTGTCTTGGGGGAGAGTGTTCCAATGATATAGTAATTGTGGGAAGGATCCTCGTAAAGGATTTCTTCCGGTGTTTCCGGCCCCATCAAGTCCTTTTTCAGTGCATCAATAATAATCTGCCTGGCTCGTGCATTTTTTAATCTGTCAGCCATAGAAACCTCCATGTTTTCAGAACTTCAGAACGATGTTAACAAGTAGAATCGGATTAATATCAAACTGCTTATCAAATGCAGCGATGTCTTCCTCGGCTTCTTCTCTGATATTTGCAACTCTTTTTTGCTGTCCATTACGAGCCTTGTCCAGTTGCTTTTTTATTTTTCCGACTTTTTTCAAAATATCTGCTTTCTGGAGAGAATCTCGTGCCTGAATTTCCTGCATTAGAAGGTCTTCAACATCACGGTTCATATCTCCGATTTGCAAGGAAAGTTGTTCAATCTGGATGTCAATCCAATTCTCAATTTTCTTCCGATGATACGTTTTGATTGGCTCAGTAGATCGCCGATACCGTTCCAGCATCTCCTCCGTCAACCGCCGATAAACACGTTCATAAAATGCCTTCTCTTCTTTTGATGGAGCAAAGTAGCGAACATCATCATCGTTAGCATTTTCTAAAGCTTTGACAATCTCGTGTTCTTCAAAATCGATATATTCGCCGTTTTCATCGCATAGCAATAATACTGGAAAGAGGATCTGATTGTTGTTACAGAACGCACCCACGAACAGTGTTCCGTGAGAGCCGAAATTAGCTTCTCCCCAGTTGTCTATTTTCCAGTAATACAGATTGCCATCCATTTCTGGCTCTGCAAATTGATTCCAGTATTCCACATCGTGCAGATATTTCTCAATATTTTCTCTCGTATTCTCCAATGCTTCCCCCTTGGCTTCCGGGCTTTCCGTAAGCAGGATAGATCGAAGCTGTACTACTTGCTTGTTCATCTTTGATGTCAGTTGCTTGTCCAAAGTTTCAAACGCCCGAATGAACTCCGCATTAGAATTGCATTTCTGGTAGATATCCAAAATGGTCTTTTCAAACCCCGTACCTGATTCCAAGGTTCCCAATGCCACGTCCGAAGCTCCAAAAACACCGTCAAACAGCTCAAATTTTCGGGACAGAATCTCATATACCCTTTTATCTGCCTCATTATCTGTATTGAGCAAATTGATTGCTACCACATCATGTGTCTGTCCATAACGATGACAACGTCCTATCCGTTGTTCAATCTTCTGTGGATTCCAAGGCAAATCATAATTAATTACAGTGTTGCAGAACTGGAGGTTCAATCCTTCGGAACCCGCATCTGTTACAATCAGCACTTTCGCATGGTTACTGAAATAATCCACGATAGCATGCTTGTACTCCACATTTCGGCCATAATTAGTCTTTCTAAAGTTCTTAACCAGCCAGGCATGAAAGATCCCTTTGGACATGGCATCATCAAAATCACCATTAAAAAGAAGAATATCTTCCTCCGCATAACCATCTTTTCTTAGTTCAGCTGCTATGTATTTCTGTGTCCGCTTGGATTCTGTAAATACAACAGCTTTCTGTGGAACACCTTCGTGCTCCTGCTGAGCAAAAGCTGTTCTCAAAGCAGTTTTTAATGCTGCAACTTTAGCATTGGAAGAAATTTTAGTGGCAACATCAATAATTGCCTGAACGGCGTTGAGTTCGTCTTGGATTTCCTGCTTCTGAATGACAGAATCCAAATCTTCCTTTTCTTCAAAATCAGACTCATCCATTTCGTCTTCCACAAAGTCCCAGAAAAGATTAAAGCCATCTTGGGCATTTGCTGATTTCGTTCCTTGGTAGAGTTTCTCCAATCTTTTCCGGAGAATTTCAAACGTCTGAACCAAGGCAAAGCTGGATGAGGCAAGCAGTTTGCGAATTACAAGAATAATCAGACCTTTGTTATTGGTCGGAATCGAATGCAGAGTTTCTCGTTTCAGGAATGCGTTAACCAGATTGTATAAATCGCTTTCCTCTTGAGTTAGATGGAAATCGACAGTAATGCATTCCCTGCGTTTGAAATCCATGTACTTACCAACATCTTTCCGTAATGTGCGGAAAAGAACCGGCAGTAATTCTTGTTTGAGCGTCTCGTAGTCTTGGCCTTCAATGAATCGGTGGTTAAAGACCTGCTCCGAACCAAATATTTTAGGGTCAATAAAAGAGATGAGCCCATGGAGATCAGAAAGGGAATTCTGCAAGGGGGTTGCGGTCAGCAGAATTTTAGGAATACCTTTGGACAGTTCATAAAGGTTCTTGGCACGTTTTGTTCCATGGAAGACATTGCGCAGATTATGAGCTTCATCAATGATGATAAAGTCCCATTTCACAGCAGGGAAACGACGCATCAGCTTGGATGCATAATCATAGGAGGTGATGATAATTCGGACTTCGGGTTTTTCAATCCAGTCCTTCATTCCGTAATAATCTTTCTCAACGGTCTGACGATCAAGAATAACAGCTTTTTTGCCGAACTTGTCTTCAAGCTCCACTTCCCATTGCTTGCGCAGTGTTGCCGGGAGGGCAATTAAAATCTTCTTAGCTCCAGAGTCCAGAACATAATTAAGCACCAGTCCGGCTTCTATGGTTTTTCCAAGGCCAACTTCATCTGCCAGAACGATTCCGCCTGTTTTCAGTGCATGCACGGCAGCAATAAATGCATTGATCTGGTGTGGATTCAATTCAATGTCTGCATTCAGAAGACACTTATACGGAGATTCCCCCAAAAATATCTTCTTATATCGGCTGTATTGTTCCAGCAGAAGATTACTTTCCATCTCCCCCTCCCTGATTTAGGACTTTGGCTATTCCTTTGGCAATAGCTTTTGCCATGAGCGGGGGTACGGCATTCCCAATCTGAACAAATTGAGATGTCCGGGGGCCCTCAAAGAAATAGCTGTCTGGAAAAGACTGTATCCTCGCTGCTTCTCTTACTGTAATGGAGCGATGTTGATTAATATCAGGATGAATAAAGTAGTGCCCATCTTTGGAAATGTGGGCCAGCATCGTATGACAATACCTCTCATGCCCCTCGACCACCTTGAATCTGTCGAGGAAGGAATCCCTGTTTTTGTGTGTTTTTAAATCGTCAGGCAGATCATTGTAATTAAGACGCTTGTGGCCGCCGTTCCACTCTTCTATAGCTCTTTTGTATATTTCGATGTCTCTGTCTTTGTTTGGCCTCGCAGAATGCAGCGTCAGCACATCGTCTGAAACTCTGATTCCTGTTTCCGCCAAGTAGGATCCAATCTGCACGGTTCTATAGTTATCTGCACTTTCCCCTGGGGTAAGCCTAGGAAGATCATCGAGCAAATCGTACACAACTGCATCAAAAGAGACTTTCTTAAACTCAGGGTATCTCAGATTACTGTACTTTCGCCATCCTACAATTATCATGCGCCGTCTATTCTGAAGAACTCCAAAGTCCTTTGAATTCTGCTCATGACATTCAATTTCATACCCTACCTGTTTCAGCCGTTTCTGAATGTTCTTCCACGTCTTCCCATTGTTGGCTGACTCAATCCCCATAACATTTTCAAAGACAAACATCCGGGGATTATACTTCTTTAGAAAACTCGCATATAGTTTATATAACCCATTACGAGGGTCTTCTTCCATTGGCGTTTCCATGTGGCTGCTCTGAGCACGCCCCACAAGAGAATACGCCTGGCATGGCGGTCCTCCAATAATCACATCCACCGCTGCATGCCCCCTTTTTTCCATCAAACCGTCAATTGTTTTGAACAGGCCAGGAAGAGTTTCTTTGGACATGGTTTCGCATAGAACATTTTTTTTGTACTGTTCAGGAATTTGCGAAAGAAACTCATCACGAGACATTTCACCTTTCAAATATTTGTAGTAAAGCGACAGATTCTTTTTTCCTTTCAGATAATAGTAGGCACTTCGCGTTTCTATGGTCTTTGCCGCGAAGGGATTCATTTCAACATGAGCCAAAGGCACAAAGCCTGCCTGAATAAAACCTTCAGAAAGGCCACCCGCGCCGGCAAATAGATCTATGAAATTGTATTTCGGCATGATGGCTTCGTTTCCTCTGGTTCTTTTCCTTTTGTCAGTCTTCGTATTCTCCGTCCGTATCAAAGATATGGTCCAACTCATCATTGTTAATCGCAGCAGTAACCTTGTCTCTGACGATTCCTTTTCCCATATCCAGCCTTCTGAATCTGTTTTTCCCGGCGGCATCTTTCGCTGTGCGAATCAGTTGAATCCTGCCTATCTTCATCTCTTCCCGTGCATAAGCAGCAAAGCCTTTGGCTTTTCCAAGATTATCCTTAAAATCAGGGCTATGTGGTTCAAGGATGTCCATAATATACCCCAAGTCAGGATCTCTGCGGATGATGATCAAATCTGGATAGGCAGCCTTCACTGTATTGTCAATCTCATAGGGAATTCGTAATGACCAGGATTGCCGGTCAAAATTTCGAAGCCAGCAGACGAAATCTTCACGTCTTTGTTCTTCTTCAAGAACGCTTTTTTCCCAATCGTTCAATTTGATGCGGGCATTTCCATGAGCGTCAGCATAAAGATGATCTCTGTAAACATCGCCGCCTTTGTCCACCCTCGCGCTAATCATTTCCGGGAGCGTAAAGTTGTGTTTACTGATCTCATCTCCGTTTGCAACAATATCGCTGTACTGTTTTCTGCATTTTTCGGATTTTGAAATGACATATTTGCGATATTTGTCATTTAATGCGTGGAATTTTGTTTCAGCATATTGGTTCAGTTTGCGAATACACTCCTCATCCGCAGCAAAAAGAATGCAGTCGATCTTAAATGCATTTGGATTGTCGAAATCAATGAATCTGCGACCATATACAAACGGGAAACCATATCCCCCCAGTTTAGCATCGGCTGCACGAAGCTGCCTGTCCAAATCCGTTTCTGAAGCCTCAAACAGGTCGTAATGAGTTGAATTTTCGATTTTTTCTCCAAACGGATCGAATATTTGTATGGAAAGCTTAAATTCCAGGACCTTCTTGGCAAGATCATCATATTTCCCCCTGTCTTTCAGGTCCCGGATATATGCTTGCATCAGGTCGGTAACTTCATCCTTGACCTCGTCATTTGCCCCCTGATAAATCAGATTCTGCGTGAGGATTCCGGCAAGACTCAGCAATGATTTCAGATAACTGTTAACTTTCGTAATACGAATCTGATACGTGAGGAAGCCTTGTTCATTGATAAAGTGGATCACAGCTTCTCGATCTATCTCAGGGAAAAGAGACATCTGGATCGGTGTAGCAGCATTTAGAACGGGCTTGTCAGATGCAGTATTTCCATCGCCTTCATGACCTGCTGGTTTGGTGGCCTGACTTGCTTCGCTGGATACAGCATTGTTATCCTGTGAAGGTAGCATCTGGCCATTATCTGACTTAACACTTGCATTTGCTTGCCCGGCATCGGCAGGATGGGATTGTTCTTCCGAATACGGGGATTCTCCCTCTCCCCCGAATAAGTCCGGTTGATCTGGATCTTGTGTCCCTTTTCTGGATTTGCTGCCGGAAGAGACATGAACTGACCAGGGAACGTATATCTGGTCCTCAAGCGATTCCCCATCCACAACGGTCGGGATTTCTCCACCTTCTGTGCTTTGCAATTCGTCAATGACTTTCTGCACATTGTCTTTGTTGAAATAAGGCAGGAAAAGCCTGACCTCATTCAGAGAATCGTCAACCACGACATGACACTGCAAAGGGGTACGTACCATCCGGCCAAGAAGCTGTGCAATATAGGTCGCATCCTCTGCCACGCGGAAAGACATCATTGTTTCAGCTCGTGGGCAGTCCCATCCTGTTGAAAGGTTTTCTTTGAATAATACGATCTTGACCTTCCTGTTATCTGCGATGTCCGAAGGTTCAATATGAGGGACGTTCAGTCCGTTTATCGTAATCGTGCCTGTGGAGCCAAAAGTGTGAACGACTTCTCCTTCTTTGAACTGCTTCCCCAGCCGTTCTTCGACTTTAGCAATAACGTCATTCAGGTCTGTATCGGATACTTTGCTTCCATTCCCCGCCTTTACTTGAATCACAAACACGGGGTTGACATTGGTATAATGCTGTTCATATGTGTACTGATACCAATGCTGGCACTTTTCCCGCCATTCGTCGGTCGCAGCCTGAAGGACGGCCATGTCATTATGTTTGGTCGGATCCTCTGGATAAGTAATAACGATTCGGTCCTTCAGGAGACCAGACGCACGGACCTGAGCAGGGCTGACAATGACTTTCTGAAGTGTTGAGGTCGTGTCTTTGCCTATCAAACTATCAAAACGTTCTGAGGTTGCACTCATGCCCACAATCACCGGGACAGGAGAAAGCTGATGTGCAGGGCTTCCCTTAATAAATCGCTGCATGATCGAAGTGGCCGTTCCAGCTGCGTTACCCATCATTCCTCGATGTGCTTCATCAATAATGAAATACAGCCGGTCAGATTTATTCTTGGCTGTGTTCTCTATCGTTTCCCAGATTGTGTATTGGCGTGTATCGGAATGCTTCCCCAGATTGCCGCCTCTTCCAAGCTTTTGTGTATTCAAAAAGTAGATGTGACCATCATCCAGCACTTCCTGATCAAAACTTTCGTCTGTAATCGTCACATATTGCGTCAGCCTCAGCCTGTCTGCTTTCTGTTCAAATTTCTGCCTGGATTGCTCGTTCAGTTGAGGAGAATCGGATAGCCACACGAAGATAGCGTCTGGCTGTTCTGTATATTGGTCGGAACCAAAGTACACATCCTCCACAAAAGCCGCCATGATAATGGTTTTGCCCGAACCGGTCGGTGCCTGAAGAGAAATAACCTGAGGAACCTGACAAGCACGATAATTGTTCATGGCCATTGCGGTTTTTACTCTGAGCTCATTTACGGCCTGTTGTTGAAACGAGAACAAATCGTTGATCATTGTCAGTTCCTCCCATAATTAATCCGGAAATTATCCAGATAGTCCCTGTAAAGCTGGAAGGTAGTCTTTCCTTTCAGAGCACTTACCATGTTGCGATAATTAATATCATAGTCTGTAATGATAAATACTGTTTTGATTTCGGGCATGGCATTAACCTTCTCAGAGAATGAAGAAAAGTCATTTTCGTTCATCAAGACGGCCATTCTGTTTTCAGCCAGGATCAGCATGTCTGCAGGAGTATCAGTCAGTGAAGGACATGGTCCATGAGATCCTGCCTTCATCCATAGAGTCGGCAGCATTTCCTTGAATTGCATTCCGAGAGCTACTGAGGTTTTATCAAGGAATCCAAGCTTAAAATATGCCGCATTTGACTTAAAACCATCCGCCATTGGGAAATCACTGCCGAGATAGGTTCCCTTCAGTGGATTGCCTTTTACATCATGACCTTCGATGGAGCAAACTGTGCGTGGCCATGTGACGTACTGAGCTATGCCGAGTTTCTCCCATTCCTCATCGCCAGGCTTAAGTCCTCGAGAGGACATTTCTTTTGCCTCATCATCCGAAACTTCGTTATTAGTGACAAGAATACAACGACGATGACCACCATCTTCCGCGTTCAACAGATTGACAGCGTGAAGTGTTGTTCCAGAACCGGCAAAGAAATCAATGACTATAGCATTAGGCTTATTTCTTACGAACAAATCAATGCAATCATGTACTGCATATAATGATTTCGGGAAACTAAACCTATTGCCTATTATATCCTTTATTATCTTGCTTCCATATGCATTTGCATTATGACTTTTTTCGTTCCAGTTCGTTTTAGGCATAACATCTTTTCCGTTTTCATAATGTGCTATAATTGAGCCATCAGTATCATATCCATCCACAATGGCTGTACCATCCTTGATATCTTCGATTGTCCCTGAGGTCAGGTATTTAACCACATATTTCTGGGGGGTATTTTCCTTGCGTTCTCCTGCTTTGAGATATCCATTTTTCAGCAGTTCTCTTGCCGTTTCAGGCCTTGCCCCCCAGTTCATTTCAATTCCATTATCTCGAATCGGAAATACGGTTGTGCATCCAGGTCTATTGGGGACAGTTTTTATATCTATATTCGGAGGAATGGGATTACCTATTTCTGCAATCTTTCCAGTTTTTGTATCAACATAAAGTGGGTAAAATTGAGCCGTCCCGCCTTTCGATGTGCCACGTTTTGATTGCAGATCGTGTCGCCTAAATGTTTCCCAACTGATACTGTTCTTTTCAGAACTTGCTTCAGTTTTTATTCCACAAGGTACAGCCGCACCAATCATCACAAAGAAAATGTACTCGTCACTTCTCGAAAACTCATTTAGTCTTTTTGAGCCGCTTGGATTAATAACGGAAGAAATCATTTGGGTTGTTGCTTCAGGAAACATCTCTTCCAGCAGGCATCCAAGATGTAAATACTCTTTTTCGTCAATAGTAATAATCAAAACTGATTCATTAGGATTGAGGAGTTTCTTTGCAATACGGAGCCGCTTCTGCATCATGGAAAGCCATTTGCTGTGTCGGTATTGGTCGGTGCTGTCCACGTAATCATTGTTGTATTTCCAATCACGTGCACCTGTGTTATAGGGTGGATCAATATAGATACAATCCACCTTTCCTGCATAGAGATACTCCAAAAGCTGCAAAGCATGATAGTTGTCTGCTTCAATCAATGTATGCCATAGGTCGTTGTCCGGCGCATTGCACACAGCATCTATCGGCTTCAAATATGGATAAATTGGTTCTCCGAACTCAGCGATGGGAACAAGATCCCCAATCGAGAATTCAACCGCCTCGGACTCACCTCGACGGATACATTGAGCCATTCCCTTTTTAATTTGAACAACTTGATAAAAATCACTGACGGGACCGGACCTGAGTGCGACCTTTGCTCCGCGACGTACTGGCATATCCCACAGCGGAGTACATTCTGGAAGATGCTCCTCAAAGACCAAACCGAACTTTTTCTGTTTGGCCAACTTGTTGACTTCTTTTTGAAGTTTTTCTCGCAGATCAGGGTCTGTGATCTGTCGGACAAGGTCGTTTATGGCAGACATAAAAGGCTTCTCGGTGTGATTTCAAAAGTTTTTATTCTTTGTACATGAAAACGCGTAGCAGGTTCAAAAGCACCTTTGGACATCTAAGCCAATAAGGATACCAAAGAACCGTGTGAAACATACTTTAGCATACAATCAACGCTTTTTCCAGTGTAGAAAGAAGTTTTTGGCGAAATAACCGGGAAAATGAATGATTTTTTCGCGGATTCTGCAGCGGCCCCGTTTGAACGGGGCCGCTGTACAGCACGAGTTTCCGAGAAAGGCAAGACTGAGCGAAACTCAGACATCGACCGGCTTCCCGTTCAGCTTCCATCCGGTCTGAGCAAGAACATCCGACAGCACCTTCCACTTCCACGGCTTCGTGCTGAGGTGGAGGTCGCACACCAGCCAGCGACCGTCCTCGAACAGATAGGAATACTCTGCCCACAGGCTACCCTTCGCCTCTTCCGCGAACGAATCCCTGTCCTTGAACTCGACTGCGGGTTGAAGCGGCTCCTTGCGGTCGCGGTGGTAGGCCACCGTGACGCCTGGCTGCGGATTCGACCAGGAGTGCGGGTTTGCCGGGTCCGGGTCGACCTCGGCTCCGAGCGAGCTCAGAAAGCCAAGGGCGATGAGTTCCTCGACCTTTGCCCGGTCTTGATAGTGTTCGGCGAGAGTTTCCCCGGCTCCACCGTCAGTGATGTACCCGTCCCAATGCAGATAGACGGCATGAATTGTTCCGTCGGGCATCGTCATCCCGATTGCTGCGTTCGTGCTCATTCGGCCTCCTTCCGCTTCTTCCAGTCGCCGGACTGGATGACCTTGGCAGTGGCCGGAAGGCTGTTCATGATGTACACCCAGCCGGTGTCCGTGCTTCCATCTGCGAGCGTTGCCTGAATGAGCTTGCGGTCGTAGAGCCTGGGGTAGCCTTCCAGCCTGTCAACGTTCGGCCAGTCCTCGAACGGGATTTCGATGAGTTTGGCATGGACGACCGTGTCTCCGGTCTGTTCGAAGGCGGGGAAGCCCCAGCCTGTGTCGTAGAGCGTCCCCACGATTGTGCAGGGCGTGATTTTCACGGCATTTGCGCAGAGGCGGTGGTTGCCCTCTCCGGTCATGAGTGTTCCGTAGACGACAAGTTTGACAGTTTTCATTTTTTTGTGCTCCTTTTGAGGTTGAGTTGATGGAAGAAGTTTTTGTTGTTGCGGAATGCATTTGGGATGCGGTGGAAGGCCGCACCCACAGAGCAGATCTTTCTGTAATCTTCGGGGAACGGCTGACCTTCGCGAAGGACTTTCGTTTCGGGCGTCATCTCGTAGGTCGCGGCCACGAAGGTCTCGCCGTTGCAGTCGGCCTCGATCCAGATTCTGCGGTAGATGTGCGGGCATCCCTCGTAGGTGTCGAGGATGCTCAGTTCTCGTTCGCTGATGCAGTAGAGGACGCCATGGACCACAGCGCCTTCTTCATAGTCGATGTCGGCGTAAAGGCGTTCGACGAGACGATAGTTCTTGAGCTGGGCTGCTCTGAATGAAGCGGCTGTCGGACATCTGTGGTGGATGCGTTTCGGGTTGAGGTTCGACCCGTAGGCGAAGTAGAGGATCGGGGTGTTCATGGATTCTTTCTCCTTATGGTTGTGGCTGTTATTACTTAAAGCATGACTTTTGATTAACGCAAGTGCCTTTCGGAGAATAAGATGAAGTTTCTTCGATAAAGTTTTCACAGCCCGATGACATGGAATTCCGGAGGTGGCAGCGGTTCGTCTTCGCCGAAGAACCGGATTTGCTTTGCGATCTCTTCTGCTAACAGTTTCGTGTCCGCGAAGTCCCCGTCCTCGGTGTCGCCGACGATCAGGGCGTTGCCGACGATGCGCCAGTCGCCGAGCTCGAATCCGGAAGTCCACCGCTTGAGGCGTCCTTCCTCATCGCAGACGATGTTTTCCCCGGCAAAGGGAACGGTCTGCACGAGCAGGCATCCGATTTTGTCGTACATGGCCTGGAGATCGTTTTCAATCTCGATCAGGCTGACAGTCTTGTTTTGGGCATCGATGAAGATAGCGTTCATTTTACCTTGACCTCCTGCTCCTCGAAGGAAGCATAATTGAGTTTGGCGAGCAGATTCAGGAACTCCAGCGGGGCATCGTCCTCGGTGAGGACATAGTCCGCCTTGCCGATTTTATCGAGAATCTTCCGCATGTATTCTTCGACCGTGAGGTCGATTTGGAACGGGTTCTTTTTCATGGCTTCGACAATCTCGGTGGCGTTCGCGCCAACATAGTATTCGCCGGTATAGGCGACAGGGGTACCGTCGATGTCCATTTCGTGAATTCTGATTTTCATAGGTCTGACCTCCTATTCTTTACGGGTTTTGTGGCCGTTCCGGGGCCGTTTGTGGGGGTTGATTTATGCGGTTGGATTTGGGGGGTGCTTCCCCGGCTGCCGAATCGCACGTTGAGCCCAAAGCGAGCGACGTTTGGCATAATCGGCATAGGGGAAGCGATTTAGAATGCTCGAATTAAAATCCGCAGTTTCGCCGGAAACAGCCCTGACGGAGGCGAGTGAGGTCCCCGGCAAAACTGCGGAAAAGATTCGTTTTTCTTCGGATTTCCGGTTGACTTTTCGGGAAAGGCATAATCGGCAGAAAGTCGCGTTTTTCTTTCGGTTTGGACTTGCTATTCCGAAAACCGGATTATCCGAATTTCTTTCGTTTTATTTCAAAGAACCGCTTGCTTTTTCGGCAAGCCATGCTGAGGTGAGGAGGCCGGTTGTCCGGCCCCCTCCGGCTGGTCGGTCAGGCGTTCGGCCTGCCGTGCTTCCACGCCTTGTTCCCCGGCAGGTTGTCGAGGAGGTGCTTGCGGAAGTTTTTGAACTCCGGCCCGATTGCCTTGAGGTGGAGGAGGAACACCCGCATATCGTAGGCGGCGCTCTCCTCGCTGTACTCGCGCGGCTTCTTCGTGCTCGCGCACTTCGCGGTCTTGGCCTTGGCGGCGATCATCAGGGCAAGAATCGCGGCTGTTTTGACCTTGCCCGCATGATTACAGCCATTGAAGCACCTCAGCTCGACCGTCCCCGTGGTCCACACGTTGTTGAGGTTGATGGCGCGGTAGCGGGTGCTGTCGTAGTGGGCAGGACGCGGGTTCGCGTACCCGTACCAGGCGATGTTCAGCTGTTGGCGGGTCTGCGGTTTCATCTTTTCGAGGCGGTCGATGAACTCGCGGTCGGTCGGCTTCGTGTAGTGTGCGAGGCGGCTCGGCAGGGTTCCGACCGCCTTGAGGATGAGCTTTTCCTGCTTGTACCAGATTCTCGCGAAGTTCGCGATTTGCGCCGCCGTGAAGTCTTCGACTCCGACGTGGACGTGCTGGCTCGTGCAGGCCGGGGTCTTGGCTCCGGCGTGGCGCAGGGCGCGCACCACCTTCTGCAGGGTATCGAAGTCTTCCCAGTGCAGGATGGGCGTGACCACCTCTGCCGAGGTTCCGCTGAGGCTGCCATCGCTGACCGCCTTCCATTTCCGTCCGTCAGGGGCGGTGACCGTCCAGGCGTCGTAGCTCCCGCCGGTGTGGCTGATGTTGCCGCCGACCACGCTCTGGATTGCTCTCGCGGCTCCTTCGCGGCTGATGTGAGTGTATTCGAGCTCCGTTCCGAAGCCCAGGGTTTTCGCGGTGTCGAGGATGTTGTTCTCGCTCATGTTTGCCTCCGTCTTGGTTGGCATTCTTGTTTGGTTCGCGGGTTGCCCGTGCATCCCGCTCGACATTAGTTAATTAAGCATGGAAAGCGTTAATAGCCAGTCGTTTATCGAAGAAATAACGCTTTTTATCGAACTTTCTTCCGATTATTTTAATAAAGCCGTCTTTCTGCTCGAAATGAGGTAAAAGAGAAATATCAAGTCAGAAAGCGAAGAAATATCTATTATTCTTTTCTAGCATGGAAAAGCAGAATAGCAAGTGGAAAACGAAAGAAATATCGATTATTCTTTCGAGCATGGAAAAAGGGGAAGTCAAGCGGAAAAGCGAAGAATTATCGAACTTTCTTTCCGTAACGCGGTTTCAATATAATCCAGTCTTTTTCGGAAGAAATATCGAAGATTCTTTGATTATGCTCTTTTCGGAAAAGCAAGCGAAATATCAAGAAATATCGAAGAAAGATTTACTGGCCGCCACCTTCTGGCGACGGCCTGTTGTTCTTGTTTCACTTCACGCGACCGTTCTTTCCCGGCCAGCCGATGCCGGGGAAGTTCATGTCGCCACGACGAACAGCGGCGAGTTCCGCATCGGCAGCCTTCTGGTAGTCCGGATGCTGGCGCTCTTCGCGTTCGCAGTCGAGGCAGAGGACATCCTCATTGAACCGGCTCATTATCCTGCCGCCATCAAGCGACCCGCCGCATCTTGCACATTTCGTTGCCGTCAGAAATCTGTCTGGCATTTTTCTGTTCTCCTTCGTTTGGGTTTCGGTTTCCGCGGGTTTTCCGTATCTCCCGCGCTCGTTTGTAAATTTAGCGTTCTATTCGTGAATAGCCAGTCGGAAACCGAGGTTATTCGAACTTAATTCGGACTTTATTCGGGAGCATGGAAAGTTGATAAATCCAGCCGAAGATCGAAGAAATATCGAAAAAAGATTTTCGGTACCGACAACATCCGATGCCCGGTTTCGGGCCGCTTTGCGCGTCTGATCTCTATTCAAAACGCCAAACGCCCGCCAGAAAGGCCGGTATTTGGCCGACGTATCCCCGGCGTTCGATTTGAAACATGCGACCCCAGGCGCATGATCGCACGTTCCGGCATAAGCGAGCGACGTTTCGCATAATTGCGATACCCGTGCATAGAAATCCGCAGATTCGCGAACGAAAGCCCTGACGGAGGCGAAGAGGTCGTCCGACGAATCTGCGGAAAGATTCGGTTTTCTTCGATTTTGAGCTTGACTTTACGGGAAAGCCATTATTGCCGAATACTGGCGGTTACGCTTCGCGCCACTTCCCGAAATTGAAGTCCGGGTGTTCGTCGCGGAGGAAGTTGGTCTCATCCCAGATGTCCTGGATGCGATTGGCGAGGTTTTCCTGCCCGGCGGCCGAGAGTTCTTCCATCAGAAGATGCACACGGTTTTCGAGTTCCTTCATGGACTGTTCGACGGTTTTGGTTTCCATTGTGAGTGTTCCTTATGTTGGGGTGTGGATATTTCGGCCCCGCCAGGGTGGCGGGACCGTTGGTGGTTTCTGTTCAGCCGACCTCGATGAATCTTGTGGCGGGTTTTGTGCGGAAGGCTTCCTCGACCTTTTCGCAGTAGGCTTCGTAGTCGTCGGTCTCGGTCGGGAAATCTTTTTCGAGCAGGAAGTTGTTCCAGACCGTGCCGTCCGCGTGAAGTTCGTATTCGCCGTACTGGTCGGTCATGAGCTCCTCGTAGTGCATGTGGAACTTCTTGATTGCGGTCTTGCGGCGGAGCCAGCTGAACATGTCGATGAACTCGCCGTCGCTGTATCCCCACTTGACCCAGCCGCCGATGAACACCTCCGTTCCGTCCTGTTCGACTTTGCCGTCGAAGAAGTAACGGTCGCTCCCGAAGTAGGCTCCGACGTTTTCGCGAGCAGCCTGCCGGAAGGCGGCCCGGAGCTCCTTGCGGAGCCCCTTGGCCTGTTCGGAGGTTTCGGTTTCGAGCGAGATTTCGATGAAGCAGTTGTTTGCCATGGTCGCTCCTCCTCAGTTGTACATCGCGAGGATTTCATTGTAGATGGCCTTGGCCGCCTTCGTTCTCGGTCTGCGATCCCAGCCGCGGTCGTAGGCGCACCGGCATTTGTCAGGGTTCCAGCTCGTCCCCTCGCTGATGAACAGCTTGCTGATGCGCCCGTTGTTGATTCCGAATTCGCTCGGCAGCTCGAAGTGCTTGGTTTCGATGTGATAGTTTTTGCCTTCGAACACTGCCTTGGCCACTGTCCAGGCTCCGTCATGCTTGATGATTTCGATCATCGTTTCCTCCGTCAGTTTGGAGTTTTTCGTTTGGTTCGCGCGACCTCGTTCAGCCTCGCTCTGCTATTAATTAAGCGCTTAAAGAAACTTAATCCAGTCTTTTATCGAAGAAATACGAATCTTTCTTTTTATTCTGCTCATAACGAGCTTATCGGAATGTCAAGTGTGAAAGCGAAGAAATAACGAAGATTCTTTCGGAGCATGGTATTTCTGAATAGCAAGTCGAAATGCGAAGAAAAAGCGAAAAAAGAGTTGCCCGGCATCCGGCCGGGCGTGTTCGATGTTCACTCTTCTTTTCGGAAGGCTTCGATGATGTGGTGGGCGGCCGCGAACAGCTCCTTGGCGGTTTCGGTCATTCCTTCGTCCTCGGCGTAGATTTCAATCTTTTCGAGGTGTTCTTCGAGCTCGTCAAGGTCTCCGTTCCAGACCTCGGAGATTCCGCTCGGTTCGCCCGTGGCCACATAGCAGATGCTGTTCATCGCGGCGATCAGGCTTTCGGTTTGCAGTCTTTTCATGTTTTGTTCTCCGGTTGGGCATGACCCGCCAGGCGGCGGGCCATGCTGTTGGGGGTTCAGTCTTCGTCGCCTTCGCAGTCGAAGTCGTACTCGTCTTCATCTTCGTCTTCGTCGCCGAAGCAGACGTCGAACCAGTCGGAGACCGTGCAGAGGAGTTTGTTGTAGTCGCCGGAGGTGGCTTCGGCGTGGAACTCGTCCCAGAGTTCCATCTTGTGGTTCTGTCTCAGTGCGCGCATCGCGTGGCCCAGGATGCAGAACGCATTCCCGTCCACTCCTTCCAGGTTGAGCTTGATGTTCGTCTTGCTCATGTTTGCCTCCATCAGGGTTGGCATTTTTCGTTTGGTTCGCAGGCGGCCCGTGCCGCCCGCTCGACATCAATTAATTAAGCGCATAATTCGTTAATAGCCAGTCGTTAATCGAAGAAATAAGGACTTTTATTCGACTTTTATTCCGAGCTCGGAACGGGGTCGTTTTAGAATGTCTATCAAGACGCGAAGAACGCCGGAGCATGGATAAAACAAAAGTCCAGCCATAAACGAAAGAAATATCGAACATTCTTTCGATAATCCCTTTTTGATAAAGTCAAGTCTTTTTCGGAAGAAATATCGAAGATTCTCCGATTATGCTTTTTCGGAAAAGTCAAGTTTTATTCCGGCTTTTTCCGAGAAATATCGAGAAAAGATTTTGGACGTTTGCTCGGCCTGGTCAATTATGATTTTTGGCAAACAACGGCCGGAAACGGCTCTTTGTCCGAGTTAGCATAGGGGGTCGCATTTTGTAATAGGTCAATCCGGCACGTCACGCGACACATAGCCCCAACTAAACGAATAAAGCCCGCTGTCGCGCGGGCGTTGGGTTCGGATTATTCGAATCCGAGGTATTTTTTGATTGCATCGTAGACTTCTGCCTCGACCGCCTTATCAAGCTTTTCAGTGATGGGGCGTTCGTAATCCATTCCGTAGATGAAGTACAGTGCGGCTTTATTTGACCAGCCTTTCAACTTGGTTTCATCGGCAGTTGCTCGACTCAGGTATTCAGCCTTGATTTTTTCGGCAAGTTTTATCCGGGCAAGGTCGGTCGCAACTCTTATTGCTCTATTGGAAAACTCCCATGCTTCTTTCAAATCAATCGGGCGTACTTTTGTCTGTGTTTGCGGACGGATTCTGCATATCGCTTCCGCGACCTCGTCCATGTAGCCTTCCGCGAAATTCATCTCCAGTTTTTTCATGATTCCCTCGACTCGAAGCATGTCCTTCTGTATGGGGGCGTTCAGTTTGTCGATGATTGACTGTTCCATTTTGTCCTCCGTAGGTTGTTTGGGAACCCGCCGTTCGGCGGGCTCCCGTTTGGGTTTCAGTATTTCAGGTAGAGGTCTTCGCCGCGGCTCGAGATGGCAAGGATGCAGTGTTCGCAGAGGTAGCCGAGGTCCTTCTCCTCTCTCAGGTCGCTTTCGGGGTAGATTTCACCGCACCATTCGCATTTGTGCCAGGTTTCGTCGATCCACTCGCATGTTCCGTTTGGGGCCGTGATGTTTTCGATGTAGTCCCCGATTGTTTCCGCTTCGGTTTCCCCATCGCGTTTGAGTCGTTCGTACTCGGCTTCGATTTCCTCATAGGTGAATTCTTCGCCGGTTTCGGTGTCTCTGAGGATTTTTTCTTCGTCCATCTTGTGCCTCCGTCTGTTGGCAGTTTTTTGTTTCTTTCGCAGGTGTTCCATTCGCCCGCTCGACATTAACAATTTAGCGCGTTATTCGTTAATAGCCAGTCTTTTATAGAGAAATAAGCGTTTTTAATAGAACTTTCTTCGTGAGCATGATTCGCCTCAATATCAAGTCGGTTTCCGAAGAAAAACCGATCTTTCTTCGATAATCTTTTTTTCAAAAGGATTGTCGAAAAGAGAGCCCCGTCGCTCAGGGCAGCGGGGTGTTCGAGTGTTGCGGTTCAGAATCCTGTTTCGCGGAGGATGTCGGATGCTTTCCAGAGGGCTTTCTTGGCGGCGGCCACCTGCTTCTGTGCTTTCTTCAGTTCCTCGACGATTGCCATGTCTTGCGAGTTCCTGATGCCATCTTCGAGAAGGTCTATCACGCTCGTGAGGCAGTCCGAAGCTTCCCAGCCATCGCTGTGCATTGCTCCGGCGATTTTCTGACCGGCTTCGGTGTTCCAGAAGGATTCGGGAATCTTGCATTCGATTCTCTTTTTCATGTTGCATCTCCTTGTTGTCGTGTGGGTCGCCCTATGCTTCCCGTTCTGTTGTTAATTTAGCGTACTATTCGTTAATAGCCAGTCTTTTACAGAGAAATAAGCGTTTTTAATTGAACTTTCTTCTTGAGCATTGTTTGCCTCAATATCAAGTCGGTTTCCGAAGAAAGACCAGTTTTTCTTCGACTATCCCTTTTTCCAAAAAGCAAGTCGAAAACGAAAGAAAAATCGAAGATTCTCCGATTATGCTTTTACAGAAAAGTCAAGCGGTTTTTCTATAATTCTTCGCAGAAAGTTTTGAGGCGTTTGCTCGCGCAGGTCCATTATGATTTATGCCAATAAACGCCCAGAAAGGCCGATTTGTGCGATCTTGCCCCCTTGGCAGGATGCCCCTGAACCAAGGCCTTATGCGTTGCGCGAAACATAGCCGAAAGATCGCCACGAAAGCCGCTGTGTCTTCCAGCGCAAAGGCAAAAAAATGCCAGGCCTAACCGAGGTCAGACCTGGACGAGAAAAAAAGCCCGGCAAGGTTGGGCTTACCCGAAAACGGACAGAGGCCTAGCCGGGGAATTGTTTGTCAGTCGCTTTCCGCGTATCCCTCCGCGAAGAACTTTCCGGGAGTGATTCCGTGCTCATGACAGCTCACAAGAGGACGGCGGACATGCAGGAATATCCTGCGTTCAGTCGTGTCGGGGTGCAGGAGAACCTGCTCCTCCATGTGGGCATAGGTCGTGGCAGGCTCATGGCATTTGGAACAACGAAAGACATGCGGCTCATGTTTCAGCCAGAGATCAACACGCGAACCGTTTTCGGCATGCTCGACTCTTGAAATCTTCCAATGCTTCGGAAGCTTCAGTTTTTTCTGATACGGTTTTCTTGCGGGCATAGTGCGGCACTCCCTTGGATTCTTTTGGTCTGTATCTTCTTTGCGAAAAAGCCTGATACTATAACACGGGAAACGGGATTTGTCAAGTTCGCGGAGAAAATAAAACCCACCGCACATTGAGCATGTCCGGGAAGCCGGACAGAGGCTTGCGGTGGTATGCTGTGGAAATGTCCCCGGCATCACGCCCGAACACTGAAGTCGGACTCCAGCCGGGGATCGGTTTTCATTTGTCGGTTAGCGCATCGACCACCTTGTCGGGATCGGCTCCGGCCTCCACGAGGTCGACGGCATACCCATTGATTTGCCGACCGATCTTGACGCGGAGGTTGCCGTCAGTTCCGACATTGGTGCTGGCGTCGGAAGCCGGGATTCCGTCCGCATTGGCTTTCCCCGCAAGCTCGATCTCCACGTTATCTCGGGTGATTGCGGTAAGGGTCTTGCCGTAACGCAGGGTGAACGACGCCGAGAAATGTTCGGGATCGACGCCCATGTCGAAGCCGATGCCGTCACCATAGGTTACGACGTTGTGCGAGCACCCGCTCAGAACGAGCAGAGCGGGGATCGCGAGGGTAAGAAAGATTTCCTTCATGGTTTTAGCCTTTCAATAGTTGATGGTGAAAAACGCAGCCAGGAGAAGCAGGAACAGCACGAGCAGGACGAAGCCGAAGACAAGCACAACAGCGAGGCTGGCAAGCTCATCCATTCGCCTTCGCCTGCTCACGCGCCTTCGTGCAGATCGGGCATTCGCACGGAGAACACCAGGCGGACCAGCCGAAGAGTTCGCAGTAGTTCCCGAAGCGCCGCGCCTGATTCCAGACGATGTAGCGACGCGGGTTGAAGAACGAGAAAGAACACTTGGCGACGGCCTTGCCGTTGCGTTTGAAACGGGCATTGGATTCGGAGAAGGAATCCCGTGTTTTGTCGCTTTCGTGCCACTCCACATCATGGATGAGGGCTGCAGGAGCGAGGCTGGGATGCAAGGAGGAAATGACCTTGCGGAGCCATTCCGGGAACGAATCGGGCCCGATGCCGTTGTAGATCTTTGCCAGGTCCTCAAACGAGTACCGTTCGAGGATGTCCGTGTTCTCAAGATGGAACTTCTGAGCCTGGTAGTACAGCTCAATGATGGTTTCGATGGAAGTCAATGTTTTTCCTCCTGTCAGTCGATTTCAATTCCGGCCAGCTGCCAGCATCGGTACCACCACTGAGGCTGACCGTACCCGATTTTGGAACCGAAGTATTTGCCTTGCTCGTTGGCGGCCGACCACTGGATGGCGAGGCTGTTCCCCATGACCGGATTTGCCTGGTACGCTTCGGAGCTGGCGAAGGACGCCATCTCCCCGAAGCCGCCGTGGAAGTTGTCTGCTCCGATGAATTGCCCGATGGCGGTGCAGATGGTTCGGAATTGAGCGCAGGCCGCCTCAAACTCCTCTTCTGGAGTCGGAGTGCCGTCATCCGTGATGGTGCCGCCAAGCTGCTCGAACAGTTCGTCCGTCATGGGGCTCATGTTCTGATACGGATCGGGCAGACTTTTGAAGGTCTGCCCGTCGATGGTGTAAAGCTTCATGGATTATATCTCCTCTCAGTCGTAAATGAGTGCATTCGAGCCTCCGGCATTGGCGTCGACGATGTTGCCGGAACCAATGAGCTTCTTCACGCCGTTGCTCGTGATCAGCGTTGCGGACCCACCAATCGTCCATTCCGGGTCCAGATATTCGAATGGATTCGGACCGGATCCGACCTGAACGGACGCGCAATCCATCAGATAGCCGCCCTGTGCCTGAGCATCAACGATGGCTCCGGCAGAGATGAATACGGTTCCCCCGGAGATCAGCGGTCTGTATCCGCCGTCTTCATCTGGATTGCCCGTGGCGAACGTGTTGGAGCCCGTAAGCAAGATTCCTCCGCTTTCAACAGCAATCGACCCGCCGAGACGGCATGTGTCGAAATGCACCCACCCTGATTTGATGTGACCGAGACCGGTCGATCCGGCGGTATCAGAGTTGCCGGAAATAACGCAGTTCGAGAAATAAAGCACATCAGTGGATGGGAGTACACCCCCCAGGTCAAAAGCACCACCGACATTCGCACTGTTTCCGACAATGGAACAATTCAGGAACGATGCGTCAGCGTAGCTGCATTCCGGTACTGCGATTGCTCCGCCTCTGGATGCCGCGTTTCCGCTGAATGTGCAATTATCAAACCGGGCATTTTCAGTACCGCGGCCGATAGGTTCATCGTTTCTATATGCATCATAGAGGACGAGCGCTCCGCCTTGACCGGCTCTTGTCGTCTGCGCTGTGCCGGAGAACACCTTGTTGCCCAGAAACTCACAGTCCTTTGCCCTCACAGCATGTGTCTGACCGGCATGTACGCCAAGGAAGCCACCATTGCCGCCTTGCTGCACGATGTTGTTTTTAAACCTGCAACCAGACATCGTAAGTTCGGAGAAATCGTCATCCACATTCCCGATTATATTCGATGCCTCAGCGACAGTGCAACCGGTGATGACGCAATCGTTCAGCGTAATGGGGGACTGGTTGGCCTCAATAAGCCCCATCTGGTGTTGCCCCATAAAGCAGTCATCGAACTTGACGTCTGTGAGAGTTGTCTTGCTGACAAACATCTGCAGGTCGTCCGCGCCTTTTGCCCTGTAGAGATCAAGGTGGGAGATTTCTGTGTCGTTTCCAAAGGTAAGAGTCGTGCTTCCTGCGAAGTCGATCTTGCCCCGCGTAATGCCGTCTCCCTGCTTACCTTCAAGAACAGAGCCGGGGGACACCTGCAGTCCGCCTCCCGTTCCGAGGGTAGTCGTGCCGTCGAAATATACATGTCCTGCCAGAACAACGGTACCGCTGCTGAAGAAAGGACCGTGCAGTTCCGCATTCGTGATACGCAGGGTCTTGTTTCCAAGCTTGAGTGAACCAGCAAGCAGGCAGTCGTAACCGTTGCCGACGATGTTGGTGTTGCTGGACAGAGTGCCGCCAAAATCCATCGTATGTCCCGCCGTGCCCTGAACATAAATCCACGGGCTCTTCTGCGTGTTGATGGCGTAATAGAGCGAATTCGCGTTGTTGTTGCTGTAGTTGTTCACGAAGTATCCGCCCTCGATGCCCTCTTTGTACAGATAGGCGTTGCCGTCTCGGTACTTTGCGACATAATAGTTGCCGGCGCCGGGTGTCACCGGGTCGACCAGCACCAGAGGCGCGATAGCCGTCATGTAGCCGCCGTTCGGCATGTAGAGAGCAAGACGGGCATCCGCACCGTACATGTTTGCCGAAACAGCAGTCGTGGACAGCGTGAGACCGGAAGCCGGGGTCACCTTGTAGACACCTCCGGGCGAGATCGTCACGGTCGCGGATGTTCCTTTGTCGGTGATGGAGGTCCAGGTGCGGGCGTACTTCATTGCGGCAGGCGTGACGCCCTTGCTGGAGATGGAACCCGCGGACGCCTCCGCGTTCGTGGCGAAGGTCTGGGTGGCGCTGACCGCACCATTTGCAATAGCGAGAGCGACACCATTGGACGCAGTGGTCGTGACTTTTACTGTGCCGAGCTGGGCATTCGTGGCCGAGGAGACGATGGCTTTGACCTCACCGTTTGTGGTGGAAAGGGATGCTCCGTTGGTCACCGTGTTGAGAGGTTTGATGGTACCGAATGTCGTGGTCGTGGCCGAACTGGCAACAACCTTGAGGGGCATGCCGCCACCACCGTCAAGCCTGACGCCGTTAGTATCCGTCATGTCAATCCCCGCACACACGATGGGAATCAGCGTGTCCTCGCCGTTCACGTACTTGTAGACGTCGCCGTTCCAGAAGAACAGCGTATTCGAATCCCACGAGGTAACCTCTTTCTTCCCGGTCCAGGTGCCAGACGAGACACATTCGTAAACCGCACCACCGCCGCCATTCGCGGCAGGGTCAAAGTATCTGGCACCTTTGTCGGGATCGGGGAACTGATTGGCGTCTCCGATTCCCTGAAGGTACATGAACACGTTCATTGTTCCTCCTGGAACGTTCACGATGTTCTCCGCGGCAGTCCGCGGATACAGCGCGTCGCCGCCTGTATTTTTGATTTGGACTTTCTTGTTTTCCGCCATGTAAAAAATCCTTCTGTTATTGGTTTGAGCGGCTGACTGTCACGGAGAGCTCATTGTCGATGATCGACAGCGTGTAAACCGCGCCATAAGCCGTAAGTGATCCGTTCAATGCGAGGGAGCCGAGGCTTGTACCGTCATCCGTCCGCACCTGCAGTTCCGTATTCCAGGAGGAGCAGTTGCCGCCAATGGCGTACACCCCGGACGGCTGGTCTTCCGACACGGTCAGTGTGAACGAAACGGCAGCATTGTTGCTCCTCGATATTTTCGTTACGTCATTGATTCTGGCAGCGTCTCCCGGCTCCATGTCCGCAAGACGGAAATCCAGAATGGCTCCATTGTACAGAACCAGGCTTCCGCCGTTCAGAACAGTGCATTGCCCGGTCAGCGTTCCTTCCTCGAAGACGTGAAGCGAACCGCCGCTCGAAATAGTAGTGTTGCTGACCTGGTTTCCGCCATGAATTGTTGCCGACTGAGAGGCCGACAGTGCGAGATTCGGGATGACGGTCTGTTCGAACTGGCCGACAGCTCCGGTCGGAACACGAACGTATCCGCCGTATTCGACGATATTGGTAGCCGTTCCGCCTGACGACACGAACAGGAGGCATCCTGTGCTTGCAGTCACATGTTTCAGAAGCCCGCCTTTTTGGACCTCGATGCTGCCTTTCCGACAGTCCACATATTGAACGTGGCCGCCTGGGATGTACATTGTGCCCGGACTGTTCCAGGTCAGGTCTGCGGCAGCTCCACCGGAAGATACCGTGAAATTGCCGGACGTGACCGTGATGCGCTTTGCGCTGCCGCCGCTCAGAACCCGGATGAACCCGGAGGCTTCCTCCGCGTCCCTGAGCAAAGCGCCAGATGAGACGTAAATCGTTCCGCTCAGCGCGACACGAGCTGCCGGAGGAAAGAAATCCGGCGGAAGGTATTGGCTGTCGATGCGACCGTCGCTGTCCAGCAAGGACATCCCTGTCGGCAGGAATCTGCTCTCGATATGCCCATCGCTGTCCAGTGTCGGAACCCGCACGGCTGTCGTGCCGCCGACGACATCCACCAGGTTGTCGAGAGATGCCCGTGGATACAGGTTATCTCCAGCCGAGGACTTGAGTAAGATTTTCTTATTCTCAGCCATAGAAAACCTTTCGATTTAAGGTCAAACATGCCGGGGAACAAGTCCCCGGCACAAATGAGGTTCGGGATTTAAGCCAGTTCCTCGTAGGTGATGTAGGACGCAAGGCGGTTGTCGAGCGCGGCCTTGACGCCAGCACAGGTGACGGCTTTCGCCGTATCCGTTCCGGTAGACGCCTCGGTCGTGGAAGCCAGAATGACAGTTCCGCGAGCCGATGCGGTCGCGGCAGTCGCCGTGACTTTGATTTTCTTCGAATTCTCGGTCGTGCCGTCCCAGGCGAGAGCGACGCCGTTCGAAGCAGTGGTGGAGATATCGGCGGAGATGACGTTGCTGGCAATCGCGATACCGTTGCCTGCTGTCAGCACGGCCTGATAGCTGTGCGTGTGCGAGGTGTTCGCCTTCTTGTCCAGCTCGGTCTTCAGGCCTTTCGGGGTAACCGCGACGGATTCGCTCGTCCCTGTGGTTGCTTCCGAGGTGGTGGCGAGGCGGACGGTACCGACTGCCGTGGTAGATGCTGCGGTTGCCGCCACGCTGACCGTGCCGGAACTGATGGCAAGGGCCACACCGTTCGAAGCGGTCGTGCTGACCACGACACCGCCTCGTGCCGAGGTGGTCGCAGCGGGCAGAGAATACGAATAGGTGTTGCTGATCGTGCCGTTTGAGATGGAGATATTCGTGCCTGCCGTCAGAGTGCCCTGTTTTCCATCAAGGGCAGTCTGGAGACCGGAGACATCCGAAATCTCATGGCTGTGGCTGGTCCCCGCCTTGCCGTCAAGAGCAGACTGGAGGCCGGAAACGTTGGCGATGCTGTGGCTGTGAGAGCTTGCCGCCTTACCCGAAAGGGCGGTGGCGACGGCCTTCTCGGTCGGGACGACAGTGTCGAGCGCGGAGGAGGTATCACGAACACTCGTGACGGTCGACACCTGCTTGCTGATCTCCACCATTGCGCTTCCCGACCAGCGGTAAATCTTGGAGTCGGCGAGATTGACGTAGATCTTGCCCGTTTCGGGCGTTGCTCCGGTCGTTCCCCAGGTATTGGCTGCGGTCGCCGTGTAGATTTTGAGGTTGCCGGACGCGTTGTTGAAATACATGTCGCCGACCGCGCAGGAGCTCGGCGCGGTGCCGGTGATGGCTTTCAGGTCGATGATGTCATCCACATAGCTCGGAAGGTAGGAAGCATCGAGCTTGCCGTTGGCGTCAAGGACAGGAATGCTGACGGATACGGTGCTGCCGACCGCATCCACGAGGTTGTCGATGGAGGTGCGCGGGAACAGTGCGTCGCCAGCGGTCGATTTCAGAAGGATTTTCTTATTTGCCATGTAGTATTTCTCCTGGATTTGAGGTTAAAAAAATCCGCCCGACCGGATGCCGGACGGATTCAAGAGTGTTCAGTTCGGGTCAGGTTGTGTCAGGACACGACCTCGTAGATGACGGTATCGGCCACGCTGACCGTGCCGTCCGTGATGGAGACGCCCGTGCCGGCAGTGAGCTTGTCCTGCTTCGCCTTCAGGGCGGTTTCAACGGCCCACACGGTCGGGACAGTGCCGACTGCGGAGTCGGTTGCGGACAGGGAGGTGTTGTTGCCGTCAACGGTGCTCTTCGTGAGGACGACGCCCTTCTGGGAGTTGGTGCTTTCGGCCACGCTGATGACGCCGTTGCTGACGGAAATGTTCGAACCGATCTTCACGCCGCCGAGCTGGGAAGCGGACGCCGTAGCAAGACTGATGCTCCCGGATGCATTGTTCAGGCCGGACGTGGCGACTGCGGCGACCTTGACACCGCCGAGTTCGGATGCGGTGGCGGCCGGAAGCGTATAAGCTCCCGCAGCGACGAGGGCGTCGCGGACGGCTTTCTCGGATGCGACGTGGTTGTCGTCGGCGGTACCGGACACGCGAATGGTGGTGGCAACGGCGGGCATCTTGCCGATTTCCGTCATGACCGTGCCAGACCAGCGATAGGTCTTGTTGTCGGTCGTGTTGACGTAAATCTTGCTCTTTTCGGGCTCGACTCCGGTGGTTCCCCATGTATTGGCCGCGGTGGCGGTGTAGATTTTCTTGTTCGTGGAGCCGGAGTTGAAGTACATGTCCCCGACAGAGCAGGATGCCGGAGCCGTTTCGCTGACCGCGACGAGTTCGATCACGTCATCCACGAAGCTCGGCAGGTTCTCCGCCTTGATTTTGCCGGTACCGTCGAGGACGGGGATGCTGACGACGGTCGTAAAGTCTTCACCAACGATGTTGTTGATGCTCGTCCGGGGGAACAGTTTGTTCCCGTTCACGCTCTTGAGTTGAATTTTCTGGTTGGCCATGTGTTGCCTCCTTGTAAAATTGTTTGTGCGCTAAATGCGCGGTTACAGAATGTCGTAGGTGATATCTTCACTGATCGCGCCCCCGGTCTCGTTTTCGTAGGCGCCGGAGCCGGAGCTCGAATTGTTCCCGCCGCTGCCGGAAGAGCTGTTACCTCCACTGCCAGAGCTCGAATTGTTGCCCTCGGAGCCGGAGCTCGAATTGTTTCCGCCACTGCCGGAGGAGCTGTTGTTTCCACTGGAGCTGTTCCCACCTGCATTGACGATTGCCTGGTTGATCATCTCCTGAAGCTGTTCCATCGTGATGCCGGCAACCGCACTCGAAGACGAGGTGGTCGGCCCCGCAGAAGACACGATGCGATTTCGGATTTTGAAGCCCTCGATTTGCAGGATGTAAATCGGAGAGCCAGTGGCATCGAAGCCCGTCAGCTCCCCGGTCAGTCCTGCTCGGACAGGCTCGGAGCCAAGCCATCGTGCAAGCTCGTTCGTTTCCATCGAGGGCATCGGAATCGTGATTTGCGTGTAGACCCGACCGATACCATCCCGGAATTCCTGCACGGAATTGAGTTCGATGTTGGGATTGTCTCCGACGAGCTTGTACGGGCTGCGGTCGTAGAAGTCCGAATCCATTGCCCATTGCCAGCTCACAACGTCGTACAGATTTGCGATTGGAAATGGCGTTGTGCCGATCCTTTCGGCAAACAGCCGCAGTTTGAGGATGCATGCCGTGCCGCGAACGAGCGTGGGCGGCGGCAGTGTCCTCATGTTCTTCTCATCGCGCACGACTGCGACCGATTCATGCGCATCGAGATAAATAATGTGCTCCTGCATTTGTGTGTTCATTCCTCCTGTTTGAATTGAAAGGTTGATTCATAGTCGAAGATAACCTTCACGTTTTGTGCTTGCCATCCGCGGATGTATTTCCCATACGGAGTATCCTCCCCGCCTATGGTGGATGCAGAGCCATATCCCCATGAAGCAAAGCTTCCGCCGCTCAAAGTCAGCGTCTGTGCCCCGGATGTTATATTCGTACAGAGTGGGTCGAACTTAGCTTCGAAATCCCAATACCAGTCATCCACAGGAGCAACGGCATCAAACGTAAGTTCACCGTGTTCAGCAGGAGCGCAGCCATGAAAGTCCGGCAGTATTTCTGCTATTTCGCCCGACCATTCGTTCTCGACGACCCATTGTTCTTCGGGATCTGAAAACTGGGTGTCCCAGTACCACACGCGACATCCGATATCTTCCTCAAATCCGAAATAGGTGTAATCAACCATATTCCGAGATTGAATCGAATCGTAGGCGTTTTGCGGGGTGGTTCCCCAGCCGTCATTTTCCGGATAAGAAGACCTCAAAATAACGCCGCCGTTATAGACTCTTATATACCGGAGAAGATTCAGCATTCGCATTCTTTGCGACGCCCATTTCGCATTCAGAAGCACCTGCAGATTCACATCTGCTTTTATCACAGAATCATCGTTCCAGTAAATCCATTCAGGAGCGATCAGCGGTTCCGAAAGCGCACTGGCAAGGTCTGGCAGCGTATTATACTCAATGGCTCCCGTTTTGTCCGTGTAATATCGCACATCGTAACCGCACCCATACCCGCCGAGCAGTTGCCAAAGGAAACCATCGAATCTGTGCATGAATGACAGCGTTCTGTATCCGCCATAAACCGGATCGAACGTATATTCTTTCTTGATCTCCTTAAACGGGATTTCTTCCACGGTGTCGCAGGCAAGCATTTCCGTCAGATTCTCTTCTACAAGAGCCTGCATTCCGGACGATACGCAGCTTTCATGGAAGTTGGAAGATATTGCATCCATGCGTTCGCAAGCAGCAGAAACCAGACTTTGCATTACAGGAAATGGAGCGCGAAACGAGGGGTCGCCCCAGCAGCATTCGCCAAGATCCATTAGTACCACCACCTTCCAGTGATTTCAATGTCCCCGCAGAAATGAACCTGCGTTACAAGACCGGAACTATTCACATGTGCCAGTTTTTTGTACCATCCCTGAGGTCCGGTGACTTCTTCGGACAACTCCGTGGCAAATTCGTAAACCAGTTTCTTTGTGGTCGTGTCATAATACACGGTCAGGTAGATGTCGGTTTCAGCGTTCGACGAGAACGAGAGTGTTCCGACAGGCATGTTATATCTGGTTGATCCAACTATGACCTGTCCCGCGTATTCCCCGGACGGGTTGGAGATATTGAAGATGGTTACGGTTCCGTTTCCATTATTCTTCACATAGAAGGCTCCGGCATAACCCGAAATGATCTGCGTTGTCTGCGGCTGGCTTCCCCCAAGCAGAATAACCGCTTTTGTCCCAGAAACATGCAGAATTTTGGCGGTTCCGCTGCTCCCCCGGACAAATGTCCGCGTATTGCCCGGTTTGACGAAGTTGCCCGATCCTTCGGCAACATCCACGGTCGCCGTTCCGATCATGATGCAGCTCCCGCATTCTTTCGGGGCAAGCGCACGGGTCACGATGCCGAATTCAGCTGTTCCTGCAGGAGCCTGTTTCACCGGAAGCGTGTTTCCTTTTGTAACGCCCGAGGTGAACACCACAGCAGTATTCGCCGGAATCAATGTGGTAGAAGCGTTGTACACGCTCACTCGCACGGCTCCCAAAGGAACACTTTTCTGCCGGCAGTCCTGGAAGCCATGAGCGGCATTGACGAGATGCCGGATATCATTGCTCAGTCGGGCGTTCGGTTTGAATGGATCGCCCGGTGAAACGTCAGGATAAAATGGCATGTCAGACCCCCAATTCTCCGAAGTCGCCGTACTGGACGACCTGTGAAATATGTGCAGCTTCAATATCCACGCTCGGAACGTCATCATCCACGCTCGTTTTCGGAATGGCCGAAATGTACTCAAAACCTTTTTTTGAACCCAGAGAATGTCCGCAGAGCTTGGCGTTTGTTTCGTTCAGTTGAATCGAAAAGTGGAACGTCACCGAGACGTGTTTCGCGCTTTTTGCCCGGCTGTAGCCCATGCCGAGAAACATCACTTCTCCCGGCTGCCAGCCGTTGAAGCTTTTCGAGTTCACCTTGCCGACGAACCCCGCGACTTTCCGAATGAAGGAGTTCGTCAGCCTCGAAACACGCATGGTTTTCGTGTGCGTTTCCCTCAGCTCGGCAGTCGGAACATCAACGCCGGCGATTTCCATCTCCGTGCCGTACTTTCCATTCCACCCGATTGCGCCGCCTGCATCAATCGTACCGTATGCGATACGCTGATCGATAGCAAACGACACATGCTTTGTTCCGGCGCCGCAGTCGAAACTGATGGTCGATTCCTCGTCCTCCTCGTCATCGCCATAAGATTCCGTGCTGGTCTCCGCTCTGTACGTCGCGTTCACCTTGAATGTGGTGTTGCCCTCGCGGCTGTCGATCTCGATGGCATCCAGCGGGAGATTGTGCAGCGTCTTCGGCGCGGTGTTGAGGACGGCGGTCAGTGCCGCATCCTCGTCCGCAGCCTCGAAAACGATATACGGGACTTCGACCGACGTATACCGACCCCAGCGGTCAATGCTGGTAGCGTGCTCCTTGTAATTCTGTTCGACTTTTGCCGCCATAGTATCTCCTGTAAAGTTTGAAAAAACTGGGGAGCCTCGCGGCTCCCCGTGCCCAAAGCCTGAGGCAGAGGGGGTGTAGTTATCCGTAGGTCAAAGCCTTATCCTGACCGATTTTCTTCAGCAGCTTGTTCGTCTGCTGCGTGTTCTTGGCCATCTGCTCGGTCGCCTTTGCTGTCCGTTCCTGCGCACCGCCGCCGAGGAGAGCATCCAAGGCCTCCGAGCTCCATGCTCCCATCGACTTCTCCCCGACAGAGGAGATTTCCTGAATCTTAACCTCGGAGCGTTCCGTCTCCTCGGCGGCGGTTTCTGTCCGTTCGCGGATTTCTTCGACCCTATCAGCTTTCTCCGCAGCTTTCTGTTTGACCTCGTCCATTGCTTCCTGCCATGCGGCACGAGCACTGGCGATCTCCTCGGCAGCCCCGGTCAGGGCGTCCTGATACGCCTTCTGGTGTTCCAGAATCTCCTGCGTCTGTGCTTCGTCAGCGCTCGCATTCGCTCTGTCCCAGTCGTCGTTGATGCTCGCAAGCTCGGCCTTTCTTTGTGCGGATGCCTGAGCCTTCGCGTTTTCCCTGGCACTCTTCCGTTCATTGTATGCCCGTTCGACGCGGGCGATCTCGGCCTCGACTTCCTCGTCGGAGTCGAAGAATCCCTTCGTCTTGATCCAGACCTTCTGGATTTCCAGCACGGTCTTCTCGAATGCCGCAATGATGCCGTTCCAGATGAAGGCCCATGCGTCCTGCATCGCGTTGCCGATGGATTTCAGTCCGTAAAGCAGACCGTACCACAGATTGTTTCCCAGCTTCAAAATCGAGTACACGATGACAGTCCAGCTGTCGGCAAGGAACATTTTCAAGCCTGCCCACGCTTTCTTCAGCGGTTGTAGCCCGGTCAGCCAGGCGAGCTTCAAAGCGGCAAGGCCAACTCTGGCGGCCCCGGCGAGATCGCCGGACATGAAAGCGGTCTTGATGGTCTCCCAGGTCTGCCCGGCAATGTCCCGGATTGAGGTGAAAGCACCAGTTACATCATTAGCAAGCTCGCTTGCCTCGGCTTTGCAGGCCGCCCATGCTCCCGTCAGCTCCCACACGACTGCTATCACGGCGGCCAAGGCCGCGCCGATCAGGAATGCCGGAGAGGTGATGGCCGCCCACATCGCCAGAGCGATGACCTTGGTGGCAACCATCGCCGTCTGCAGGAGGCCGAACAATCCGATCAATCCCTGGATGGCGACCATCGGAGCGAGGACAGCAGCTTTCAGCAGGAAGAACACGGTCGAGAGCAAGCCAACGCCGACAGCCATCGCTTTGATGGCAAGCCCGGCGGCGATCATGCCGACACCGACAGCAGCGATACCGACGACGACCTTGACAGCCATGATGACCACTTCCTTGTGCGCGGCAATCCATTCGGCGACCACATTCAGCGTGGAAGATAGCCGCTTTACATAAGGATTGAGAGCCTCGCCGATGACCCGCCCGATGGCGATTTGGCATCCTTCAATCGCGCTCATCATGATTCGGAAAGCCCCGCCGATTCCGGCGTCCATTTCCGCCGCCGTCTGGTCGGCAACCCCGCCGACGTTCTTCAGCCTCGAAATGAACTCATCGAGCTGCTGAACGTTTCCGCCGAGCTGGAGCCCGGCAAGGGAGCCGCGCAGGTCGAAGATTTCCTCCGCAAAACCCAAGCGTTGGGCTGTCGGAAGCTTGTTCATGTACTTGGCGATGTCGGCGATAATGTCCGGCATCGAACGCAGATTTCCGTTTGCGTCCGTGGTGGCGACCCCAATGGCTTTGAGCTTGTCCTGCACTTTCGTCTTCGCAAACTGCGAGTAGGATTTCCGCAGGGCTGTCCCGGCTAAGGAGCCTTTTATGCCCATGTTCGCCAGAACGCCGAGCGCACCGGACACGTTCACGATGTTGTCGTTCGCGGCCGCCGCCTGCGGTCCCGCCATCTTCAGCCCTTCGGCGAGGTCAGTCAGCGTCTGCGCCGATCCGTTGGCCGTGGCAGTCAGGATATCCGCGACATTCGCCATCTTCGAGGTGTCAAGGCCGAACACACGCATGTTGTTGGAGGCGATCTCGGCGGCTTCTCCGAGCTCGGTTCCGGTCGCACGGGCGAGGCTCAGAACGGCGGGAACAGCGGACAGAATCTCGTCCGGTTTCAAACCCATTCGCCCCATAGCCGTCATGCCCTCGGCCACCTCTTTCGCCGTGTAGGACGTTTCGCGTCCGAGCTTCTCGGCAGCATCGGTCAGCCTCTTGAATTCGCCCTCGGTCGCGCCGGACACGGCCTTGACCATGCGCATGGCGTCGTCGAAGTCGGCGAACGTCTTTGTGGCAAACGCCATCGGAGCAGCCAGAACCCCGGAGACTGCGAGCATGTTCTTGCCGATGCCCGTCAGAGCCGACCCGAAGCTTTTAATCTTCTGCTGGGCCTGCTTTAGTCCCCGTTCAAGTTTCGTCTGGTCGAGCAGGATTTCGACGTATGCGCGTCCCGCTTTCACTTCGCCTGTTGCCGTGCTCATGTTGTTCCTTTCCCGTTCTGCACAATAAATCGTGCCTTTCTGCCCAATTCGGCATCAGGATTGTGCAGAATCCTGTTTGCACCAGATGTCTCTGAGGATGCTGACCGGCGCTTTCGTTTTCTGTTTCATGTTGTACGGATTGAAGTCGGACGGCTTCACGGTCCTGCTCTTCTTCGGGTCACGAAGAACATTGGCGATCAGAGCCATCAAGGATGCCGTCTGTCCCCACTCGAAGCGGCCACGGGCTTCCGTCATGCGGACGAGTTCGCGAAGAGTGAATCCGTTCGGGTCTACTCCGCAGATGCCTGCGCAGTCCCAGATGAGCCGGTCAACCGATCCAGCTCGGAGACCACCCGGCTCTCGAACTCGCCGTTCAGCTCGGCTTCCAGTTTCTTTCGTGCGGCTCTGCTGAACCTGCGACTGGCGGACAGAATCTTCCGCATGACCATCCGCTTCGCCTCCGGGAAAAAATCGATGACTTCCTCCAGGAGAGCCGTGGTTGCATGATCGATGACGTCGCCAGCCATAGCCTCGCCGAAGTCCTCGTCCGAGACGCCGAGTTTATCTGCCTGCGGCTTGCAGATGGCGTACAGCACATCCACGAGCAGGACAGGGTCGGACGAAAGACGTTCAAGGAGTTCAGCAGAGGGCTTGTTGTTCTTGTCGAGTTCCACAATGGAATTGAGGTCGACCTTGCAGAGGCCGCGAACACGTTTGACGGTCGCGACGGTTACCACAATTTCCCACGCGCGGCCCTTGTTGTCGGTGAAAGATTTCATCGTCCACCTCACACCCAGACCGGCGCTCTGTCGGAAGCAGTCGGCTTTGCAGTGACCTTGACGGTGACGGCCTCTTCCAACGGCTGGTCGACCGTGAAGCCCGTAACCGAGAAATCGGCATCCAGTCCGTGTGCCGTGGTATCGCCGTCCGTCACGAACAGCGAGATCGGCGTGTTCGAGAAGTAGGCCTCCTTGAACGCGATAAAGTCTTCGTCCTCGGTATCATAGAGAATGGTGATTTCGAGAGAAGCTTCCTTAAGAGTTGCGACGCTCAGTTTCCAGCCCTTGGCTTTTCGGGTCGTGACATCCGCTTCCCCGGACTCCAGGCTGAGGGAAACGTCCTTGACGTTGGTAACCTCAATGTTCCCCTGAGTCCCGGCAGTGCCGCGGAACAATTTTGCATCAAGACCGAGTTTAATGGCCATAGATTATTCCTTTCATTGTTTTTTGACCGCATCTTCCCACAGCTTCGGGAGCTGGGGTGCGGTCTTGTTCAAAGTCGGTCCCATGAGGGGACGTTTCGGGTAGCGGCGTCTGCGGTACATCCCGCCGAATTCGTGGGCAGTCATGGACACGCCGATAAACTTTTTCGCGGGGCCGATGACGACGGACATCCTGCTCTTGTCCACGCCGAACAGAATCGAGCGTTTCAAAAGCCCGCGTCTTGTGTGCGGAGGCGTTCCTTTTTCCGAGGCGCGTTTCGACCTGTGAACGGCGTTTCTGGCGGCCTTTCGGACATACGCGCCAGCCCTCCGCAAGGATGCCAAGTTTGCCTTGTTGACTGCCCCCAGAAGCCGCCTCGAATCGAACTCGAAGCGCATTTTTACGGACATGGGGTCCTTTTCAGAAGGTCAGCATTCCAGCCGCCTGCAGGTGTCGCGGAACACGAGTTCAATCACGCTCGTGAACTGGTGGCGTTCCCTGAGGTCGTCGGCGGAATAAATCGGGTTGAATCCGACAGCCACGCATTTGGCTCCGCAGAATTCCTTGTTCAGGAAGCTCATTCCGAGCTTCTCGACGGTCGCCAGAAGCTCGTCGAGCTCCTCGTCCTTTGCCCGTTTCATGAAGCCGATCTGCAACTTGACCGTGCGTTCCTTCAGCGCTCTCGTGATGTTCTTGTACGACAACTCCACAGGCACGACGACAACCTTCAGCTCCTCAAGCTCACGAAGGGTGAATTCGGGAGCAAGCACGGGTTTCGCATGCCAGTCGTCGAGCGACGCGGCGACCGCCTCGCTCAAAATCAGGCAGTCCATATTGTCGATCATCTCCGCATCAGCTCCATTACGATGTTTCCGATTGCGGCAAGCAGGGCAATCAGAGCTGCGCCGAGCGTGGACATCATCATCTTTTGCAGGTCTGCTGCAGGTTTGCACGGAGGATAGTGGTGCTCGCCACGCCCGAAATGCATGTTCAGCATTCCGCGCAGTTCCGCGATGTCCAGTCTTGCCTGGTTTACTTCATGCCAGAGGTCTCGGGTGTCCGGCACCGGCACTGCATCTTTGTTTTCGTTCATCTTTTCCCAATCTCCTTGGTATGAATTCTTCTCACCTGATGAATCGTCCCGCTCCACCGCCAGACAGGTTCGTCCTGCGGTGCCAGCACCTCGTACTCGACACCATCGTAAAAAATCTTGTCGCCGGACTGCGGGTCTTTCGGCAGAACTTCGGACGGAATCAGGAAGTCACGGGAATAGACGTGGATTGTGGTTCCGTAAGAGTTCTCGACCTTGAACAGCGTCCGACCGAGCGTGGCATGGACACGAAGCCTTTCTCCATCCCTGCGAAGATACTCCACAGGGACGGAGAGCCAGGCCTCACGCTGGGACGACAACCACAGTTGGCCTTCTTCCAGCAGTCCCATTGTGTTTAGCTGGCCGCGATGATGTTCGCGGAACGAAGGGCTTCAAGAATGGCGTTGATCTTCTCTCGGAGGGTCGTCATGGACTCGGCGCACCCGGAGTCGCTGGTGAGCGTACCGAGGTCGGCGATGGCCTCACCGGCAGAGCTGCCGGAACCGCCTGCAGAGCCGCCCGTGGCACCGGCATTGAGAAGATAGTAGACGGATTCGGCGCTCGCCTGGGCGTTGTAGACGGCAGTACCGAGACAGATGTCGGTCTTCTGCTTCGTGGCGACCTCGTTCGCTTCGTCCCAGTAAACCGGGTCGCCGACGTCGATGGCTTCATCAGCCTTCGGGGTTTCGAAAACACCGGACACGGCGAGAGCGCCGAGCTCACCGGCTCGGATGTCGAGGCGGGTGATTCCGACGAATCCGGCGAAAGGAACGATGGTTCCGGCAGGGACATTCTCGGTGGGGCGATAATCGATGGCTTCGCCTTTCTGAACATAACGTGCAATCATGTTTTTTCTCCTGTTTGTGTTCAAGTTGAAGTTCGGAGGCGGGAATTGCCCCGCCTCCGGCGGTCATCAGCCAGCCGCACCTGCGGACTTGACCATGCCGCGATGTTCCTGTTCCCTGACGCCGAGGTCGAAATAGACCCTGAACCACATGCCCAAGGTGTTGAAATCGGTCTCACCGCGCTCCACGGTCGGGGTACGCTTGCCCTTGAGGTACCCGATTTCCCAGGTGTCGACCTGGCGGGGATCGCCGAAGAGATACCATGCGGTGGAGGAGGCTCCTTCGTATGCGCTGTTCGCAAGGTACGGGGAGCTGACGACCTGCAGGTTCTCATCCGCGAGGATGTTCAGGGCGGGACGGACGACGTTGTCGGCGCCGCCAGCGGTGATGAGGGTCGCACCACGGGTGAGCTCGATGGCGAGGTGCTTGAGGGCGGTCGGGACAAGCAGGAACTTCGGTTCGACACTGATCGGCTGACCGTCCGCGTCGACCTGATCCAAAAACAGCTGGATGGCTTTCTTCAGACTGTCGGAGGACAGTGCGCTCGTTGCGCCGGTGAGCAGGTTCTTGTGAGCGGAGCTGAACAGAGCCTTGCCGTCAAGCTGCACGGGGTTCTTCAACAGACGAGAGAAGAACAACTGGTCGATCAGCCTTGCCGCACGGTTGCCCATCGCCACCGGGACCTTCATAAAGGCTCCGAGGTCGTCGTTGATGATCATTTTTCTGGTCAAACAGAACTTCTTGCCGTAGGTTTCGAGCTGGTTCTTGGCCGCTTCTTCGGTGACGCCGCCGTCCTTGATCTCGCCGTCAGCGCCGACCGGAAGCAGGTCGCCGACGTCGGTCAGACGGAAGCGGTCGTTCTCTTTGAAGTCGTTGAGGTCGCCGGTGGAACACAGCTTGGTGGCGATGATGGGCTGCGATTCGAAGCTCTTCAGAAGCTTCTTGTTTGCGACATTGCTCAGGATGCCCGGCAGGGACACGCTGGAGAACGCGGCGCGGATGGTCTCGTTGTCAAAGCCGCGACCATACGGGATGCCGTCCAGCTTCATGCATTCGACGAGGAGCTGCTTGAGGGGCATATCCATCTCGCGCATGCCCGCTTCGATGGTCTTGCCGTCGTAGGACTTTTCGAGGTCATCGGCGGAGATGCCGCAACGCAGGCACATCGCCGCTTCGATGGTCTTGCGGAGACTGTCGCCCTCCGGTTCGGTCTTCACAGAGATATGGACGTTGGCGGCAGGCCGTTCGGCGCGGATGGTTTCCAGCACCTTCTTCGTCACGACTTCGGGCGTCCAGCCGGAGCTGATGGCGTCCTTCTCAATTTCGGGGAATTCGCCATCGCAAATGGCACGAATTGCCGCGACACGCTCACGCTCGGCCTTGACCGCGGCAGCGGCGGCATCGCGGGCAGCGGCGGCCACGTCGACAGGCGCGGGTTCGGGCTTGACTTCCGGCTGGGCCGCCTGGATTTCGGGCTTCGCTTCAGCCTTGATTTCCGGCTTGACTTCCGGCTTCGCTTCGGGCTTGACCTCAGGCTGGACGTCAGCCTTGGCTTCGACATCTTTGTTTTCGTTCATGTTATCTTTGTCTCCTTCCTCTTCGGGGTTAGGGTTTGTAAGATCGAATTTTGCGGTGACTTTCATGCTCGTGTGAGCATCGGCGCCAACGGCAACGACGCTCACTTCGCGGAGAGAAGACTTGCGGACGTGGTAGAACGGACCGTCGATGACCTGTCCATTCACCTCGCGTTTTCCTCGAACGAGCTCGCATTCCTTCACGTCGGCTCCGATGGAGAGCTGCCAGTCGGCACCGGCCTTGCTCTGCGCCACGATGTCGGCAGCTTCCGAGCTTTCGGAGATGATTTCGCCGGTGATTTCGAGCTGGTTGTTCTTCACATGCGCCGACACCATGCCGACGCGGGCGCTCGTCCGGTTTTCATGGTTCGCGAGCAGAGGCACGGATTCCGGCAGCTCCATCCCGCTCAGGTCGACGACCACCGGGTTCTTCCAGCCCGGCAGGGACATCTTGCCCCCGGAGTACGCAGTGCCGACAATCTTCGGACGAGCATCTCCGGCAGCTTCAATCAGGGTAAATTCGTTCATGTAACCTCGTTTGTTTGAGTTTCTTCCTCGCCGGACTCTCCCGGTTCTGAGGTGTTGTTTTGTTCTTTCGCGTTCTCACCTGGGATCGGAATCCCCAGAGATTTCATCAGCTTGATCTCCTTCGCCCTCTGCTGCAGGACGCCGAGATAGTCCCTGCCGTCCTTCGCACACTCGGCGGCGAGCGTCGTGGTGAGGTTCGCAAGGCGGCGTTCCTGTGCGGTCGCCTCCTTGTTGGGGTCGACGTGCGGGAAGCCATCCCAGAACCATGTGTGGTTTTCCTCGGTCGGAACAAGATTCTCGGTAAGGAGATACTCCCGGAACCACGCCTCGAAAATTCTGTTCAGCACCTCGGTTTCCCAGAACGACCTGTCGACCAGAATGGACTTGTGGTAGATCTGGTTGTCGAGGCGGCCTGAGGCGTAGTTGTGTCCGCTGTAGTCGCCGGCGAGTGTTCCGTAGGTGGTAACGGCGCATCTGGCGATCTCGCTCAGGATGATTTTCACAAATTCCGCATGGTTGGCCGCAGGCTGCTTCGGGTCGAGCTGATCCATCTTCCAGCCCGAGGGGACGGTGAGCATCATGTTCCGTTCGAGCGGGATGGTGTCCATCGGTTCGACTTCATCTGCCTCTCCGTTCGGCGGGGCATCCGTATAGAGGATGGCGGCGAAGTCGGCAGCGGCTTCGGCTGCGCTCAGGACGGCAAGATTGTATCGTCGAAGCTGGGCGAACAAAGGCAGCGCCGAGGTCAGCTCCGGCACACCACGATGCAGTCCCGGTCTGTCCTGACGGAAGATGTGGATCATCCATTCGGCGGGAACATCGACGGCCTCATCGCCTGTGGCGAATCTGTCATCGCCCGGATGGTATTTCAATACCCGGTACGAGGTCGGGTTACCCCACTCATCGAACGTGATGCCGTCGACAGACTGCCCGTCATCCAGAAGCTTGATGCCGCCTGATACCCGGTCGGCCTCAATCAGCATCAAGTCCAGCTTGACGGGACTGCGGACTTTCGGGTTCGTCGCGAGCACGGCGAACGCCTCGCCGTCCTGGCATCGAGCCATCCGCATGGTGCGGAGCTTCGGGGCCAACCTGACCGCTTCCGCCCACCTCATGAACGCCCGCTCAACCTCATCGTTGAATGTTTCGTCCGCGGAGAGCATCTGCAGCCTTGGACCAGTGCCGATGGTGTCGTTCGCGAGCATCTGGACGAGGCCACGCGCATAACTGTTGTTCGCCACCTCGTAACGCGAACGCATACGCAGGGTACGTCGGACCTCCGGCGAGGCATCCATGTCCGCGGAGAGCTGGTCGGCATACGCCCAGTGCTTCGCGTTGTCCCGCGTGGTCTGCGCGGCATCGAACCTCGCCCGGATCGGGCGATGAAAGTGTTGTTCCTGTTGTGGCTTCGAGGTGCGGAAAAAGTTCTTCAGCACCTCAAGCATTACACAGCCCCCGAATGTGTCATCTTGGAAAACTTCAGCCCGCTCCCGCGGCGCTTCACTGCATCTTTGGATGCAAGGTATTTGTCGGCGGCAATCTGCTCGGTCAGAGTATGCTGTTCAACTCGCTGTCCATCTACTTCCGCGGACTTCGGACCGGATGCGTTTTTGACGATGGTTTCTGTAATTTTTCCGTGTTCGGTCATGATATTCTCCTTACTGTTCATCTGGAGAAATACCCTCGGACGAGGGTATTTCCGCTTGAGGCATTGTTTCCTGCGGTCAGCTGACGATTCTTTCCTCGACCGCCTGAATCCGGCGTCCGATCCACGCCATCACGTTCACGCACATCGAGTTCCCGCAGGCTTTGTACCTCGGAGCATCCGGGCATTCCTCCGCTGGCTTTCCCTTCCACGAAATCCGTGTGTGATTGTCTGGAAAGCCCATCAGACGCTCACATTCGACCGGAAGGAGCTTGCGCACGGTCGCCTGCCAGCCGACTCCGGGAATGGATGCGGAGGTGATGGTGTTCATCGGAGCACCATCTTCGCCTACACCGACGCCCTGCCGGTTCTGTTCATCTTTCTTATTAGGATCGCGTGTCGCGTTCCTTAGATCAAGAGGAACACATTCAGGCGAATCAACGACAACCATTTCCGTGCTCGGCCCGTTTGCTGTTACGGTCTTTCCCGCATCAGCCTCGGTCACATACAGCCCGCCGTTCGGACGGTCTTTTCGTGTTCCGTTGGCGTCGCAGAACGTAACATTGTACGCAACCGCGGGAAGAGCGCCGCTCCTGAGCGTCGGAAAAGTGTCACCCCAGAACCCCTGCTGTTCACCTCCGGCATCATTTTTGATAAAGCCGACTGGTTTGCCTTCGACTAAGTATTTGTCGCAGTCTTCGTGTGTGTGTTTGCCATACATCGAAGCCATCAGAGTGGGGGCGACTTCCTTCTCCTGAACATCATCTATCACGAGCGGAGTCTGGTTGCCGCCTGTTCCCCAACGACTCATCACGGTCGGTGAGACAGGAACTTCCTTCAGTCTGGCATCGGTCGGATTATTCTCGAAGCAGACGGCTCCGGGGCCCTTGGCTGTCAGCGTGGGCTGAACATCTTCCGAAAGGCTCATACCGTATTTGGCATTCTGCCCCTGATTGAACGCATCGCGTCCAATCCCGACAGCCTTGCCGCTCTTGTAATCCGTAGCGATCAAGGTTGGGGCGAGCTCAGTTTCCTGAACCTCAACCCTCCTCATGTCCATGCATTCAACGGCAGGCTCGATCACACACTGTAGGCGACCTTTGTCCGGCATCAGCTGATTGTTGCTTGTTCCCGTCAGCGTTCCGGCCTGATCGCTGCCATCCCACCACTGAGCATCTTCGGTCAGAGTTACGATGGTCTGATCATTGCCGGTCGACAGCGTGTGGCTCAGGTCGTCGCCGACTAAAGCTCCTTTTCCGCCTCCGGGTTTTCCTCCACGCATGCGGATTGACTTTGTCGAATCAACGCCGCCTTCAGCACAGGCGGAAGCGGTTTGCCTCTTCGTTCTGCGCGGCGGAGTATCCCCTCCGCACATCTCGGAGTCAAATAGTACCGTTGCGGGATAGAGCCACGAACCAATATATCCGATAACGAAGATACGTCTCCTTCGCTGCGGGATCGCCCTTGGAAATTCGGGAACTCGGGTATATTGAGAATCAAGCACTCTCCATGCCAGTCCAAAGCATCCAGGTGCAGGCGTGACGATTCCGCATTTGCGCCACCCGCCGTCAGGGACACTGACTTCCCAGCCGCACAGCAGCGATAGGAAGCTGGCAAAATCTTTTCCGGACCCGCTTGAAAGTACGCCGGGCACATTTTCCCAGACTGTCCATCGTACCCCTGAGCGATAAGCCAGGCGGACAAACTCAAGCGCGAGGTTTCCGCGGGGATCGGCAAGACCTCTTCGAAGCCCGGCAATGGAATAGCTCTGGCAGGGCGTTCCGCCGACGAGCAGGTCAATTGGTTCATCGTAGTCCTCCGTTGTGATTCGTGTGAAGTCCCCCAGATTCGGGATCGTGCCGCCTTCGGGAAGCTCGGCAATCTGTTTCTCCCAGCTTTCTCTCTGCTTCCGATCTTTCTCGGTCTCGGCCTCGGCAGGCGGGAGCAAACGCAGAGGCCGTGTAGCCCCGAACCGCTGCTGTAGAACAGCAGCAGGGAACGGCTCGACTTCGGCAAAGAACACTGCCTTCCATCCAAGCGGCTCCCATGCGAGCGTCGCGGCTTCGACGCCGCTGCAAATGCTTCCGTAGTTCATTTAAGTCTCCTTCGTGTTTCTGGTCTCTATTGGTATATTCACCTGTTTCGGGGCTACCATTCGGTTGAATTTTAGGTTTTAAAGTATTTTGCGCAAAAAAAAGCGCGACCCGCCGGAAACGAGTCGCGCGTGTGTTAAATATATGAGATAAGGTTATTTGTTTTTCTTCTTCTTCATCTCCATGATCCTGCTTGAAATCTCGGATCGGATTCCCTGACGCTCCTTGGCCGAATCCAGAGCCCGTTCGTCACGCATGGACTGTACGACCAAATACAGCGCCCGGACACCATTGAAGTCCGTTTTGGAGAACATATAGTCCTGCCCGTCCTGCCGATTCTCGGAAAACAGGAAGATCGAGCTTTCATCCTCTCCGAAAATCTTGAAGAGCGTCGTACCATCGGCAAGGACGGCGACAACGCGATCTCCGTTCACAAGCTTCACGTTCGGTCGGACAAGCAGGAGAGTTCCTTCCGGATACCAGGGAGCCATCGAATCTCCCGACACCTTGATCACGAAGTCTCCGGGACAGCCTTTGCTGAATGAAACGTAATCCTCCGCATACTCCGTAGCGAAATCAATGGCCGACATATAAGCCCTGTTGACCGTTGCAGCCGTCGCGTCGCTAATAATGGGATATGTCGGAATCCTGGAGTTCTGCGGTTCAATTTCACTTGCCGGGTCGACACTACCGTATCTGAGGAAGTTCTGGACTTTCTCAATCGACCGAGAGGAAGTCAGGCCGTATTTTCTCCAGTTGATGATGGTGTTCTTGTTTATGGCGAGAAGCCGACACAGCTTTGCATCTGTGTAGCCCTTCTCGTTCTGCCAGTCGAAAAGCGCTTTCAGAAGTTCCGGATGCTGTTCCATGGGAGTCTCCTTTCGTTGATAATGAATTAATAATATACTATATATCGTTTTAGGATGAAAGTCAAATAGGTTTTAAGATATTTTCTGCGATTTTTTGTCCTAATTAGGCTTGATTTTGGGATTCCCTTGTGATATATTATATCCAGTGCAGCAAGATGATCTACTGCGCTCCTCGCCGGTTGGAACACCTCCCGGCCGCGAGCCAATGAAGAGATAAAGGTATAACCTCAGCAAGTGCTGAGGAAAGGAACGAAGCATTATGTGCGTGTATAATGCTGCGACGGTTATTCGTCTGACCTCAAAACCCATCCTGTCGGCATTTTTCGAACGTGAAGGATGCATGAATGGCATCGACCTCAACAGAACCACTCTCTATGAGATTCAGGAGATGTTCGGAGCCTTGCCGGATTCTGTTCGGCACAGAATCGATCCCATCTTGAAGGGTGTGTACGACATAGCACACAGCACGGCTACGATGACCAGCATAATCGATGAACTCAAAGAATATCACGGGCTGGACGAGCGGGACATCCGCAGTGAGTTTTTCCTGCTGAAAAACAAATATGACCAGGGTTTCTTTGTCCAGATGAATTGCCCTGATGTTTGGAAACGTCACGCCGAGTTTGCGCCTGTTGACTCTTTGCCTCCACGGTACTGGACGAGGTTCAACGGCCTTCCGCGCAGAACCCCGTTGAAGGACAACGCGGCTCTCCTGAATCTGGGACAGCTTGTTTCCGATTATTACATGTCGAAACAGATTCGAGGTAAACACTACTTGGTCGACTATGCCGCAAGGACTGAGAGCGATCACTATTTTTATCTCAATTTGAGCGACTACTCCAACAAATACGGTGTATGGACGGGTGGTAGCGACACCCTGACCACGCGCGTTGAATCGCGTCCGTTCAACATGGTTCTTGAGTATAATGAGACCTATGGCACTCTCAATGTATTTGCTCGTGGCGGAAAAGAAATCTCCCAAATGCTGAACGAATCTTTTTCCAAAGCAATCCTGAATCATGAAGTCACTTCGTCTCGGACAATCAAGGACGCTTTTCGGATTGATCACTTGATCCATCGCGAAAACATGCTGAAGCCTATGCCGGAGCTGGGCGTCGAAAAAGTCACAATTTATTCCGTTGAACTCACGTTGAACGACAACGGAAAGAGATTCGTCTCGACGCAGTCTATCGACAGAAACACTCGCGGCAATGATGACATGTACAACACGCTAGAAGGCTGTGCCCTCTACGGGCAAAACAAAACGCGTCCGCGGTTAATCAAGATTGCGCTTGAAATGAATGTGGACGGCATCCGCAGAGAAATGATCATTGAACTGACGCGCAATTCCTGTGCTCTTCGGAGCAACAGCGAAGAGCTCCGCCAGATCGGAGAAGAATATCTTAGAAGGAGTGGAATTGATGAACAGCCCGAGCTCATTTGATAAATTCCTGCATTTCGGCGGTGACGTGGAAAACTATGACCTGAACAGGCAAATGCTGGAAACAGATGGCATTGATCCTGACCTTTATGAACGAATCGGATTGTTGAAACGAGCTCCGATTCCATTCAGCATCGAATGCCTGACGTGCGATCAGTACGCCACAATCATACATGTGAACAAAAAGATATTCGCCATTTGCCCCTGCTGCGGCCGGTATGAGCCTCTTGAAGAAGAACTGATTTGGTGGAATCCGTGTTTTACGCCCATAGTCAAAAGTCTGTATGCTGGTTTTCAGTGTACAGAAGAAACGGAGCCTCTTATCCCCAATATACTCTGGAAACTTGGACGTTGTGCCCTTGCCGGTCAGTCGCGCGTCATCTATGTCGCGCGGGGCATTAATACGCAGAAAAACAGAGATATCGTGAAAAAACTCCCGGAAAACAAAACTTCGCTTCTCTTTGTTTTTGGCTCGCTTCCGGAGAAAGGAATGTGCGGGACGTTCAATGCGGATAAAGTGTTCTCCATCAATTCTCTCGTGACACTGGAGGAAACTGGATTCAACGTGAACACAGCCCCCGTCAAAGATGCTTTTGATCTTCTGAATCCGACAAAGGAAACGAAGAAAAGAGGGCCGGGGAGAAACGCAAAAATCGGCGCTCTTCAGGTCAAACTCAAAAAACGTCTCCTGAACTGGATTCACGGAATCTATTCAGAAATTGAACATCACGAAAGAATCGGTACTGACTACACTTTCCATGTAATCACCCAAAAAGAACTCGCCGAGCAATTCGAAGTCGATCCTTCCATGGTCTGCCGAGCAATTAAGGGGGATGGCGATTTGAAGTTGTTGCTTGAGGTTGCCCAGAATCGGGACGAGGCGTACAACAGGGGCAAACAAATGGAAAAGAACGGATACTGAAAGAGTTAGCATTCTCTTTCTTAGGCCGCGGTCTGGAGTCTGAGACTCTGGGCCGCGCCTTTTTTTTGCCCTGACAACCGTATCAAGCAATTGCAATTTGCCGGTGCCTCTACCCCCTTTTTGCAATTCTTCCGGGGATGTTTTTAACCGTTTCTTCTCCCTCGTTTTTGATGGTCGAATTGCAATTTGCCGTTTTCTCGTGCAATCGACTTCTGCAATTCTTCATCAATTCTAAGCTCAGTTTCCATTTTTTTTCGAGTTTCTGCCGGTTTTTGGTGCAATCCCCCAACAAGTTCGGAGCTTCCGCACGGTGCGGGAGCAAAAACAAAAACATGTTGGAGAAAACACCATGAGCAACACACCCGTCACATTCGAGGAAGTCTACGAAAACAAGTACATCCGGGAATCTGTCAGAGCCGTCGCGAAAACGGCTGTCAAAGCCTATCCCGCACTCGGAAACTATTACGATGAAATCACCCAGGATCTCTGGATCGCGATCAGTAAGGCGATTCCGAAGTATGATCCCGACAAGGTCTCCATCGGAACGTTCTTCCGCCATGTCATCGACCGCCGCAAATACAATGTCATCAAACGCTACATGTCCATAACAAACAATGACGTGGTCAGCCTGGATGATTTGTCCGGCAACGACCTGGTCGACGCCCACAACTCCATTCGCCTTCTCTGCCTGAAGATGGACCTGCAGATCGTCTTTGAAATGCTTTCCCCCGTGGAGAAAAGAATCTGCAAGCACCTCATGAACGGGGAGTCCATTACCCGGATTGCCAGACACATGAGGATTTCCCCCTCGTACCTCCTGGAAGCCTATATCTGTCCCATCCGCCAGAAGTTCAAGGAGAACATGCTTGACCGCTATCTGGACAAGTCTGACTCCTTCTATATGTGATTCTTTAGGATAGTATTAGGAATCGGATAGGAAAAACTCAAAATCACGGAATTGTGATTTAATTCCTAAAATTCTACCGAATGGTTGTCCCAAAACAGGTGAATATACCAATAGAGACCAGAAACTCGGAGGAACAAAACATGACAAACTTCATCACCCACGAACCCGCGGAAAGCTACCACTTCCGCAGCCGCAGCGGCGAATACATGTCGAGCCATTTGCTGGCCGACTTCCGCGAGAGCCCCGCGCTCTACTATAAGGAAATTTCCGGGCAGATCGACCCGAAAGAATCCGCCGCTTTCACCCTCGGACGCGCCGCACACAGCCTGATCCTCGAAGGACGCCACGCCTTTGACCGCGACTACATCGTCTGCAACGGCCCCGTCAACCCCCGCACTGGCGAACCCTTCGGCAAGACCACCAAGGCCTACGCCGACTGGCTGGAGGAGCAGGACCGCGAGGTCATTTCCGAGAAGGACTTCGCTTTCATCATGAAGCTACAGGCGGCTGTCTGCGTCCACCCCGAAGCCGTGAAGCTCCTTGCGAACGGCGAGGCCGAAGGCGTTGTCCGGGCATCCTGCAACGGCGTCCCGTGCCAGGTTCGGCTGGACTGGTTCAATCCGGACTACGGCATCGTCGACCTCAAAACCTGCGACGCCCTTCGTTGGTTCGAGTCCGACTGCCGCCGCTACGGCTACATCCACCAGATGGCTTTCTACCGCATGGTTCTCCGAGCCGTTTCCGGCACGAACTACCCAGTCTACATGATCGCCGTCGAGAAGAACGAGCCGTTCTCCGCTGGCGTCTGGAAGCTGACCGACGAGGTTCTCGACCTCGCCGAGAAGACGAACAAGGCCGCGTTGAACCGCTACCGCGAATGCGACAACTCCGGCATCTGGCCGACCGGCTTTGAAGACATCCGCATCATCGACACCCTTTAATTCCCTTCAATAACCAACAAAGCAAAGGAGAAATCCACCATGAACAAAAACGAAGCCGAAATCACCGTCGAACAGCTCACCATCACGCCCGAAATCGCCCGCGAGATGCTGACGCACAACACCATGAACCGCAACGTCAACTGGTCGAATGTCAAGAAGTACGCCTTCGACATGAAGAGCGGAGCGTGGGGACTGAACGGAGCCACCATCGTCTTTGCAAAGGACGGAACCCTGCTTGACGGACAGAACCGTCTCCTGGCGGTCATTGACGCGAACATCGCCGTCGACTTCCTCGTCGTGCGCAACGTGGACAAGGACTGCATCGACACGCTCGACACCGGCATGGCCCGCACTTCCAGACACGTCATGCAGATCGCCCGTTCCGAACACTCCAACACTGCGGCCAGGCTGACGAAACTCCTCTGGCTCCACGACTTCATCGACTGCAATCTCACCCCGGAAACCTGCCGGTCGAATGTCAGCAACAGCTGCCTGCTCAACTTCTATGATCAGAACACGGAGTTGATTGAAAAAGCCTCGGAAATCGCTGACCGTGGCGGACATCACTTTGTGAAGTCCCACATGGCGCTTGCCTACTGCATCATCAGGAGAAACACCGCCTACCGCTACAAACTCGACGATTTCTTCGACGCCATCAAAACCGGAGCATGCCTCTCTGAAAAGCACCCGATCATGACGCTCCGTGCCAGACTGTTCGACAACAAATTCAAGGTCAGAAAGCTGTCCGTTCAGGAAACCCTCGCCACCTATATCCGCGTCTGGAACGCCTACGTCCGCGACAAAGAACTGACGACCATCCGCTGGAACGCCAGCGAACCGATTCCGGAGGTGCTCTGATGGACGACACGGTCGAAAAAGAGCTCGATGAGCACGTCTATATCACCAAGGAAAGACCCATCATGTTCGAGACGCTGGAGATCAAAACGGCGTCCCCGTTCAAGGATCTCTTCCAGGTGAAGCCCGGCGACCTGGAACACATCGAGGCCAGCATGAAGGCCAAAGGCTTTGAATTCGGACACCCGCTCATTCTCTGGGCGGGACACAACGCGACCGTTGTGGACGGGCATACCCGTCTGGCTGCGGCAAAAAAGCTGATGTTCGCTAAAATCCCCGTCATCCTCAAGAATTTCAAGGATGAAGCCGAAGCCCTGGAGTTTGCAATTGAATCTCAGGTCAACCGCAGGAATCTGACCGATGCCGAGCTCATCAAGTGCATGACCGAACTCGACAAAAGAAAGACCGTCGGCCGCCCGAAAAAAATACCCTCGGACGAGGGTATTTCCGGGGGCTCCGCCAAGAACACCGCAAAACTCCTCGGCATCTCGCGGGCGAAGGTCGAGCGTATCCGTGCGATCAACGACCACGCATCCGATGAGGTCAAGGAAGCCGTCAAGTCCGGCAAGCTCTCCGTGAACAGAGCCTATGACGAAACGATGGAGGCACGCAAGGAAAGCAAATACAAGGACGAGGCCGAGCTCTATATCGCCTGCCAGACCGCGTTGGAGGACGGTTTCTGCGGAATGATCCAGGCCCGCGTCGACCGTGAACTGGCGAAGCATCCCAATATCCGGTATTTCGCCAAAGACATCGCCCACATCCGCCAGACCGTCATCGAGAAACTCGATGCCGAACTTGCCAAGCTCGCCTTGGACGCAGAAGAAAAGTAATCCGAAAAACCAAAATAAGGAATCAGACATCCATGAAAACCAATACTCTTTACACCCCCGAAAATGGGTATAGCATCGTGACCGGAAAACAGGTGATTGTGAACACCAATTCTCTCCGCACTGCCGAACCGTTCAAAAGCCTCTTCCCGATCCGTGAAGCCGACCTCGACAAAATTGCCGACGACATGAAGAAGCACGGCTTCGATCACGCTCACCCGATCATCGTCTGGGCCGGACACAAGTTCACCGTGGTAGATGGACACACCCGGCTCGCCGCAGCCCGCCGCCTCGGCATCGATGCCATTCCCGTTGTCGTCCGTGAATTCGGAAACGAAAATGACGCCCTCGAATACGCCATCGATTCCCAGCGTAACCGCCGCAACCTCTCCGACGCCGAAATGATGCGCTGCCTCTCCGCTCTCGACAAGCGCAGGAAGACCGGTCGCCCGAAGGTTTCCGATGTCGTCCACGGAAAGAGCGCCGATGCCACAGCCTATCTCCTCGGAACCTCCCGTTGCAAGGTCGAGAAACTCCGCACCATCAATGACTACGCGCCCCAGACCATCAAGCTGGCCGTCCTGTCCGGCAGCATCTCGGCGAACAGAGCGTACATCATCACGATGGAAACCCGCCGTATGGAAAACTGCAAGAACACTGCCGAATTCAAGTCCGAACGGCTCGCCGTCCTGGAGAAGAGCATCAGCAAGGGAATCCGGGAGCGCACCGAACTCGAACTGCTGAAGCACCCCGGCGTCCGGTACTCGACCACCGAAATCCATGCCATGAAGGGCAGAATCATCTCCAAACTCGACGAAGCCCTCGGCAAACTGAAGAAAGGAAAGAAGTAAATATGGGAATGCTTGATAACATTCAGACCGGACGCGAGAACAAGCCGCCTCGCATCATGGTATACGGCCAGGAAGGCGTGGGGAAGAGCACCTTCGGGGCATCCGCTCCCGACCCCGTCTTCATCCAGACCGAGGACGGCCTCGGCGAGATCGACACCTGCAAGTTCCCGCTCGCTCAGAGCGTCGGCGACGTCATCGCCGAGCTGACCGCCCTTCGCGACGAGGAACACAACTTCCGAACCGTCGTCATCGATTCGCTCGACTGGCTTGAACGCCTCATCTTCGACGAAGTGTGCAAGGAATTCGGAGTCCGCAGCATCGAAAAGGCGGACGGCGGGTACGGCAAGGGGTATGTGGATGCGCTCGTCCATTGGCGCAAAGTCCTTGCGCTCCTCGACGACCTCAGGAACAAACGCGGCATGATGGTCATCCTGCTCGCTCACGCCAAGGTCGAACGCTTCGAGGACCCGGAGAACATCGCCTACGACCGCTACGCTCCCCGTCTGCACAAACACGCCGCAAGCCTCATCTCCGAGTGGGTCGACGCCGTGCTGTTCGCCGCGAAGCGCCTCCGCGTCTCCAAGGACGGTGACAGCCGTGCCATCGCGGCCCCCATCGGGGCAGACGGCGGCGAACGCATCCTCCGCACGAACGGAAGCCCGGCTTGCCTCGCAAAGAACCGTTTCAGCCTGCCGAACGAGATTCCGCTTCGCTGGGACGCCTTCCTCCAGGCGTATGGAAATTCCGTTGCGCCCGCTGTCGATGCGGCCTCATAAAAGGAGATTCACCATGTCCGACCATATCGCTGTCGCGAAGCATAACCACTTCTGCGACTTCTGCGGCGGGCTGATCCCGAAGGGGACGAAGTGCAGGATCATTCATGACGATTTCATGCCGAAGCTCGTCTACTTCGAGCATCTGCACTGCCCGCCCTCGAAGCCCGTGTTCGTCAGCTCATCCACCCCGAATAAACCGATCAAACCCAAATTCACGCCCGCATTCTGCGCGTGCTAAGAAAGGATTATCATCATGGCCACCCTCAATTTCAATGCCAACGAAGTCGAACCCAGCAAAGCGTTCGATCCCATCCCCGCAGGGAAATACATCGCCGTCATTACCGACTCCGAGATGAAGGAAACCAGAGCCGGAACCGGCCGCTACCTCCAGCTCGAATTCGAGATCACGGACGGCGAGTATGCCGGACGCAAGCTTTGGTCGCGTCTGAACATCGAGAACCAGAACGCCGAGGCCGTCCGCCTGGCCCGTGCCGACCTGTCCGCTATCTGCCGTGCGGTCAACGTCCTCACGCCGAGCGACTCCATCGACCTCCACAACCTCCCGCTCGTCATCAAAGTCCACTGCCGGAAGGACAAGAACACCGGCGAGATCACCAACGACATCCGCGGATACGAGTCCAAGGCGAACTACAAGCCGGAGCCGAAACAGGCTCCCGCAACGCCGACGACCGCCCCCCGCATTCCGAGTAAGCCGCCGTGGATGTGATGCCGGTCGAGCTCGAACTGCCGTGGCCACCCTCACTCAACCATTACTACAGGCATGTGGGGCCGAGAGTCCTCATCAGCCGTGATGGCCGGAAGTACCGGGAAAACGTGACGGCGATAGCCCGGCGAACGGGGCATGCGACATTCAAATGCCCCGTTCAAGTAGAGCTCGACCTCTACCCGCCCGACAACCGCAGGCGAGACATCGATAACTCCCAGAAGAGTTTACTGGACGCGCTCACCTGCGCGGGCGTGTACGAGGACGACTCCCTTATCCACAAAATCACCGTCACCAAACGCGAACCGATGCCCCCGAACGGAATGGCATTCATAAGGATTACAGAATATGAAAAAGATCGACCGAAGCAAGCAGATTGAAGCCGTGCAGAACTTCTGCAAGAACCTGCCTGATGGCAAGGAATTCACCATCTGCGTCATGATCATGAAGGGGGTCCCGGAAAACAAGGTCCGCAAACGCATGCACATGAATAAGAAAGCCTGGGAAGAAATGAAGAAAACCATCGGCGACGGCTTGAAGAAGTCGGGCGTACAGCTGAGGGACTGACAATGGAATTGCGGCCCTACCAGCGGGAGGCGGTTGAGGCCGTGTACAACCACCTCCGCGAAAAGAAAAACAACCCATGCGTAGTTCTCCCCACGGGAACGGGCAAGTCTCTGGTGATCGGACAGATCGCAAAGGATGCTGTGACGCTGTGGAACGGTCGAGTGCTCATCCTTGCTCATGTGAAGGAACTCCTTGAACAGAACGCCGACAAAATCAGGAAACTATGTCCGGATGTCCCCATCGGAATCTTCTCCGCGGGGCTGAACTCGAGGAACACCGAGGAGCCGGTCATCGTGGCCGGGATTCAGAGTGTGTACAACAAAGCGGATTTGCTTGGCAGCTTCGATCTGATTATCGTTGACGAAGCACACCTCATCGCTCCGGACGGAGACGGAATGTACCGGACGTTCCTGCAGGACATGAAGGAAATCAATCCCCGTGTCCGGCTCATCGGGCTGACGGCCACACCGTTCCGACTGAAAGGCGGCCTGATCTGCAAGCCGGACAACCTGCTGAATGAAATCTGCTACGAGGCCAACCTCAAAGAGATGATACAGCAGGGATACCTGTCACCCCTGGTGTCCCGTGCCGGTCGCGCCGAAGCCGACCTCAGCAACCTCCACATTCGTGGCGGCGAGTTCATCGGGGACGAGATCGAAGCTGCGATGGACACGGAACAGCTCGTTCTGTCCGCTTGCCGGGAGATCGTCGACCTGACACGGGACCGCAAGTCCGTCCTGATTTTTACCTCGTCAGTGAAACACTGTCAGCACGTCGCCGAGGCAATCCGAGGTTACAGCGGGCAGGAATGCGCCATCGTGACTGGCGACACTCCGGCTGGCGAACGTGCCGAGATTCTCGACCGCTTCAAGGGCAAGGCTGTTCCGGCCGATCTGTTCGGGACGCCGAAGCCGCCGCTGAAGTTCCTGTGCAATGTGAACGTCTTGACCACGGGATTCGACGCAGTGAACACGGACTGCATCGTCCTGCTTCGCCCGACGAACTCGGCGGGTCTGCTGATCCAGATGGTCGGACGCGGAACACGGCTCTCGCCCGAAACCGGGAAGACCAATTGTCTTGTTCTGGACTACGGCGGGAACATCATGCGCCACGGTCCCGTGGACATGATCCGCGTGAAAGACAAGACTCCCGGCAACGGCGAGGCTCCGGCAAAGAAATGCCCGCAGTGCTACGCCCTCATCCATGCGGCATACGCGAAGTGCCCTGAATGCGGATACGAGTTTCCACCAAGTGGGCACTCGGACCTCACCGCCCATGCCGCCCACGACGGCATCATCTCCGGCGAGGTGTTCTTCGATGAATACGAGGTGCGGCGTACCTTCTACGCAGTCCACAGGAAACGATATGCGCCGGACGATACGCCGAGCACGATGCGCGTCGACTACGAGGTCGCGTTTCAGACGTACAAGTCGGAATGGGTCTGCCCGGAACACTCCGGCTACGCACGAACCAAGTTCGTCAAGTGGTGGAAGGAGCGGGCGCCGGAATGGTGTCCTGTGCCGCACAGTGCCGCTGAGGCTGTCCGACTGGCAAGCTCCGGCATCCTCGCTGAGCCGAAGAGAATCACCGTCCGCTCGACTGCGGGCGAGAAGTTCGAAACCATAACCAGGTACGAGCTTGGCGAACGTCCCGAACGCGAGCCGGGCGATGACACGGCGGAGGTCGTGATGTCCGGCGACGACCCGCACATTGAGGACTTTGACCCGGACGACATACCATTTTGAACAGAAAGGAACACCCACATGGGCTGGGGAACTTACTACAAATACGATGGGTATCTCTCCCGCATCGGGAAGAACGAAATCGAAAGCAAACGCGAAGAGTGCGAGAGCATCAACGACATGATGTGGCGGGAAATCCTTGCTTACATGGCGATGACGCCGCCCGCCTACGCGAAGGACGACGAGGGGCACGAATACCCGTGGCCGGAGTTCATCGCGATGAAACTTCGCGAATTCCGCGAGGAAATCGAAGATAACGCACGGCTTGTCGCCCGCCTGGACGACTGCGAAGAGGCCATGCACGACAACCCTGACAACGTAACCGAAGGATGACATCATCATGGGAAAAGAAAAAGACTACCGCGAAAACATCGACCGTTCGGTGAAGCGTCTGGCGAAGGCGCTGAACATCATCGAAGCCCTGCACAGCGACCTCGAATTTGTGTTCGAGCACACCGACTGGAACAGCGAAGTCAACTGGCAGATCGAGGAGGCCGCATCGAAGCTCGGATTCGCGCTCGCCACGCTCAACAACTGGTACGACGACCCGGAAGAATAACAAACCAAGAAAGGAACTTCCAATGCCCAACAAACCCGAAACCGTGTTCTACGGTGAAATCCCTGTCCGCACGTTCGCGGTCAATGGCAGAATCAAGTACGCCGCCCGCGATCTCTGCGGCATCCTTGGCTATCACGCACCGCACGACATGCTGAACCCGTTCGTCAAGTCGAAGCCGGAATACATCGACGCCATCACTCGTGGCGGTACGCAGAAGCTCCGCGTGGCCGAACGCGGCGACATCGAGAAAGTGCTGGACCGCTGCCGCCACCGCAATGCCCCGAAGCTTCGCGCCTGGCTCCGCAGAGGCACGGCGCAGACTGCTCCGAAGCCTGCCGAAAAGCCGAAGAAGGACGATAACGTCCTGCTTGTGTTCGTCTTCGACTGATGGGAGGAGGCATGACAAACCGCGAAGAAATCGTTCGCGCGCTGCGTCTGCTGTTCTCCAAGGGGGATGTGTTCGAGGTCAGAATATTGAAGGCTGTGTCGGCGAATTACATGCGACCGCACACGGAATCCGGCTACTTCGACTTCGAGCACATCCCCCAGGCCGCCGATGCCATCGCAAAGATTCGAGCCTTCGCAGGTGCGTATGTCACGCTCAATCCCGTTGACCCCGACCTTCTGGCACGGGCGTTCAACAGGCTCGGTCCAGCCGAGCAGAATGCTACCACGGCGGACGATGACATCGTGCGCCGCCGATGGCTGCCCATCGACTGCGACGCAGTACGGAAAAGCAACATCTCCAGCACGGACGAGGAACACAAAGCCGCGCTCGAACTCGCAGACCAGATTCGCAACGGGCTTGCCTCAGTCGGATGGCCGGAGCCCATTGTGCTGGACTCCGGCAATGGAGCACAGCTCCTTTACCGTATCGACCTTCCGGCGAAGGACGACGGCCTTGTCCAGAACGTCATCGCGAGCATCGCGGCCGCATCGACCGACAAGGTCCATGTCGACCTTACAGTGTTCAATCCGGCACGGATCTGGCGTCTGCCCGGCACGATGAACTGCAAGGGCGACAGCATCCCGAACCGCCCGCACCGCATGGCGAACATAGTTTCGGTGCCGGATGAGGTGCGCGAGGTCAGCCGTGAACTTCTGGTCGCCGCTGCAGGCATCGAGGCCGCAGAGCCGCAGACGCACGTTGCGGCTCCGTCCAGCTCCGGCTTCGTCCTCGACGACTGGATTCTCCGGCATGGACTCAACGTCAACAGCCCCGTTCCGTACAACGGCGGGCGAAAGTGGGTGTTCAAGGTCTGCCCGTTCAATCCGCAGCACACCAACGGGTCAGCCGTCCTCATTGAGGAACCATCTGGTGCCATCGGATTTCGATGCCACCACAACTCGTGTTCCGGCAACGACTGGCGCAAGCTCCGGGAGATGTACGAGCCAGGCTGTTACGACAAGCCGAAGGCGGTACAGCCGCAGCCGGTGACCGTGGACATCAGCGGCTTGATGAAGCCGAAGCCCGTCGATATCGGCGACTTCGAAAAGAAGGAGAATAGCCTTGAATTCACTGGCGACCCAGGCAGGATCAGCGAAAAGCTCCTGCACGTTCCCGGACTCATCGACGAGATCACGGACTTCTCCATGAGCTGTGCCCCAAAGCCGAACAGGCTCCTGTCGTTCTGCGGCGCTCTGTCCTGTCTGTCGCTCCTGGTCGGACGAAACGTCGCCGACACACGGAACAACCGCGCGAACATTTATCTCATCGCGCTCGCGGGATCGGGCGTCGGCAAAGACCACCCGCGACGGATCACCAAGACCATCGCCTGTGCCGCGAAGCCCGCCATGAACCAGTGCATCGCGAACTCGTTCGCATCCGGCGAAGCCCTGGAGGACGCCCTCTTCATCAGCCCGTCAATGCTGTTCCAGGTCGACGAGATCGACACGCTTATCAACAGCATGAAGTCCGGCGACCCGCGAGCCGAGGCGATGATCGGAAAGATGCTCGAAATCTTCACCTCGTCTTCAAGCTCCTACACCATCCGAAGCAAGGCTATGGGCCGAGCTGAACTCATCAAACGCAAAAAAGAACAGAAAGAGAAAGGATTTGATTCCATGGCCGTTGACATCCAAAACCCGTACCTCGTCATCTTCGGAACGGCCATCCCGGAGATGTTTTTCCAGTCGCTCAACAAGCGCCTGCTCGCCAACGGCCTTATCGCACGATGCCTCATCTTCGAAGCCGGAGAACGCGGCAAAAAGAACCACGCCCAAATTATCAACGTCCCGCCTCCCATCATCCGACAGGTAAAAACCATCCTCAATTACGGTCAGAGCAGAGGAAACCTCTGCATGGAATTCCCGACGCCGATGATCATTCAGGCGACCGAGGACGCGGCCAAGCTGCTCGATAAGCTGGACGACAAGTACGACGAGATCTACAGCAAGTACGACAAGCTCAAAGCCATCATTCCGACCGCGTTCTGGGCTCGCGCATTCGAAAAGGTGTGCAAGCTATCCATCCTGTATGCCGTCAGCGAGAACGTCAACGATCCCGTCATCTCCGTGGATGCCGTCAAGTGGGCCAGCCAGTTCGTGGAATATCAGATCAACAAAACGCTCTTCCTCACCAACTCCTACACGTTCGAGAACCCGTTCGATGAGAAGTGCCAGAAGGCTTTGCGGTACATCCGCGAAGCCGGAGGAACATACACCCACAGTGCTTTGCTGAAACGCATGCACGAATCCAAGGATATGTTCCGGCAGATCATCGCCACCCTCCAAGAAAACGGCAGCATTGTCGCGGGTGAGTACGGAACAGAGGCCGGAAGAAAGATCGTGTATTACCGTCTGACCGCCGATTCCCCGAAATCGATTCCCAAATCGTAAATTCCCAAGATGATGGTCAGAAAAATAATCGGAACCTTGGGAATTGAGGGCTGTTTTGGGAATTTGGTGGGAATCGAGAGTTTTTTTGAAACATACTAACAATCAATAAGAAATAATAAATTCCCATCTCTCAATTCCCCAATTCCCACGATTCCCAAGGGGTCTTACATGCATGTGTTTTTCAGCCATTTATATGCCAGGACGCTGTCTGGTATGGGAATTGGGGAATCGAACATCCAACCAACTCATAATCAACAGACTCTCGATTCCCAGAGCTCAAACTCAAAAAATTACCGGCGATCCCGCGAGAGACCGCCGGCTGCCCTGCGCACCTCACGCAGAGCCCCGAAAAGGTACCATACGATACCACGCACTCGCGAGAAAGTCAAGCACGATTCCATAAGAAATAACGGAAACGCGAGAAACGGCCCAAATTCGCGCGACGTTCTCGCGCGGGTATGAGGTCGCGCGAGGCCGTAAAGCCCCTCAAATCGCCCCAAAACCCCGAAATTCGGCCTTCTTCGAAAATACCACGGGGTCGAAAAAACCGACCTCGAAAAGGTCGCATTAGGTACTCCTTGAGTATCAATGGCTTATGGCGCGCGGAAGGACTCCCCCTAATAGGCAGAGTTTCCGCGGTTGTCCGAGTTTTATATTTCCCTGCCTTTTAAGGGGTTGCAAAGGGCGATTTGACGGGGCTTGCGGGCGTTTGCCGGTTTGGGATCATACTGGCAAAACGCGACAAATCGCGTTTGTCGCGCGTTATGCAAAACCCGTTGTTTTGCGTCGGGTTCAGGGCTTTACGGTGATGACTTTGTCTGTCGCCACGGCAGGAGCGGGAACGGCAACAGTCTTTGTGGCCTTCGGAGCTCTGGGCTTTCTGGCCTTCTTTGCGGGCTTGTCGGCCTTTGCGGGCTTGGCAGCCTTGGTAGGCTTCTTGGCGACTTCGGCGGGAGCTTTCTCCGCCAGGAGCGCGGCAACTTTCCTCTTGCCGAGTTTCGTCAGTGCGCTGATAGCCGCGACTTGCGTGGCACGAGGACGATTCTTGCCGAGTTCCCAATGGCTGACCGTAAAGGTGGCAACGCCGAGAAGGGCGGCAAAACCCTTCTGGGAGATGCCGTATTTCTTGCGGAACTTGATAATGGTCTTCGGAGAGAATCTGGCCTTGCCGGATTTCACTGCGACAGCCGGTTCTTCCGGTTTATCAGCTTTCTGTGCAACGGGAACAGCCTGTTTCTTTTCAAGGGCGTCAATGCGTTTCGTCAGCTCACGAATGGTCTTCTGCTGTGCGGCAAGGGTTTCGCTAGCGGCTTTTACTTCCTTGCGGGCAAGACGGCGGACTTCTTCTTGGAATGTCAGTTTGAAATCAGGCATGGTGTTTCTCCGTTGTAATTTGCTGATAATATTGAAATTGAGCAATCACCTATAATATACCACGCTGCGACGGAAAAAGCAAGTTCCAAAATCCACAAAACCGCTTTTGCAATCATCCTGTACAAATCTTCCCGTTCGGGATGATTATTGCGAACTTGAAACGCAAACAAACGAAATCTTCCCATTCGGGATGATTCCATAACCTTTTTAACTTGAAAGGACTATCAATGCAAATCCAAAACGTGCCGATTACGTCGGTGAAGCCCTATGAGAAAAACCCGCGGTTCAATGACGACGCCGTGGATGCCGTCGCAAAATCGATCAAAGAGTTTGGCTGGCAGCAGCCGATTGTAACGGACAAGGACATGACCGTTATCTGCGGTCACACCCGCCTAAAGGCCGCCGAGCGTCTCGGTCTCACGGAAGTCCCGGTCATCGTCGCGGACAACTTGACGCCGGAACAGGTGAAGGCCTACCGCATCGCCGACAACAAGACCGGCGAGATCGCGGAATGGAACTACGACCTCCTCCCCTTTGAAATCAAAGACCTGCAGGACGCGAACTTCGACCTGTCGCTCCTCGGCTTTGATTCGGACGAGCTCGACAAGCTCCTCAACGGTGATACCGACAAGCAGGTGGCGACCGGGGAAACGGAGCCGGACGCTGTGCCGGAAGCCCCGGAGGTGGCGGTCAGTGTTCGCGGCGAGGTTTACCAGCTCGGCGAACACCGGCTGATGTGCGGCGACAGCACGGATGCCGCCGACACTGCCAAGCTGATGGGCGAGGACAAGGCGATTCTGTATCTCGTTGACCCGCCGTACAATGTAGCTCTGCAGGGGAGCAACGGGCTGACGATCCAGAACGACGACATGCCGGACGCCGACTTCCGCAAATTCCTCGACAATGCATTCAAGTGCGCGTCGGGCGTGATGGAACCGGGAGCCGTGTTCTACATCTTCCACTCGGACAGCGAGTCCGCGAACTTCCGCCTCGCGGCGAAGGAAAACGACCTGGAGGTTCATGAGACGCTGTACTGGATCAAGAACAGCTTCGTGCTCGGAAGGTTTGATTACCACTACTCCTCGGAATCAGCGCTTTATGGATGGAAGCCCGGAGCCGCCCATGCGTGGTATTCCGACAGGTGCCAGACGAACCTTCTGCACTATGACAAGCCAAAGTGCAACGACAAGCACCCCTCGATGAAGCCCGTCGAGATGCTCGTCTACCTCGTTCAGAACTCGTCCCGTCATGGCGAAATCGTGCTCGACAACTTCGGCGGCTCCGGCTCGACGCTGATTGCATGCGAGCAGACCGGGCGCGTGTGCCGGATGATGGAACTGGACGAACACTATTGCGACGTCATCCGTCGGCGCTGGGCGGAGTTCAAGTATGGCGAGGGCTGCGACTGGAAACGGCTGACGCCTGCCGTGACGGAAACTCCCGTTGAAACCGTTTAACAAATTTGAGGTAAAAATGTACAGAACATCAGAGTATGTGTCCCTAGGCCACCCGGATAAAGCTGCGGACTATCTGTCCTGCTTCATCCTCGACCGCTTCCTCGAAAAAGACCCGATGACGCGATACGCACTGGAGGTCATGATCAAGGACAACCACGTCACGCTTGGCGGGGAGATCACCAGTAAGGCGCAGTATTCCCCGGCGGACATCGCGGCGTTCGTTCGGATTGCCGTGAACCAGATCGGCTACACCAAGGCGTACCAGCGGTTCTGGGGCAAGGAGAACACGATTTGCGGCGACGACATCGAGGTCACGCAGCACATCGGACGGCAGTCGCCCGACATCGCACAGGGCGTGAACAAGTCCGGCTGGGGTGACCAAGGAATCTTCTGGGGCATGGCCACGAACACTCCGGAGACAGATTACATGCCGAAGGACTGGTGGCTTGCCCGGAAGATTGGGAAGCACCTGTACGACACCCGATATGCGGGTATCGACATCAAGACGCAGGTCACGATGAAGGACGACCGGATTGAGGAAATCGTCGTCGCCATTCCAATGAATCATCGCCACTTCGATTCCGACATCGGGAACGCGGTCGCGTTCTGCTGCGACGGCAGCCGCGAATACAAGCTCCACATCAACGGCACGGGCAAGTTCGTGAAGCACGGCCCCGTTGGGGACTGCGGCGTGACCGGACGTAAGCTTGCCGTGGACTTCTATGGCGGGAACTGCAAGATCGGCGGCGGCTCGCCCTGGACGAAGGATGGCACGAAAGCCGACCTGTCGCTGAATTTGCTCGCTCGAGCTCGTGCTCTGTCCTACATCAAGGAGCACCCGGAGTGCCCGGAGGTGTTCTGCGCGATTTCCTGTCGCATCGGTTCGCCGGAGATTCTCGTCGTGTTCACCGACCGACAGGGCAACGAGCTTCTGGCGTACCGCGAGAGCGTCAGCCCCGATGAACTCATTCGGCACTTCCGCCTGCGGGAGCCGAGGTCCGCGCAGATGTGCAGAAACGGACTCTTCACATGATGGCGGCGTTCACCTGGATCATCACGTTCATCAGCCTCGCAGGAACGGTCTTGAACGTCAGGAAGAACATCCTGTGCTTCTACCTGTGGGCGGTCGGAAACATCGCCTGGCTCGGCTTCGACGTGGCATCAGGTCTGTTCAGTCGCGCTGTGCTGGACACCGTCCACCTGGCGTTCGCCATCTGGGGCATCTTTGCGTGGAGGAAGGACGAGACCCGCCCATCCAAGTGATGGGCGGGGGACATCACATCCAACCTTTTCCGGCAACCCATTTCGTGAGTTGTTTTTTCCCGGAGGAAACGAACGGAAGAAGAAAGATGCTGATTTTATCAATGGCCTCTCGCAGACTTTCAGGCTTTTGTTTCGGGGATACTTTCTTTAAGAATGCCCGCCATTGGGACTGCTTGATCGGGTCTTCATAAAACTCTTTCGTAAGTCCGATGGGGAGTTCAGCCGGAAGGATGCTGTCACGACGTTGGAACGTTTTTGATATTGCCTGTTCAAGTAACTGGAAATCGAAATCAAATCGTTCCGACAGAAGCCAGATATCGAAGAAATCTTTCAAACGGCTGTTCAACATGCCAAGTGCCGTGATAGCCTCGAATTTCTCGGCAATTACAGTGTAGCGGGAATAGACAAGAATATTCGGGGGCTGGAATCTGTCCAAAAGCCTCGGATACTCCTGGAGTTCCGCCTCCGGATAAATGGAATCGCCAGAGCCGATATCAAACTGCATGGGGACTCTTGCGTTCTGTATTCTGGCGTTGAACGCAATTCTTGTGCCGTGATATTTTGCATCCTTTTTGATTTCGCTGGATGAGATGGACGAGGAATCAAAAACGATTCCATCGTCCGGGACAACCGTTTCGCAGATTTCGCGGAAGCATTGAACGAGATATTCGGGATCGGAATTCCCGTGACAAAGCAAATCGGTATCGCGGGTTACGCGAAGCATCGGACCGAACCATACGGAAAAGACGCTGGCTCCCTTCAAGATGAAACGTTTTGCATACGAGCTTTGCCCTAAACGATAGAGAAAACGTTCGTAGGCATACCGCAGAAGAAGATAGTCAAAGCCGACATTCTGTTCCTGGGCCAGTTGTTTCAGGCGGACATTAACAGAATGTCCCATGTTCTTTATTGTGTTTGCGCTCATGAAAGTGCCTCCAGGTAGGGACGCATGACCCGCGAAACCCGACAACGATTTGCGGCCTCCCAAAGATTGTTTCGGTCGACCATGTTATTGTTGAATGCTTCCCGCAGAGCGGAAATGGCAACGTCCAGACCGATTTTGTTTCTGGCCTTGAAACAATCCACAAGCGTTTGCTCCAGGCTGTACACCCGGATTGGAATTCCATTTGACAGGCGGGTCTCCACCTCAGCTGAATAATGTGGTTCACTCCGGTAAACGAAACAGACTGGCGGGTGGGCAACGCGCGGAGGATGGTATCCTCGCTTAATGGCGACATAAAGCTCATGAGGATTTTCATCCGTCAGATTGTACAGCCGAAGGGCGGAAAGCAGACAGAACACTCCCTGCGGAACAGTCATGGCAAGCGTTTCGTAATCCGCCATATCAGAATATCCGGCATTTGCCGATGAATAGATGCCTCTTGAAACGCGCCTGGCTTCGCCGGTCTTAACAAGAGGGTATACAAGACTGATTGGAATTCCAGCCCTGTGTGCTGCCGCGGCATCGACAAAACCTCGTCTGAGCATCCTTCTGAGCCTGTTTGTCTTGTTCATCGTGATCCTCCAAAATTAGAAATCTGCGTCAAATATAACACTATTGACGCACTTTTTCAAATAAGAAACTCACTTTTCTTGATTTTTTTTAAAGACACTGGTGCAGACTCCAAACACACAGCGTCTGTCTGATTCGTTAGAAAGTAGGTCGACGATGCGACCTACTTTCAAGTCTGCGACTGTCAGTCTGCGATTACGAATTTGCCCTTGACGTTGCTCTTCACGATGCGGGGATGCTCCTTTGTGTTGATCTCGCGGAAGATGCTCCCGTAGAGGGTCTGTTCCGGCGTCTTGCAGTCGGTCGGTGTCCACAGATGGCGTTCGAGGATGGCTTCAAGGATTTCCTTGCAGTTCATCGGGTGTTCGGGTCCGGCGGCTTTGAGAACCTCGACGGCGGCGCTGAGGAGCGACATACGCTTGACCGGTTTGTCGGACTCGTGGGCAGGGTTGATGGCGTACTCGTCTTCTTCATCCTCACCGGAGGGCGTGAACTCGGCAGCTTCGTCTTCGGGGACAACTTCCACGGTGGCGGGGGTGCCGGATTCGGCATCTGCGGCCGGAACCTCCGGCTCTGCCGCTTCCTGCTCGGAGGTCTCCACGGCGGCTTCAGCCTGTTCGGCCTGCGGTTCCTGTGCTGAAGCTTCTGCGGATTCCTGCTCGGTCTGCACCGTGGTCTCGGCCTGCGGCTCCGTGTTTGCGGGTGCGGGCTGTTCTCCGTCGAGCTGGACCCGGCTCTGCGGCACGTTGAACTCCTTGTTTTTCGCGACGCTGCACACGCGGAATCCGTCGTTGAGGACTTCGAGGACTCTTGCGAGGATGAGGTTGCGACCGACCTTAACTCTGATAAGGCTTCCGACTTTAACTTCGCTGTTGCTCATTGATGACCTCCTGTTTGGTGTTGTTGGTGAGCTTATTCGAGCGGACGACATTACTTAAAGCGCATGTTTCCGCTTTGTCCAGTCGAATTTGAACTTAAACCCAGATTTAATCGAACTTAATCCCAGAAAGGAGAGGCTTTCATGGAAAACCATCGGAACCTGCTGGCTTTGACGCCGGAACAGGTGGTGGACGTTCTGGTCAAGTCCGGCTATCGCGGCATGACCTTGGAACTTCTGCATAGCGACTTTGACGCGGGTGCACCACGCAACGCCGACGGCACAGTCAATTTCATCAGTTATATGGCGTGGACACTGAAGGAGATAAATAACAATGCCAATGAACCCGACCAAACTCAAACCGATTGAAATCGTCCGCATCGTGAATACGACGCCGCTGATGGCGGTGCTGAATGATCGCCAGCTCAGGCGGCATCGCGACCGCGCAGGCTTTCGCATCAGCGATGACGGCGGGCAGACCGTGAACCTGTTCAAGTACGCCGCCTGGCTCCGTTCCGAGCTCATGGTGAGGCAGAGCATGACGCCGTTGACGTATGAGGAAAAGAAGAATGCCGCGCGAAACCGGAACCTTGCTCTCGCGATGGCCGGACGCGACATCGGGGAACTGCCGGATGTGGTGAACCCGGAGAGGAAGAAACGGTGCCGGACGAATTTCAGGATGTTCTGCGAGGAATACTTCCCGGAAACGTTTTCTCTGGAATGGTCGCCCGATCACCTAAAGGCGATTCATAAAATCGAGACGGCTGTTTTGAAGGGCGGCCTGTTCGCTTTGGCGATGCCGCGCGGCTCTGGGAAGTCCAGTTTGACTGAGGTCGCGGCAATCTGGGCGATGCTCTACGGCCATCGCGAATTCATTATGCTCATCGGCGCAACAGAATCGGCGGCCTTGGAACTGCTGGATTCCCTCATGACCGAGTTCGAGATCAACGAGCATCTATCTGCCGACTTCCCTGAGGTCTGCTATCCGATTCAGCAGCTCGACGGCATCGCGAACAGGTGCGCCGGTCAGCTGTACCACGGAGAACGCACCCGCATCACTTGGACGAGCAACGAGATCGTACTGCCGACCATCAAGGGCAGCGCGGCGAGCGGCATTGTGGTACGCGTGGCTGGTATCACCGGACGAATCCGCGGTATGAAGTATAAGCGGCCGGACGGCCGCAGTGTTCGACCGAGCCTCGTGGTGATCGATGACCCGCAAACGAGCGAGAGCGCCGGTTCCTTGGAACAGACCCGCAAACGCATCCGTGTGCTGGCGGGCGACATCCTCGGTCTTGCCGGTCCCGGTCAGAAGATTTCGGGCATCATGCCCTGCACGATCATCAGACCCGGCGACATGGCCGACATCATCCTCAACCGGCAGACGCACCCCGACTGGAACGGCGAGCGGACGAAAATGGTGTACGAATTCCCGAAGAACATGAAGCTTTGGGAAAAGTATGCCGAGATTCGTGCGGAGGCTCTGCGGGAAGACGGTAACTTTCGCAGGGCGACCGAGTTCTACGAAGCACACCGTGCGGAGATGGACGAAGGCGCGAAGGTGAGCTGGGAAGCCCGGTACAATCATGACGAGATCAGCGCTCTTCAGCATGCCATGAATTTGAAGTTCCAGGACGAAATCGCTTTTGCTGCCGAGTATCAGAACGACCCGCTCCCCGAAGACACGGGCGGCGAGGAGATTCTGAGCATAGACGCGATCTGTGCGAAGATCAACGGCCTCCCGCATAACAAGGTCCCGCTTGCCTGCGACCGGATCACGCTGTTCATCGACGTGCAGAAGGCATTACTGTTTTATGTGGTAACAGCGTGGGCGGAGAACTTCACCGGGAGTGTCATTGACTACGGCGCATGGCCCGACCAGCACAGGCGCGAATTCTCGCTTGCCGACGCCAATCCGACCATCCAGAGCGAGTTCCCTCGTGCCGGACTTGAAGGCGGCCTGTACGCCGCACTGACAGCCCTGACCGACGATCTGCTCGGACGCGAGTGGGAGCGAGAGGACGGAGCCGTGCTGAAAATCGAACGTGCGCTGATCGACGCCAATTGGGGCCAGAGTACGGACTTGGTCTATCAGTTCTGCCGCGAGTCCAGATTCGCCGGAATCGTGCTGCCGAGCCATGGGCGCTATGTCGGTGCGAGTTCGAAACCCATGACGGAATATCGCAAACAGCCGGGCGACCGCCTGGGCTTCAACTGGATGATGCCGAGCGTCGCAAAGAAGCGGGCTGTCCGGCACGTTATCTATGACTCGAACTTCTGGAAGAGCTTTGTCCACGCTCGCCTCGCGGTGGCCA